GGGGGTTGTGATATGGAGAAGGCTACTCCCCCATGGACACAAAAGGTGTATGGGGGCTAGGAAAATTTTGGGTGTCTAAGCAGGGGAATGTTCCACGTGGAACGTTTGCATGAATTTTTCCAAAGTTTCATGCAGGGGGATTGTCAAGCTATAGCTTTCCCCTAGGGGATGTTTAGTCAAGGAATAGCTTTACATAATGTGTCTTATAAGGGACATGTCAAGTTATAGGTTGTCCTTTTTATGGGACATTAAAAATAAATTTGGTTGGTATGAAAAAGATGTTTTATCTTTGGGGGGGATTTAGGGGGGGCCCCATTAATTCACTCTCTATTAATTAAAGCTTAGATATATGACAGTATTATTATTGGTCTCTTGGATTGTTGGTCTTTTAAGTGTTATTGTAGTGGCATGGGGATTTATACACTTCGAGGAATGGGAGATAGGAATAGAGTTTCTCCCTAAGAATTATAACAACTTTGAACTAGGCATCTCCAATAGAAACTATGAGTTGACAGATGGAGGATTGGAACAAGAGCTTAGAATAGGGCTATTGTTATTCACCTTTTTAATCATCTTTAGGAGATTTGATGCATAATATAGCATTAACTTTTATAATAACTAATTTAGTTATTTGTGGGTATATGAAATGTACCTATCTTTGTATTAACTAATTATGGAAGCAAAACCAATTGTACAACGACTAAAAACTTCATTGGAAGGAAACATTCCTATGGCTGAGAAGTATTATAGAATATTGTCAGCTGTGAATGATTTAAACCTTACAAGAAGGGAAATACAATTGATAGCCTTTGCTGCTATAAAGGGGAACATTTCTTATGCTAACATACGTAAGGAGTTTTGTGAGACATACGACAGTACGTCTCCAGCCATAAACAACATTATTTCCAAGCTGAAGAAGATGGGGATATTTGTAAAGGATGGTACAAAGGTGAAGGTAAATCCCATCATCTTGCTCAACTTCGAAAAGGATATTGTGTTACAAATTACATTAGCACATGGATAAGCCTATAAGTATGTCTGTCAAAGACTACCTAGTCAGAACCCTTGCTGTGAAGATGATGGTTTCTGAAAAGACAATTGAGACAGTGATAAACCACCAGTTTCAATCTGCCAACGAGGCGATGGACACAAATAACAGTATTGAAATCTCTGGGTTTGGGAAGTTTTATTTCAATGAGAAGAAAGCACAAAAACGTCTTGTAGACTTAACTAGGAAGAAAAACCTAATGCTTGAGTTCATAGCCAGTGCTGACACCTCTGAACAAAAGAAGCGTTCCTCTCAAGTGACACTAGAAAAAACAGAAGCTCTAATCAATTTGTTAAAAAGTAAAATTACATATGAAGATCAACTTCTCTCAGATATACGAGGGCTGGAAGAATAACCTATTCCCAGCTGATGATATGAAAAAGCAAATTAGAGAGATTAGCCAACAGCGTATGGCTATCTGTGATGCCTGTGAATGGTGTTCTGAAAACAGACCTAAGAAACCTAGGAGATTTGATAAGCATTGTACACATTGTGGCTGTGTTCTATCAGCAAAGACTAAGTGTCTATCTTGTGCTTGCCCTATAGAAAAGTGGGTGGCAGAGATGGAATCAAGAGAGGAAGAAGAACAATTAATACAAACAGTATATGGAAAACAAGGAAGTGAAGATTCAAAAGATTCCACTGGACGCTCTAATTGAGACGTTAGTTAGCCTTTATAATCAAGGAATAGACTATATTGATATATCTGGAAAACCAGGTACAGCTTTTGATAGTATGGCAATAGTCTTTACAGAAGAATATATGACAGAAGAAGGAAAGAAGAATTTTGCAGGAGGAGACATTGACTTCAATTTGGAGTTTGGTCCAAGCAAACTAACAGATGACGATATAAACCAGTTAATATAATACAATGAGTAAAAAGACTCACTATACAGAAGTGATATCTATATTGCAAGAACTACATAAAGACTTCCCTACATACAATTTGGGAAGACACTTAGCTACAGCTCTTGATGGATATGGTGACATTTGGGGTATAACAGATAAAGAATTAGCATTTGCTCTAAGCAAATATAAGTCTGAAATAGAAATGGACATTCCTCATACAGAGGATTCTGAATTAGAAAAGATAATTAAAGAGGGGATGGACCTTGATAACATTCTAAAAGAAGAAGAAGAAGATTATGGCGACTATTAAGAAAACTACATACATAAATACAGAGCTTGAATGGGCTGAGACACAACTTGCTTCATGGAAACAATATGTTGATGCTAATCCACTACATGAACTAAAGGATAGAATTGAGTGGAAACCTACAGCTAAAGGAGGCATGTTACCTATGGTCATAGCTTCTATTGAAGCACAAGGTAAGTTTGTACAAGAGACAATGAAAAACTACCTTGCCCTAGTGGAAGTGGTAGATAAGTTAAGAAACATGGAAGAAGCTAAGGTGGAAGTGAGAGGAAAAGGTGAGTTATCAGGAGCAGCTGCTGAGTTCTTAGCAAATAGAAAATGATAGAACTACAAAACATAGATTACAAAGACTGGTTTATAAATCAGAAACGTATTCCTGACAAAGACTCTCAGGAGTGTAAGCCATTCTTTGACTTTCACAGAGAGCTATGTTTGAATGGAGCTATGATGGGGGGTGTTTACATTAACCCCTTTTTGTATTGGCACCTAAACATCTGGCATACAGAAGTTGACGTAATAGATGAAAGAGGAAGGATTGCACAGAAATATGCCAATCCTTTTTTAAGAGATAATGAATGGCTTGTGACAAATGAAATTGACAGAGCTCAACAAGAAAAGAGAGGCTTAGTCATTCTAGGTATTAGACGTTTTGCCAAGTCAGTTTTAGAAGCATCCTATATTGCATGGGGTGCGACCTTTGATGAAAACAGTCAGAATATCATAGCAGGCTTAAATGCCCCAGATATTAAACTGATTACTGATAAGATTGACAAAGGATTGAATTTCATTCCTGAGTATTGGAGATGGCAGAGAATTGAGGACAACTGGAAGAACCAAGTGACTCTAGGTATAAAGACCAAGTCTGGTGAACGTATCCCATTCTCTTCCATTCTAATACGTAACCTTGATGAAGGTAATAATGAAGAGGCAATTGCAGGTACAAAACCACGTAAATTAATTATAGATGAGATTGGTAAAGGTAATTTCCTTCGAGGCTTACAGGCTGCTATTCCAGGTTTCACAACACCCTATGGCTGGGGATGTTCTCCTATTCTTACTGGCACAGGCGGTGATATGAAGAAATTCATGGATGCAAAATCCTTGATGTTTGACGTAGACAATTTTAACTTCCTTACATATAATAACAGTAAAGATGACAAACGTGTACATGGGTTGTTCATCTCCCATAAATATAGAATGGAGGCAAAGGAGGATTCTACATTAGGGACATATTTGAACGAACCATCCACTTCAGACTTACATAATGTAAAGATGCTTGTAAGTAATGAAGAAAAGGCTACACAGATTACTAATGATAACTTAGAAAGACTTAAGAAAGCTGGAGATAGAATAGCCTACCTAAAAGAAAAAATGTACTATCCTCAGGAAGTGGATGATATCTTCTTGAATGAGGACACAAACATATTTGATATTGATAGTGCTAAGAGACAGAAGATTAGATTGTTAAATCAAGAAAGAACAGGAACTCCTGTTGTCTTGTTTAATGATGGAGAGAAGATAGCTCATGAGTTTACAGATAAATTACCCATCTCTAACTTCCCTCTAAAAAACTCAGACCTAAAAGAAGCACCTGTTGTTATATATGAATTCCCTATAGATAATCCACCTTATGGATTGTACGTAGCAGGAGTCGATCCATATAGACAAGGTAAGTCTGCATATTCAAGTTCACTTGGATCTGTATACATATATAAGAGAATGCATGAAATTAGTGGTGAGAAATATCAAGATATGTTCGTAGCTTCGTATTGTGCAAGACCTGATAAGAAAGAAACTTGGGAAGAACAAGCTAGATTTCTTATTAAATACTATAACGCTAGAACACTGTGTGAGAATGATGATATATCATTTATTGAATATATGAAGGCTAAAGGGGATGCTCACTATCTAGAGAGACAACCTGACTGGCTTAAAGAGATTGTTCCTAATACCACTGTAAAAAGAGATTATGGAATTCATCGTTCAAGTCAGAAGATAATTGACTATCTTCACACGTGCTTGAAAAAGTATATGGAAGCCCCCATCTTTGTAGAGAAGAATGATGCAGGTGAAGTGATTAGAGAAGTCTTGGGTGTGAGTAAGATATTTGATCCTGTATTGCTTGAAGAGATTATTCAATACAATGATCAAGGTAACTTTGATAGAATCATTGCTGCAGAGTTAGCCATAGCACAAGCGTTAAAGATGGACCCAATAATGGGTAAGATAGGTGGTACATCAGATGAGAGAGTGGCTTCTATGTTTAATAAGAAAAGAGGTAATGTACTTTTCACTGAAACTAGGAACAACATGTTTGGACAATCAAGAAATAAATATAAACGAAATAAATTGTTTTCATAATGGCAATTATAAGATACACAAAAGACGCAACAATCAGGTATGCCTACCTTAATATCTTCCCTGATCAGTTCAAGACTGAGAAGGAAAAGATGGATGAGAGTTGGATTAAAAACTCAATGGATTACTTTGCTAACAAGGCTTATGCTGAGTATGTAAAGAACAGAGATACATTTGTTAAAAACTATGACCTTGTAAAAGGCATTTTAAGAAGAGAAGATTTCTACCAAGAACCAGAAGTAAGAAGCTTCACAGATGTGCTCACAGCAGATCTAGCTCTTCCTGCCTATGTAAAACATTATTCTATAATGACCACTCCTATTAATGAGTTAGTAGGAGAGATCAGTAAAAGACCTGATGCATTTCGTGTCAAAGCATTTGATGATGATAGTAAATCTGAAGAGCTTGAGTTTAAAACTCAACTATTACAAGACTATGTTGTTTCTCAAGCACAAAGAAAAATATTAGAGAAAGCAGCATTTGATGGTGTAGAAATTTCAGATGATGAGTTACAAGAGAAAACATTAGAACAAGTAAAGGATGAACTTGATAGCTACACCTCTGTAGCAGAGAAGTGGGCAAATCACATATTGACTGCTGAGAAAGCTGAGTTTGTATTAAAGGAAAAATCTGAAGATGCCTTTAGAGATCTTTTGATTTCTTCTAGAGAATTCTTCCATATATATGAAGACAACTCAAAAACTGGATTTAATGTTGAGGTGGCTAATCCTAAGAACACCTGGTTCTTAACCACTCCAGATAGAAAGTATATATCAGATACAACTGGTAGAAACCAAGGAGCATATGCTGCTGGTACTGTACAGGTTATGGAACTATCTGAAATCATTGAGTCTATTCCAGACTTAACTAAAGATGAGATAGATCACTTACGTAGTTCATTACAAGATTATGGTCTTATCAACGTACGTGAATCTAACTTGGGTAATCCTGATGCTGTTCCTGGTAATGACTCTATTCAATATGATACATATGATCCATTAGTCCTACAGACTAGAATGATCATTGAGTCTGAGATGAAAGAGAACAATGATGGTCTTCAAGATTTCTTAGGACTAACGTCAAACGTTAGCTCTTTTGGTTACAAGTATGTTGTGGTAAGATCCTATTGGATTTCTAAAAAGAAGATAGGAAAGGTAATATATACAGATGAGATGGGTAATGAACAATCCATGTTAGTAGATGAAGACTATAAATCTAAAACAATTCCTACAGAAATTTCATTAGAGTGGGGATGGATTAACCAATGGTACCAAGGTATTAAGATTGGTCCAGATATCTATCATATCAAACCTTATAACTTATTACCTTACTGTCCAATCATTGGTCAAGTATTTGAAGTGAAGAATACAGAGGCTAAGAGCCTTGTAGATATGATGAAGCCTTTCCAAGTTTTATATAATGTGTGTATGAACCAATTATATAAGTTGCTTGAGAAGGAAGTGGGTAAGGTGCAATTAATGTCTATCAGACATATTCCTATTCCTAAGGATGGAGATGCACAAGATGCTCTTGATATTTGGGAAATGGAAGCTCGTAACAGAGGTGTGGTGTTTGTAGATGACAGCCCTGAGAACTTAAAGAGCCCAAGCTCATTTAATCAATATACTAGCTTAGACCTTACACGTACGCAGGAGATCCAAGCAAGATATACTTTAGCACAACAACTTAAGAATGAGTGTTGGGAATTGATAGGTATGTCAAGACAAAGACTTGGTTCTGTACAGGCTAGTGAATCAGCTACAGGTACTAACGCAGCTATTACACAATCTTATGCTCAGACAGAACCTTTGTTTGTAGCTCATGAATATGTATTAGGTCAGCTATATCAATCAATTATTGATGCAGCTTTATATGTTGAGAGTAAGAAGCCACAGTCTACTATATCTTATGTTACATCTGAGGGAGAATCTGCATTTGTATCTGTGAATGGTACAGACTTACGTTTTAGAGACTTAAAAGTATTCTTAACTAATAGACCTGAAGACAGACAAATGTTTAATGAAATTAGAGGATTGTCTCAAGCTGTTATACAAAATGGTGGAAGCTTACATGATGTAATTGAACTATATAGCACCAACTCAATGAGACAAATGAAGCAGGTGTTTAAGAAGTTGAAGGATAGACAAGAAGCTATACAGAATACTCAGATACAACAGAAGCAACAAGAGATTGAACAACAACAACAAATTGCTCAAGCTCAAATTGAAGCAGCTCAAGCACAAGCAGAAGAAAAACTAGCTAATGAAAACTATCAAGCTGAACTTGATAGAATCAACAAGAAGGAGATTGCTCTTATTGCAGCTGAGTCTAAGAGTGGTCCTTTATCAGATCTTGATACTAGTGGCACCCCTGATGTTTTAGAGATTGACAAACTAGCTTTGGCTCAGTCAAAGGCTGAAAGAGACTATCAAGCTAAGATGATGGATGTACAAAGTAAGAATCAACTTGCTACTCAGAAGCTAGAAATAGAAAGAGAGAAGCTAAAGATAGCTAGAGAGAATCAAGCAAATGATCTTGCTGTAGCTAAAGAGAACGCTAAGGGCAGAGCTAAGAAAACCAAATAACTATGTTTGATAAACTAATTGATGTATTAATTGAATGGTGGAATCATATTCTACCATTCATCATTGTTAGAGATTATGAACAAGCTGTACTTCTAAGATTTGGAAGGTTTAATCAAGTGTTGCTTCCAGGCATACATTTCAAGATACCTTTCTTTGATGAGGTGATTGATCAGCATGTTGTAGTTACAACACTTAGTTTGGATGCACAGTCTTTATACACCTTGGACAAACAAAACATTGTTGTCAAGGGGGTTGTAAAATACAAGATATCAGATGTAAAGATATTCCTACTTGAAGTGTTTGATGCCCAAGATGCATTGTCAGACATGTCTCAAAGCATAATAAAAAACGTTATTATGTCAATGACCATGGAGGAATGTACAGATTCTGAGTTAGACAACACTTTAACAAAGAAGGTGAGAGTGGAAGCTAGGAAGTGGGGTGTTGATGTTCAACAAGTTACATTGACAGACCTTGCTCCAATTAGAAGCTATAGGCTTATAAATGACAATTTTCTTAACAAATTAGATTAGAGTAAAAAATATTAATGCTATATTATATTGAATAATGATCGATATAAAGGCTCCTCTCTTTGCTGTTAACTTAACTTAATATACTTTTACATACGAAACCAATTAAAACTCAACTACATATGGCTGAAAATCTAGATATGCCCCAAATGGGCAACTTCAGTATTCAAGATACTATGGATATGGGAATGGGAAATCAAGAGTTATTAAATGACTTATTATCTCCTGATAGTGCTACATCTAATCCTGATGACATTCAGGACATTAAAGATGAACCTGCTCCTGCTCCAACAAAGAAAACTACTTCTAAACAAACAGCTGCATCAACTCCTGCTCCAGAAGAAGATAAGAAAGATGAAGCTCCTGAAAAGGACATTCAAAGTTTCTTATACGGAGAAGATGATGACACTGAAGAAGATGATGAAGAAGCAGCTGCACCAGCTAAAAAAGCTACGCAACCTGCTGATAATCAAGAAGATAGTAATGACGAGAATGATGAGGAAGGAGATAGTGCTCCTGAATCAACGTTTTCATCTTTATCCAAAGACCTTTTCAAACTTGGTGTATTCACCCAAGGAGAAGATGATGAAGAAGAACCAATTACAACTGCTGAAGAATTCTTAGAGCGTTTTAATGCTGAGAAGAAAAAAGGAGCAATTGAAGTGGTTGATAACTTCATTGGTCAGTTTGGAGAAGATTATCAAAAAGCATTTGATGCCATATTTGTAAAAGGAGTTAGTCCAAAAGACTACTTTAGTGCATTTAATCAAATCCAATCTTTCTCTGAGATGGATTTAAGCGATGAGAGTAATCAAGTTGCTGTTATCAAACAAGCATTGACAGATCAAGGGTTTGATCCTGAAGATGTTACAACAGAGGTTGAAAGACTTAAAAACTATGGTGATTTAGAAACTGTTGCTGCTAAACATCATAAAGTCTTAATAAAGAAAGAAGCATCAAAGCTTCAACAATTAGAGCAAGATAAACAAGCTCAATTACAACAGCAACAAGCCATCAAGCAACAATACTTACAGAATGTAAACAATGTTTTACAGGATAAGATCAAAGCTAAAGAATTTGATGGCATACCAATTAACCCTAAATTAGCTGGTGAACTACAAGATTTCCTAGTAACAGACAAGTACAAGACAGCATCTGGAGAAACTCTTACAGATTTTGATCGTACTATACTGGAGCTGAAACGTCCTGAGAATCATGAGAAGAAAGTTAAACTTGCTCTATTGATGAAAATCATTGAGAAAGATCCTACACTATCTACAATTCAAAAGACAGGTATCACCAAAAAATCAAATGAGTTATTTGGTGAGGTTGCCAGACAAGCCCAGAAGAGTTCAGTGAAATCGAAACAGTCAGCTAGATCTACTTCTTCTTGGTTTCAATAAACAATTTATATAACAAAAATTAAAAAAGTATAACAATGGCAATTCAAACAATTCCAGGTTTAACTGGATTTACTTATGCTCGTGTCGCTTCTATGGATAAGCGTGCAGTAGGTAAGTTAACTGACTCAAACCATTTAGAGAGCTTTCACTCTACAGAGCCTGCAGACTATGATAAGAAGATTATCAGTTTGTACACTCAGAGTTCTCTTTATAGTAATGATTTCTTAGACATGATTAACAAGTCTACTCCTTACTATATCGATAACAACAGTGATGCTTGGAAATGGCAAGTACAAGTTCCTTACAAATTCCCAAAAATCATTGATGTTCCTACTTCAACTTTAGAGTTGTCAAAGCCAGGTATTGATGGTCAAGAGTTCCAATTGATCCTTGACACAAATGAGTTCTCTAAGAACGCTATCATTTCTGTAGGTACTCGTCAGTATGGTCCTCGTTTCTATGTAGTAAAAGATCCTGTTCCTTGGAACATGGGCTTCTTGTACACTTTCACTTTAGTAAGTGACAACCCAACAGTTGATTTCGTAAGTGCTACTTTCTTACAAGTAGGTATCGAATTAGAATTGGTTGATGCTGCTATTGGTGAGTTCGATCAAGACTTATTAGGTCTTCCTCGTTTAGGTGAGCAAATCACAATGTTTGAATCTTTAGGTTCTGCATATGGTTATGAGCACAAAATCACTGAGTGGGCTGATGACAAGATGATGAGAGATGCTTCTGGCAAACCTTTAGATATCTTAGTATATGCTCCTCAAAGACGTAACCAATTACCTTTAACTCGTAATGATGTTAAGTGGGAACCATTTATTGAGTTCTGGATGCGTAAGTCTATGTTAGAATTAAAAGTTAAGCGTATGATCTGGGCTCGTCCAGGTACTGTGAAGACTAATGGTTCTAAGCAAGAATTAAAGCGTACATCTGCTGGTGTTTACCACAGAATGCGTAACAATGGTAACTTAGTTCAATACAATCGTGGTGAGTTCACTGCAAACTTGATTCGTTCAGTGTTTGGTGACTTATTCTACAGACGTGTTGATGTTAAAGATAGAAGAGTTAAAATGTACACTAATGAAGCTGGTTTTGACGTGTTCCAACAAGCTTTGAAGAATGACGCTTTGAACTCTGGTTTAACTTTCATGGCTGATTCTGGTAACAGATACATGCAAGGTGAAGGTCAACATATCACTTACAACTTTGCATTCGATGCAATGGTAACTCGTGAGACTGGTCGTGTTGAATTAATTCACTTGAAAGAATTAGACTTACCTCAAACAAACTTAGAATTTGGACAAAACAAGAAGTCAACTCCAGTATTTATGGTGTTCGATGTATCTCCAATGTCTGATGGTTCTATGATCAATAACATTCGTGAAGTACGTATGAAGGGTGCTCCTTCTATGACTTGGGGTTATATCGATGGTACTCGTCACCACTTAGGTTTTGCTAAGTCTCAAGGTATGAGTTCTGCGAACAAATTCCCTGGATATGAAATCTGGATGAAGGATCGTTGTGATGTATTCATTGAAGATTTATCTAGAACAGTATTGATTGAAGAGATTCCTCAATTCTAATAATGCCCCTCTAAGGATAGTATTCTTAGACTGATACCCTTGGTGTTTCGCATAAAAAAATCAGAAGACTTTCCCCCCACCTCCAAGTGGGGGAGTCTTCTAACACAGATGGACAGGTACAAGTAAATGCTGTACAGTGTTCCCTTCGATGGGGACCATCTGCAAATAAACCAAATAAAAACAACTACATATGGGCAAGATAGGAAAAATTTCTACTATTAAAAAAGACTACAACAATTCTCAGTTACAAACTATGCAGGGTGGACTTGCATCAAGAGGATACACAAGAATTCCTGGTACAGGAGTTTTTAAATATCCTTATAAAGAATTGGATGGTCAGTACAGAACAGGCTTAGATCCAAAAGCTGCTTACATCAGAAGAATCTCTGATCCTCTTGAAAGAGAGATGGAGGTTGAGAGAGTAACAGAATTAAGAGATAAACTTGAAGCAGCATTAAATGTTGACTTAAATCCTCGTTCTAGTTTCTGGAACTATGGATTATCAACTTCTACTGATGATTCACTACATGTACAACCTGTTAAGCTTATGGATGGCGACAATTTTTATGATTTGTCAATGCCATTGCAAGAGCTAGCATTCTCATGGTTGAGAGTTCATCCAACAATTGCTTCTAGCTATCAAGCTTGGGAGCGTGGTGAATTCCCTGCAGACATTCAATATTATGTTGCAGATGATGAGATTGAAAACAAGGTGATGTTTAAAAAGAAACAACTTATTAATAAAGCTATTATTAAGTTTGATTCTATGACTCCTGAGAAGAAGAAGAAAGTGGCTCGTCTACTTGGTCTTCCAGTATCTGATGATTCTAAAGAAGAAGCAGTTTACAATCAGGTGGATAACCTCCTAAAACAAACAGAATTCAAGAATGGCAAATATCAAGGTTTGAACCCTATAGAAGTGTTCAACAGATTTGCAGACATGAAGGAAAACTTGCTACATATCAAAGACCTAGTAAAACAAGCTGTTGCTCATTCAGTTTATAGAGTGAGACCTAATGGTAGAGTGTTTGAAGGTGAATTTGAAATAGCAGTTGATGAAGATGATTTAGTTAAGTTCCTTGCAGATGAAGACAACCAAGATCAATTATTGACTTTGGAAGGCAAGTTGAAAGGAAAAAAAATAGCCTCATTATGATCCCAGTAGATAGTTTATTATATAAGATTGATCAGAAACTAAATAAACTATCAACAAATGAGCATCAACAAATTAACCTAGAAGATAAGATTCTAGCACTTAACGAAGCTCAGATAAAGCTAATAAAGCAAAAGGTTGATGGTTCTAGTACAATCTCTGGTTATGGGTTGGATGCGTTTAAAAAACGCTATGAAGACCTTCAAAGCTTGGTTATGCCATATAACCATCAACCTTTAGCATTAGCAATAAAGAATGTAGAGTTGAATCAATGGTTTACAAATATTCATCTTTTGACTCCAAAATATATGTTCTATCTTGATAGTTATATATTAGCAGACAAAGGAAGATGTACAGATAGAAAGATATGGATAAATAGAGATTTGGCTAAGCATGGTGATATACAGTTTATATTAACTAATAACAACTACAAGCCTTCTTTCGAATATCAAGAAACATTTAACTTTCTATCCTCTGACGAGATATCTGTATTTACAGATGGTACGTTTACACCAAAAGATATTTACATATCATATATGAGATATCCAGTGTATATTAACAAGACAGGATATATCATGTTAGATGGAGAGCCTTCTTTTGATCAAGACTGTGAACTTGAAACTTACTTAGAAGATGAGTTATTAGATCTTACAGTACAAAACTTGGCAATGTATACAGAAAACCAAAGTGCTGTTCAAAGCTCAATCTATAGAATACAAACAAACGAATAATTTTTCACAATTAAATATAAAGCAAAATGGCTGATTTTTCATTAACTACCCTCTTTGTAGTACCAGTAGGAAACACATTACCTAGCTCTGGATCTACACAGAATTTAACAGCTGGTCAAGTAGGTATTTTCCTAAATGACTACACTGTTGCAACAGCTGGTAACATCGCTGCTGCCCCTTATTTTTATGTTGCTCAAGGTAGAGTAAACACTTATTTACAAGGTTCTAAGCGTTCAGACAAAATCTCTGGATGTCCTGGTGGATCTTCTTGTAAGTCAAACGTAACAGAATGGTACAAATCTTTAGGTTGTCCTACTCCAGTGAATCAAGTAACTGATGTAGTTGGCTTCACAGTAAAACCTGGTGAGATTGTAACATTAACTTTACGTGGTTTCTCTAGCTACTTGAACACATTGTATTTCAATGGTTTCACTCGTTCAGTAACAGTAAACGCTCCATGTCTTGGATGTGGTGATGATCCTTGTGCTGACGTTGATGTACCTGCATTGATCGATCAATTGATTCTTAAATTAGAATCACATGCTCCTGGTGATAACCCAGACAACATTTATTTGACTCAGTTCTATCAGTTCCAAAGAATTGGTAACAATCAAAATGCGTTGTTACGTATCACTGGTAAGCCATTAACTAAATATGGTCAGCCTTGTGATGTTGCTGCATTCCCTTTTGAGTATGACAGATTCTACTTCAGAACTTTCATCTTTGCTGGTCCAGCTACAACTGCTGACTTCATTGTTGATGATCCTTGTAATAGAGTTGCTACTCCAGTAATCACACAACGTTCTAACTATGCTGTTGGTACTTCTGCTGAAGTTCAACAATTAGAGAAGAACTTCTATAGCTACCAAGCTGGTTACTTAAAGCATCTTTACAGAATGAATGGTTACAACGAGAACTTTGAGTCTTGGGTAACTGATGGTCAAATCTATGATTTGTACTATATCAAATTCAATGAGTATGATAAGAGTGCTTACCAATGGGGTGACTATATTATGGAAGATAGCATGGTAATCATTGCTGTTCCTGAGAACCAAACAACTGCTATCGAAGCTATTTTAGTAGCTGGTTTAGGAGCTGTAGCTGGTGACACAGATTGTATTACTACTACTAGTACTACAACTACTGTATGGCCTAGCACTTCAACAACAACTACCTTGATCCCTTAAGATTTAAGATAAGATCATATTAACCTATGCCAGAGGGTGAGAGGATATCTCAAATCCTCTGGCATTTTTATTATATAAACCATGACATTAGATTTTTTAGTAATCAATACATATGATACCAAAACATTAGGTATAGCTGATACGTCACTTTATGATAGCTATCCACCTGTTGTAGTATCTCCAACAATGGCTATTACTGTTCCTGGATTTATTTCTCCTGTACTTATACCATTTGTACCTGATCAGTTTAATGTGTACAATTCTGTAACATTAGGACTTAGTACATATCCCACTTTAAATCCTTTACCTGATGGTGTTTATTATATGGTGTACACAGTAGATCCTGCTCTCACGTATCGTGTAGAAAAGAACATAATGCGTACAGCACTTATACAAGAGAAGTTTGATGGAGCTTTTATGAAACTTGATATGATGGAATGTGATTCAGCTATTAGAACCCAAGCAAAGGTGGTTTTAAGCAGCATCAATTTTATGATTCAAGGCTCAATAGCAGCAGCTAATAATTGTGCTATTGATACAGCTAACAAGCTGTACATGCAAGCTAATAGACAACTAGATTATTTTATTGCAAACCAATGTGGTTGTACAGGAAACAATTACATAATAAATTTTCCTTAATATGGCAAACTGTAGAGACTGTGGTATGAAGGTAGGATGTGGCTGTCAATTAATTAATGGCCTATGTTCAGCATGCAACAACAAACTTAAGAACGCTACAAATAGAATAAAAAATGTTATCACCAAGATTAACAAATTGTGTAATCAATGGTAGTATTCCATTTACATTAACACAAATTGATGAAAGACTAACATACTGGGCAACTCGCCAGTATAACAATATTATATTCTCCATGAATAATCATATTCCTGGAGATGTAATTAATGATCTACTAAATTATAAACAAATATTAACATATAGACTTTGTAATCCTGAGTATGCTATGGTGTGTGGAATCCCTAGTACATCTCAGGTTATAAGCAGAGTTAAAGTGTTAATTCATAAATAAATTAAACCATGTCTTGTGAAAGTTGTTACAATGGGTGTGTTCAGATAGTATCTGATGAATGTGTTAGATATACAGGATTAGATTCTATACCTTTAGGTATTGAAACAGGAGATACTCTACTAAGTGTTGAAGAAACACTTATTAATAGAGTGGTATCTTTTTTAGATGGATCAGGTATTTCAATTACAGTTGACCCAAGTTATTATTGTACTCTTGTTAGTCAATATTTACCTGTAGGAGTTACTCCTAATGTTCCACAGTTATTTACAGCTTTAGTAAGAGCTGCTTGTAATTTACAAGGGCAAGTGGATACAATCAATAGTACATTAACTACATTAAATGCTGATTATACAATTGGTTGTTTAACAGGAGTAACATCTAGCTCAGATACACATGCTATTGTCCAAGCTGTTATAAATAAGCTTTGTACAACAGTGGCTGATCTTGATGCTCTTGAACTTGATGTAAATACAAACTATGTTAAGCTAGCAGATCTTGATGCTTTGATTGCTGCATATATAGCTAGTCAAGGTGGTGGTGACTCTAATCAACAGTATTTGAAAATGGTTCCTTATGTAGCCTATGAATATTATGGACCACTATCTAACTTTGACGCATCAGGTATTGGTATCCCAGAAAATGGTTTTTACAAAGTATATTTATGTAATGGTCTAAATGGCACTCCTGATAAAAGAGGACGTGTAGCTGTTGGAGCCATTCAAAATGTACCAGGTGGTCCATTAGATGCTTCAGTAAATCCTGCTAATCCTGGTAATCCAAACTATGCTTTGTATAATACATCAGGAGCAAACACTGTAACTTTGATTACTTCACAAATCCCTTCACATTCACATAGTGCAATTGGAACCACCACTGTTACATTAAGTGATCCTGGTCACACTCATGCAATTGGACAAAGTGGTGTTACTGGTGGAGGTGGAACAATTGCTGTTGGTAATACAACTCCTAAAAATATTCAAGCTGTAAGTAGTACAACAGGTATTACAGTAACTTCTAATGCTGCTAATAATGTTTCTATTACAGTACAACCTACAGGTGATGGAGGAGCTCATCCAAACATACAACCTGTTATAGCTGCATATTATATTATGTACATTCTCTAATCTTTTTAAACTAACAATACAATGGCTTGTAATCCTGGCGATCCTTGCTACAACGCATACTATCATCCAAGTGAAAACTGTGGTTCTTTTCCTTGTGAAACAACAGCAGATCGTGTTATATATAATGGACCTAACTTACCTAATACAGGAATCAACACTGGAGATAATCTAGACTGTGCTCTATTAAAAATAGATGAAACATTTAGTGGTGGTGTAGTGGGTATAAATGGTACATCTGGTAGTTCTGGATTAAATGGATCTAGTGGTAGATCTGGTACTTCTGCCACTGCTGGCACATCTGGAGCTAATGGTGCAGCAGGTACTTCTGGAACAAATGGTACATCAGGAAACAATGGTACTAGTGGTATATCTGGTACAAATGGTGTATCTGGAAGCTCTGGTACATCTGGTCGTGAAGGTCAGCCTGGTACCTCTGGTAGTTCTGCATCAAGTGGTTCATCAGGCACTTCTGCCACTGCAGGAACATCTGGAAGAGATGCAACTTCTGGTTCATCTGGTCAAGATGGTAGCTCTGGTACGAGTGCAAGCTCAGGTACATCTGCATCTAGTGGAACTTCTGGAACTACTGGTACTACTGGTACAAGTGGTACAACTGGAACTACTGGTACATCAGGAACATCAGGTGTTGATGGTGGTCTTGCAATCTGGCAATATAGTTCAGATACTACTGATACATCTATTAATCCTGGAGCAGGAAGGTTTACATTAAATACTTTACTTTGGAACGTTGCTCCAACACAGATTGCTCTAAGCGACTTTGCACAAATTCCTGCAGCAGATTTCTCTTTATATTTAGAAGGTATTCAAACTGGTGTAGTGTTTAAGTTTGTAAGTACAATTGATCCAAACAGATTCAAAATACTTCAAGTTATAGCTACAGCACCTTTTGAAACAGGGTTTGAAACATATGTTGTAAGTGAAATAGCGTGGAATGGTACAGCTCCAGCAAATGGTGAGCAATTTGTGTTCACTGTAACAAGTATTCCTGGTGCAGCTGGATCATCTGGCACATCTGGATCTTCAGCATCTAGTGGTACATCTGCGTCTAGTGGTACGTCTGCATCATCTGGAACCTCAGCATCTTCTGGAACAAGTGGAACCTCTGGTACCAACGGTACTAGTGGAACTAATGGAACTAGTGGTTCTAGTGCGACTAGTGGTTCTAGTGGAACTTCAGGTACTAATGGTACATCTGCTACTGCTGGAACAAATGGTACGTCTGCATCTAGTGGAACTAGTGGTTCTACAGGCACATCAGGTACTAATGGTACTAGTGGTTCTAATGGCACCTCTGGAACAAATGGTACCACTGGAACATCAGCTTCTAGCGGTACATCTGCATCGTCTGGAACTAGTGCAGCAAATGGAGCAAACGGATCTAGTGGAACAAGTGGAGCAAATGGTGGTAATGGATCTTCTGGAACCTCTGGAGCTAATGGTGGAGCTGGATCTTCTGGAACCTCTGGAGCTAATGGCGGAGCTGGTGGAGATGGATCTAGTGGAACTAGTGGAGCCAGTGGTGGAAGTGGTTCATCAGGAACTTCTGGAGTAGGGTTTACTTCCATTTCACCAACTAATTCAGGAGCTGTGCTAACAGCTAATGGAACATCTAATAGTGCAACAGCAAATACAGGTGTAACAATAAGTGGTTCTAATCTTACTGCCGCAGCATTTTTTGAAAGTTCAGATGTAAGATTTAAAAATGTAATTGAAACCAATCCTCAAATAGATTTAACAGATATAGATATAATTAAGTTTACAAGAACTGATGATGATACCAATGCAGTAAGATATGGATATTCAGCACAACAAGTGCAATCTATATTACCAGATGCTGTGACAGGAGAAGACAAATTAAGTGTAAACTATATGGATGTTCACACATTGAAAATAGCAGCATTAGAAAAACGTATTGCAGAATTAGAAGCTAAATTGAGTAACTTATGAATTGGGTAGATGTAGCAAGTAATCAATGTTTTAGTGGTAACACATTGCAAAATGCAGTTGACAACGGATATTTTGTGCTTAAAAGTGCTATACCTGCAAACGGTAGAATGATTACTAAGGAAGGAGCAGAGAGTTATGTATATATTAATCCTATACCAAGTAAAACATCTAACCAATTAGTAGTTAAGTCTAATCTTACAGCAGCTTCACTTCTTCCTTATTCTTATACACTTTATATTGACTTCAATGATGATTCTGCTTTAGTAGGGTTTGATACAAGTGGTCAAGCGTGTGCGTCAACTAATGGTGTTACAGTATATTCAAGTTCAAGCAGTATAGGAATAGGTACAGCTTTGTATAGTGACGCTTATGGAACAGAGTCAATAATAGCTTCAGCATGTAATCAAAATTATTTTAAAATTGGTAGTAATTATATAACATTTCAACCAAGATATCCATTGCAATGTGATGGATATATAATTGATTCAATAGGAAGTTGTTCTGTATCATATACAATTAATTGGACAAACAATAATATAACTAGTGGAACAAACCAATTAGAAATCTTAAAGAATGGTATTCAGATTGTATATGTAGGTGGGTTGGCTAGTGGATCTTTCTCAGTAACTTCTAGTGACGTAATCACTTATAATTTGGCTTCAAGCACTCCTAATTACACTTATGCATTAATAAGTGTTAATACAGGTGGAACAGGAACTGTTTCTGATTGTAATTTTAATAGTGCTTATGCATCAGAAAATGCAGGTATAACATTTAGTGCAAACGGAACAATAGATGGTGTTACAATTGATTATGAAGATGGATGTCCATAGATTTAATTCTTTTATAATATATTAAATAAACCAATATGACAGTATTAATAACATTAACATTAGCAGGGACAGATGTAGGTCCCTTCAACCTTTATTCAAACGTGGATGGATATACCACTCCATTAGCAACAGGAGTATCTAGAGCTGCATTAATAGCAGGATATAATCTTTTAAATGTCCCAGATACAGCTGCTGTTATCAGAGCACAATCTACAGGCACTTGTACAAATTATCTTGATATGCTTTTGAGTGGAGGAACAACCACTACAACTAGTAGTACATCTTCTACTTCTACAACAACTTCTACCACTACACCAGCTGTAGCATGTCTTACTGGTGACACAAGTGCTGTGGCATCATGTGCAGGTGGAGAATCAGCTTTATTTACAGTCTCTTCAGGTAACACAGCTCTTATCACTCCTGGTGGATATTACTACTCTGGATCTGGTACAAGAACTTATACAGCATACATTATGAATGCTGCTAATGATACAGTGTTGTACACATTTAACTATACCCAAATAGGTTCTTCTCCAGGTAGTTGGACATCTGATTTGCCTCTTAACACATTGTCTGCAGGTAGCTATCGCTTAAGAACAGATACAGTGAACTGTTTCTCTAGCTCTGGTTCATTTAGTCTGAATGCTACATGTAATTCATAAATAGTTAAAAACCTCTGTTTGTTGGTTTACAGAAGGTCTCCCCTAGGGTTTCTACCCTGGGGGTTTTTTGTTTAAACTCTAACTAAAAAAGTTATTCTATATAATTAAATTAGTTAGTAAAATTTTGAAAATGTCAGAAATAGTTCTTATCTTTACAATAATTTTAATCAAAATAAACTACATATGCCTGAAAATCAATCCTTGCTGCAACAGTTAGAAGAGATCTTACATTGGAAAAAGAGTAAAAAATTCTATGCTGATAAGCTTGGAATTACAGAGATTGAGGTGGAAGAGTTATTAAAAGAATTAAGAAATCAGGAACAAAGTGAAGAAGCTGCTGAGATAGGCAACTATGTTGCTGAGTTAGAAAACGCAGTGATTAAGTTTACAGAAGATCTGGCTAAGGGTACAGGAGAGGTTGTAGCCAATTTTAGTGAAGAGGTTAAGAGCCTTGATGAACTCATTGAGAAGTGTAAGATAGATACAGAGAAGTGGGAGATAACCAAATATGTCCAAAACTTCTGGGGAAATGGAAACAATCCTCATTGGCAAGTCAAAGCATGGTTAGGGAAGAAGTCTACAGAACAAGTTTTTCAAGATGTGTTTGTAGACTTTTTAGCTTCATATAAGCCTGTTAGTCAAGAAGTTATGAGTCCTAAGGTTGACTTTAACAAACCAAATGGTATGTTAGTTATCAACAAACAAGACTCTCACTTAAACAAATGGGACATAGATGGTAACAATAATGTGGCAGATAGATTAGCTAACATTATGTACAAGGTGGAACTGATAGCTAATCAAGCTCAGTTGTCCAATAACTTAGAGAACATAACTTACATAATAGGATCTGATGAGTTTAACAGTGAGTATACCAATGCCACTACAAAAGGAACTCCTCAACAGAATACACATACATATCATACATCTTTTGAATACATCTGTGGACATGAGGTGCTAATGATTACAATGTTATTACAATATGCTCAGACTGTAAATGTTGTATATGTAGCAGGTAACCATGATGAGTTTGTAGGATGGCATATGGTTAATTGGTTACAAACCTATTTTAGGAACGTAGAAAGATTAACATTTGACTGTTCTCCTAAGTATAGAAAGTATGTAAGTTATGGTGATTCAGCAATGATGTTTAACCATGGAGATGCTATCAAACCAGCTAAGCTTGCAGCTTTATTCCCAATAGAGTTTAGAGAACACTGGTCTAGTCATAGCAAGTTCTACATCTTCACAGGAGACAAACACCATGAGGTGAGTCATGATTTTAATGGTATAAAGTTTTATCAAATTCCAGCATTTTCAAATGCTAAAAGTCTTTGGGACGACAAGATGGGTCACACAATGTCCAAGGCAGAAGTAACAGGATTTTTAATAGATGACTGTGATGGAATGACAAATATATTCAAACAGTATTTATAATGGCAACATTAAGACAAATGGTTTCAGATGTACGTTCAGTACATAAATTGCTCACTACAGATAATCTAATTACTGATAGAGTGGTTGCGTCTGAAATTAAGAACAACACATATTTACTAATCAAACGTGAGACTAATCTCAGAAAGCTTTGGGCTACTGACACTGTATTCCAAACACTTCCTTGTTTGGAAATGATAGAGGTGCCTATTTCTGATTGTTGTGAATATGTGGACCCTTGTCAAGTTGCAAGAAGCAAATATAAACTTCCTCGCATGAGTGAAGGAAACTATCAATACTTAATCCAGGGTGTTTATTCTATAAACGCTATGGGAGGTAATGCTAAAAGATTCAAAGAGATTACAATCAATAGATACTTAAATCTATTAAAACTACCTATTATCAAAGCTGAACAATACTATTGGATAGCTAATGGTGGGTATTTATATATTAACAATCCAAACTTACAATCAGTTAGAATATCTGCATTCTTTGAAGAAGATGTTCCAAACAGTATTTTATATCCTGATGGTTGTTCTTGTGGAAACATTCCTCAAGTTAGTAATGAAGATTACTGTATGAATCCATTAGACAAAGAATTTGGATGCCCAGGATACTTAATAACACAAGTGTTACAACTTACTTCTCAAAAACTATTATCGACATACTTTAGCATTAAAACAGATCAAACATTTGATGGCATTGACGGACAAGCTCCCAATGCAAAACCAACAAGCTAATGCGTACTAAGATAGACTGGAGAAGCTCTAGTAAAGAAAACTACAGTAACTTTTGTAAGAAACATCCCACCATAAAAATTACATTTGATGAGTGGCGAAACATTATATATCTATATAATGACAATTTTAAAAACTACATTCTAGAAACAGGAGAGAAAGCAAGACTTCCTTTTGGCTTTGGTGAGTTCTCTATCAATAAGAAGAAGAGAAGAAAAACAAAGACAGTTGATGGAAAGGAGATGGTCAACCTACCAGTAGACTGGCAGAAGACAAAACAAAAGGGAAAGATTATTTACAACTTCAACTTCCATACAGAGGGATTCTTTTTTGGATGGATTTGGTTTAAAGAGTCCACTAGGATACGTAATATAAATCTTTGGTATTTCAAACCTTGTCGCACAACTTCTAGATTGCTGTCACATTACATAAAAACAGATGATAAATACCAACACATTTATTGTGAATGGAAAAAATAAAAGAACATGGCATATTACTACAAATACAATTTTGTCTCACCTGAACCAATTTATTCAATTGTTAAGGAAGAGTTAAAATCTTATTTTGACACAGGGGCAGTGGATGATTTGCTTTTCCCTACTTATTTAGACAAATGTCTACAGAAGTTAGGTAGGTCAAGTTATGTTATTGCTGAACAGACATTGGATATTTCTGGTTATGAGGCTAGGCTTCCTGACAACTTCTTTGCTGTTAGAGAAGCTTGGATGTGTACAGAGCTTCCTCAACGTCCATACCAAACCCCTAACTCATTCTATTCTCAAGCTGCTTCTCAAACAACAATACAAATAAGTCCTATCATTAGTGGTGGGGTTCCTTGTGTAGAACCTAATTGTACAACAGGATGTCCTACATGTATGCCTGATATCATCCAAGCAGTGTATAAAACCAATCAGCAAATAGCTAGAGGTATAAAAAAAGAATACTTATTAAAACCAGGTAATATATCTTGTCAAGGCAAATGTGATGTGAGTTATACAGATGCTTGGCAGTTTTATTCAACTGCCCCTCCTGTGCATGAATTCACTCCAGGAAGTGCTGGATATGATAGCTTTGATATTAGAGATAATAAGTTTGTTACCAATTTTAGTTGTGGTGTGGTTCATATGATATTCTATGCTACAGACTATGATGCTGTTGGTAATCAATTAATTCCTGATAACTATCGTGTAAGAGAGTTTATAGAAGCATTTATTAAGTTCAAGGTGTTTGAAACTTTAACAAATCAAACTAATGATGAAACCTTTAACCAACTTCAAACTAAGTTAGCTTATTACAAACAGTTACATGATGAGGCATTCATTATGGCTAGTATTGAAATAAAGAAACAAGACGCATGGACTAAACAAAGAAGAGTAAGAAATGACTTACAACGCTTTGGACAATATGAATTACCAAATAGAAGCTCAAGATATGGCAGTGGATGGAACAGATAATCAAGGAACATCTAACGTAAGACAAGAATACAATCTTGGCAGAGTTGGATTAGATATGGACTCTTCTGTAAATCAAGTACAGAAGGGTAAGCTTTCTTATGCTCTAAACGCAGCATTAGAAAACTTTGACTCTAATTCTGTAAGTTATCAGAATGAGCCAAGTAATGAGGCTTGCTTAGAGTTTCCTGAAGGCTACCAACTTATTGGAACACATTTCATACAAGAGAAAAACAAACACATATTCTTCTTAGCTAATCCTCAAACAGGAGGAAGTGAGATAGGATATATGGATAACAATGATTGTGTATATCGCACGCTATGTACAGAATATCCTGATTTAGAAATCACTGTATGTGCTAACTCAGACTGTTTAAACTTTGATATAGATCATCCAATACACAAAGCTGTACATAAGATAACTAACTGTACTACAGAAGTTTATTGGACTGATGGATTGAATCCAAGAAGATTCATCAACATTGAACAAGTTCCTTACATCACCACCTATCTAAACAATCAGACTTGTGATCCACAGATCCAAGCAGTATTAGATTGTAATAAGTTAAATGTACAACCTAACTTTCAAATTCCTAATATAGAAGTTTCTGATATTGTTGTAGGAGGAGATTTAAAAGCAGGCACTTATCAGTTTGCTGTTCAATATGGTAATGCTTCAGGAGATGCTTATACATCCTACTATTCTGTAACCAACCCTGCATCTATTGCTAATACAGAAATAACAACTCCTGACTTTCAATATTCTGTAGGTCAATCTATTGTATTAGACATTACTAACTTAGATGTTTCAGGATACTTCCAATATTTTAACTTGGCTGTTATTAAAACCATTAATAATGGTACCACTGTAGAATTAGTGGGAACATATAGTATTCAAGAAAAAGAAACACTTATTACTTACACAGGACAGAACATGACTCAGATTCCTTTGAGTCTTGGAGATGTTCTTGAAAAGTTTCCTTATTATGATATTGCTCAAGATGTAACAAATGTACAAGATTATATAGTTTGGGACAATCTTACTTCTATTGATAGAATCAACTATCAAAGCATTGCTAATCAAATACAACTTCAATGGGAGACATATAAGCTACCAGCTGGTAATACCTATGCTGATGCTTTTTACACTGCTAATTTGAGAGGATATTTGAGAGATGAGGTGTATGCTTTTGAAATTGTATTCTTATTAAATAATGGTAAACAAACAGATGGTTTCCATATTCCTGGTAGAGTTAAGAACTTCAATGAGCTATCTGAGCCAGATGTAACTACAGCTAATAATGATTATATTGGAGATGGAACTCCTCAACCTTATTGGAAGATATATAACACTGCTAGTGTATCTACAACCTATCCTGCTCCTACAGATGGTAGTAGGAAGATAGGAGATGCATATCCTTATCAATCTGGAGAATTTGCATATTGGGAGTCTACTGATAGGTACCCATGCAATGTAGACGTGTGGGGAGACTTAGCTGATGAACCTATCAGGCACCATAAATTTCCTGATGTTCTTGTAAGTCCTTACTTTGAGAGCCCAACCATTATATATTCTGGAGGTCAGATAGACCCTGTAATGCAAGTTGCTAATGCTACTTATCCAATAGGTGTAAAGATAGATGTACAACAAGTAGCTTTTGCTATTCAAAGGTCTAGTTTAACAGATGCAGAAAAAGCATCTATTGTTGGATTTAAAATAGTAAGAGGTAATAGAAGTGCAAACAAATCTATTATTGCTAAAGGTATCCTTAGAAACGTAGGTAAATATACTAGAGAAGATCCTACTGATCCAGATGCTACATACTATTACTATCCTAACTATCCATATAATGACTTAAGTGAAGATCCATTCTTACTTGAGAGAAACAATGCATACAACTCTCAATGTGATACATACTCTGTATCAGTGACAACTGCTGGTACATTACAATATACAAACTGTTTTACAGGAGAACCAGATACACAAGCTTTTAATAGTAGCACCACTGAAATATGTTCTATTACGCTTCCTGTTGTAAATAGTGGAGAAGCTACATTTACAAATGTTACAACTACGTCATATACAATCACTGTAAATAGTAGTATACTTAGTACTACATTTAATTATACAGATCCAGTTACAGATGCTTTACGAAGCATTGTAGTTCCTAAATCAAGTTCTCGTTCAGTAAACTCTAACACTGTTCCTGTACGTACATCAGGAACTACTAACTATACAATGGTTGCTAGCAATAGTGGTCAAAACAATGAATGTTATCCTGCTAAGTTAAATGGATTTAACAATCCTGATTCTGCTTACAGACAAGTATTTAATTCTCCTGAGACATCTTTTGGACAGCCTACATTAGGTAATGTTCTTAAATTAGAAAGTGTATTGTTTGGTGGAGGAAGAGCTCATTTTGTTGAAGTGCAGAAGCATGCTATGTATAAGCTTATCACTAAACAAACACAAATTGATGCTTTAGATTCTAGTAAGAGAATAGCTGATCTTGGAGGATTTAGTCCTGTAGCGTTCTTCACAGCATATCAAACTTACTTACAGATTTATATTAATGGAATTAGTAGACAAAACTTTGCATATTCATTTAACTCTAGATCTAGTTATGACTATAGTGCAGATGTTCCTAATGATCAAGGAATTAAACAAAGACAGCTTGATAAAGTTCAATATGTATTTCCAGGTGTACAGAATGTAGGTGATAATTATGATCTTAATAACTGGAATAGAGAATCTTCAGTTTATATTAAAACTATTGATAATAGAAACGGTGTACCTTTTACAGTGTCTCCTTTACCATATCCTAACCAAACTTCTTCTCTTGTTGTAGCAGGTGTAAGTCAGATTAGTGATAATTCAAGATTTACAATTTCAGAAGCAGAAAACTGTGCTAGCCCTGAAGCTCAGAGAGATATCAAAGTGGTATCTTATTATGGTTCTATAAAGACTATTAATAATGCTCAATGGGGACAGATATATTCATATCAAACAATTGATACAGGATTCCAAAGAATATTCAGTGCAATATCTGCTAATGATCCTGAAGTGGTATTTGGTGGTGATACATATATTGGTAAGTTTGGATTTAAAACAAAGCTTCCTTTCTTTATTGACAACAGAGTTAATGCTCCTGATGATTCTGATATATACTATGATGAGGTTGGTAATGTAGCCTATCCACAATATTGGTATTCAGCTAGATCTATACTATCTGATTACTATGTAGGAAGCACATTGATGAAGAATATAATCTCTACCAAAGCAAATTATTTAGACTGTCCTGATGATAATATTGTTGATAATACTTCTACAAGTACAACAACTACATCAACTACACCTCCTCCTGGAACAGTAACAGCTGGTTCTTTGAATTATGTATATAGTGGTAAGATGTATTTGTTTGCTTATGGTATTCCTTACTTCTATGTAGAGAGTTCTATTAATGTAGATTTACGTCAAGCATTCAATAACTTAGAAGGTGACTTCTACCCACACGTAAGTTCAGGTATTCCTGATAGCTGGTTCCAAGAAAGTAGAGTTCCTATTGCTTTTGATAACACATATTATTACAATACAACCTTCTCTAAGCAGAATACAGAAAACTTCTTTTCTCATTTACCAGCAGACTGGATAAAGCAACTGTGTTATAGAAACTTTCCATTCAGAGCAATATACTCTGACAGACAAGAAAGTTATTCTGATAATAGAATAAATAGCTGGTTGATATATCGTCCAGTGAGCTTCTTTGATTTCCCTCAAAATTATGGTAATCTTATATCTTTAGATGGTATTCAGAACAGAGCTACATTAGCTAGATTTGAGAATAAGACATTGCTATATGGTAACTTATTAACTATTGATACAAGTAACCCTCAATCTGCATATGTAGGAAATCCTTATTTGTTTGGTGGTCCTGGTGGAACTCCTCCAGTAGATTATGCTGAGACAGACCTTGGATTTGTTGGTTGTCAGAATAAGTTTTTACTCAAGATACCTCAAGGACAAATAACTATTGATGCTAAGAGAGGTCAGATATTTTTAATTCAAGGAACGCAAGCACAAGATATTTCAGGATTTGGTTCTGGTCTTAATAGATTCTTTACAGATCATTTGGCATTTGAAATCTTAAGATATTTCCCAACAGTGGATACAGACAACCATTTTAAAAACATTGGATTACATGGTGTATTTGATAGTAAGTTTGAGAGAGTTATTATCACTAAGTTAGACTACATTCCTCAGCCAAATAAAGATGTGCTTTATGATGAGGTGGCTAAAGAGTTTTATGTTAACCAACCTGTGGCTGGTGATATTTCAGTTAAGAAATACGTTGAGGTGACAGATCTTGAATACTTCTGTAATAAATCATGGACTGCATCATTTAACTTGAATACAAAGAGCTGGGTGAGCTTCCATACATACCTACCTAACTTCTACATAGGAGAAAACAATTTCTTCTATTCTGGATTAAATGAAGGTTGTGATATCACAGCATTGGCAGTTACAGAAATACCTTCTCCTACCACAACTACTACAACAACAGTAATTCTATATTGTAACTTGTCTGGTACAGCAGTGGTAACAGGATACCCTTGTGAATTAGAAGGAACAGCTGTAGAAGAAACTACTACTACCACGACTAGCACTAGCACTACTAGCACAACATCAACTACTACTACTGTTGCTCCTTCATGCTTTCTTGTACCAGGATCTTTTACAAGAGAACCAAGTTGTGTATTAGTAGCAGGAGAATTTATACGTACAGGAGGTACAACTACTACCACGTCTACATCCACATCTACTACAACCACTACAACTACACTACAACCATCTCTTTATAGATATAGTTCAGCAAGCTTTGAAGATGCTTGTGCTACTGGATTAGAAATGGACAATGTAGTATTAACTGATCCACCATTCTGTTCTGCAACTGCAATACAATGTGATGAGTTTGTATTAGCTCCAGCTGGTGTAGAAGTATGGGTTCGCACTGGTAATAGTTATAGAGCTGCAACAATTAATGATCCTAATACATCTGGAATTGCTACATTCACTGCAACAACATGTGTTTTATGTCCAACAACTACAACTAGTACTTCTTCTACTACTACTACCACTACAACTGCGGCACCTGTTACAAGAACTGTAACTAACCTTGGTGCAAGTGCTTCTGATATATTAGGAGAAATTTATATAAATGCATCAGTAACTCTTAGTGGTAATGTAAATGCAGATACTATAATAGAAGTAGTTGTATCTACTGTTCCATATGGTAATGTCACTGTATATGTTACAATACTTAATGGTAATTCTTCAGGCAGTGGTTCAACTTTTGTTGGACAGGGAAGTGTTCCTTCTGCAATTGATGGTCAATGTATTGCAGCTTCTGATAACGTATATGTAACTTTCACTGGATTTCAATGTGTTTAATCTTTATATATAAAATAAAATAATATGGCATTTTCAGCAACAATAAGTTTAAGTTCAGCAGGAGCAGATACTGGTCCATTTAATCTGTATTCAAATGCAGATAGTTATGTTACAGCATTTGCATCAGCAGTTCCTAAAGCATCTATACTTGCAGGATATTTATCAAATGCTGTTCCTGATTTAACAACAATTTGTAGAGTTAAATCTACAGGTACCTGTACTAATTATGTAGACATGCCTATTGATGATCCTTATATTTACGTTTATCAAAAGTGTGGTACAACGCAGTATTTTTATAATCCAGGAGTGATAGCAGTTAAAGTGCAAGATGATAATTCTCCTACACCTAATTGTTATGAAAAAGTAAATGAAGGTTTACTAAGTGCAATGGACGTATTGTACGCTCTTACACTTAATTTAACATTAGTTAGCTCAACTTGTGATTGTGTTTAAAATAATATAAATGGCTAAAACAGTAATAATAAGATTGACATGTTCAGGTGGCAGAACAGGACCCTTTGATATCTCAGATAACTTAGGGACTGTCTTGGGCACTAACATAACTAAACAAAATCTAATTGATGGGTACACTGTCAGTGTAGATGATTCTGTTACTACTATTATTATAACCTCTGTAGGTAAATGTCATACAGTTTTACAAGTTACAATTGGCACTGCCACTAAAGAACAACTTGCTGCTTTAGATTACACTGTATGTAATACAGGATCTATGTGGAGACATTTAACAGATGTAGTTAACTATAACAAATACTATGGTAATGTAGAACCATATATAATTGAATATCCATTTGCTTACCAAAGCTATGATGAAATACTTCAGAATGTAAAAGACTATAGTAAGGTATTTAACTACTTACCTATTCCAGATGGTGTGTTTAATGACAATGCTCAGATACAGGTTGATAATCAATGGTTTAACAAGGCTGTTCTATACAATGGTCAACAGTCTACAGGTGTACTTGAATTGGTACCAAAGCCTATGAACAACCTAAAACAATACTTAGCTTACCCAATATACAATGAGTTTAGCAAGACTATCACTTATACTAAGTCAGATAATTTCTATCAATATAATACTTTCTGGGGGTTAGTTAAGAATAAAGCATTACCTTTGTTTACAACAAGTTGTGAAACTTTATCAATAGATAAGGTTGTAAACCAAGTGAATATGGATTATGGAAAACGTTCATTTAAGAAAGAACCATTGAGAGCTAAAGATCTTAAGGTGAGACACATTCTTGACAATAGCTCTCAAGCACATATAGTTTCTCAATTCATTGTTGCACCTGCAATGATTAGTTATAAATAATATTATGGAAATCTGGAAAAATATACCTAGTCTTAACAATTTATATGAAGCAAGTAATCTTGGTAGAATAAGATCTGCATATGGTAAAAACAAAGGTAAGGTTCTAAAAGAGTATATTAAACATCCTTCAAATATTAATTATAATTTTGTAGAAGTACATATAGATGGTAAAAAATGGGCAAAGAAAGTACACAGACTTGTAGCTGAAGTATTTTGTGAAAATTCTGAAAATTATCCTATTGTGATGCATTTAGATAATGATAGAAGAAACAATAGAGTAGATAATTTACAATGGGGTACATTAAAGATGAATTCTCAACAAATGATTACTGAAGGAAGAGGAAATAAATCTAAAGGTAGTGATCATTATTTTTCAAAACTAACTGAGGATCAAGTAGTTGAAATAAGAAAAAAGTATATTCCTAGAAAATATACTTTACAACAATTAGCTAATGAGTATAGTGTAAGTTTTGGTTTAATTGGACATGTAGTAAAAAATAGAAATTGGAAACACGTAATTGCATAAATAATGGCTAACTGGTTAGATAAATATGAACAAGGAGGATTAGTCTTAAAGAAAAAGACTAAGGATAACTATGGCAAACGAGAGAATGCCAATGCAGGACATTCCACTGCTGGCCCAGGTTGGGTTGGTGAAGGAACAACTAACAGAGGGTTTAACTACAATGGAGCATGGGGAGGCACTATGGAGATGGGTGGATCTATGCCAGGTGCTGTAGGTTTCACGTACGCACGTGTGGTTGGCTCAGCTCCTGCTAATGGTAAGTATACAAAGAAGACAAAAGCAAGTGCTCAGAATGGTACAGAGATGAAATTCTACCAAGAAGGACTAGACTTCAAACCTAAGACTATATCTAAGAATGGTTCTGTGATTAAAGATGATATGGGACAATGGGCTCACCCAGGTGAGATAACACAGATAGGTTCTAATGAAATAACAATGAAGGGAGTTGAGTATCCTGTACTTGGTATATCTGATACAGGTGATAGGAAGATGATGTATCCTGGTAAGGATTATAAGTTTGATGGTAATATGGTTACAGAATACCCACTGGCTCAAGATGGTGGCTGGTTAAACAAATATAAATAAATCATACAATAGAGTATAATATGAAAGACCAAATGTTAAAGATTGCTAAAGTAAAGTCTGAAAAGGAATTCTACAAGAAGTATCCTACAGAAGAAGCATTTATGAAAGCTCATGGTAAAGAGTTAAAGAAAGCTGCTATGGGTAAGTCTATGGTGAACAAACAGTTACACCAACTTACAGACTTTGGCAATCCTCCTATTGCTCAATATGGAATAGGAATGACAACTAAGCCACAGGACTTTAGTAAGTATTTGCAAGGAACAAATCAATTTGGTTTGAATCCAGATGGTACTATAAAACAAGTTGGAGGTGCTTTTAATAATGCATCTATGGCCCAGATGAGTGGGCAACAGATGGCATCTAATATGTCATCTCAGTTTGCTACACCTTCTTCTGATACATTATCAGGAGTTAATGATATTAATGCAGGAGCTGACGCAGGTGGAGGTAAAGGAGCTAATGTAGCTGCAGCAGCTATAGGAGCAATACCAGGAATCATAGCTGGTATCGAAGCAATTGGTTCACAAAGAAAAGCAATAAACAAAGCATATCAAGCTAGAGAGTTATCAGAACTAAACTTACAAGCTAACTCTACAAGAGAGAAAGTTAAACGTAAATATGTAAGACCAGAGGATAATATTGCACAGCCTGGACAGTTAGGTAATCCTTATGGATCAGGTACAAACTTCTTAGCTAAGAATGGTAAGATGATTGGTGGCAATCCTACAGAGATTCAGAACATGTACAATCCTGGCGATATTTATACAGATGCTGGATATGAACCATTAGAGTCTCAGAAATTAAAACAATATAAACAAGGTGGCAATCTTCCTGAAGCAGAGTTTGGAGATTACTTCCAAAATTCTGGTCAAGCACAGATTGGTAGTGCTACAGGTACAGCCATTGGTAGTCTTGTAGGTGGACCATTAGGTGGTGCAATTGGTGGACTTATTGGTACAGTGGGTGGTAACCTATTTGGTGGTGCTAAACAAGCTAGAGAATTACAAAAAGAAAAAGACAAAGCTGAGATGAACACTCAACAAGCTGCTTATCAACAAACTATGCAAAATCAGTTTGGTGCATATATGGAGCAAGGTGGTAAGGTGGATGTTGGAGATGAATATAAGTGGGTTAGCCATACGTGGCAACCACAGACAATTACTAAGTTTGGTGAGTATAATGTTAAAGACTTATTAAAGCCTCCTCATGATGCAGATATGCTAAGAAGTGGTGGTCATTTAAAAGATGAGTATTATACACCTCCTAGTGCAGAAGCTATGTTTACTGGCAGACCTGAGCGAAAGCCTTTAACTATGGAACATGGTGGACAGATGGCTATGGGTGGTGACTTAGAAGTAATTGAAGGTGGTAAGGCAGAAACAATCTCTTACAATCCTTTCCTACCAGATGGTGGTGAGACTGTAATGTTTAAAGGTAGGTCTCATGACAATGGTGGTATTCCTATTAACTTTGGTGAGAACGGTGTAGAGGTTGAAGGTGGTGAACCAGCAGTTAAGTTAAGAGATGGTGGAAATGAAAGCAATATGGTTGTCTTTGGTAACATGAAATTATCAAAGATGGCTGCTGATGAGTTTGGTATCCCAGATGCAAAAGGTAAGAAGTTTAAACATGTTGCTGAAGAAATAAGCAAGGTGGAGAAAAAACAAAACAAGTTAATAGAAAAGGCCACAGAAAGAGCAGACATGACTACAGGAAGCAGTGGCTTTGATCAATTGAAAATGAATACAAGTGAGGCTCAACTTATAGGTGCTAATATGAAATTAAGAAACGCAGCTATTTTAAAACAAAACCTAGGGGCTGTTCAAAATGCTATTCTTGATACAGCTAGTGAACTAGGTGTAAAAAGTGATGAGTTAGCTCAAGGCAAGTTGGTAAAAGAAAAAGATCCTCGTATGATGGCACAAGCAGGTACTAATGTTCCTTACAGTGGTACACCATTTTTAGATGCACCTCAGTTATATCCTGGTCCTACTCCTAGAGAGTTAGTAACCAATATTGTATCTGATGCATTAAAAGGAGTTCCTCCTATGCAAGAGTACACTCAAATACCTTATCAACCAGGATTTGGTTCAAGTAGTGTATTACCTGATGTTACAGTAACTGGTGATAAGCTAAGCAGTACAGCTAACTTATCTCCTATATCAGACGATGCTCTTATGTCAGATAAAGGTAAATTTGATTGGAAAGGATTAGGTCAAATGGCTCTATCTAACTTAGCTCCATTCTTAAGACCTAGAACTAAATTAGGTCTTGATCCTGAAGAACTATATCCTGAATACTTTGCTATGGCTACCAATCAGTTAGAACCTGTACAGGCTCAGACGTTCCAGCCAATGCTAGATACTCCTATGGACATTTCTTTGAATGATCAGCTTAATGCTATTGATTCTCAATCTAGAGCAGCCATCAGAGCAGCAGGTTCAAATCCATCTGCCCAAGCAATGATTATGGCTCAAAGCTTAGAAGCTAAGAACAAAGTGTTAGGAGAACAAACAAGAATCAACGCTGCAAATAAGATGCAGGTATATGATAAGAATAGAGCTTTGTTAAACGAAGCTCAGCTTAAAAACTTACAAATCCTTGATAAACAATATGTTAGACAATCTGAAGCTAAGTCTAATACTAAGGCTCAAACTCTTGAAGCTCTTAAATCTATTGCTGCAAAGACTGCTCAGAATAAACTTGAGAATAAAACACTTAATACCTATGAGAACATGTACAACTACAGATTCTCTCCAAGTGGTGTAGCCTTTAATACAAACGCTCCTGCTCAGTTTAACATCCCTGGAGCATCAGGATCTCAAAATACTACAGATGCAAAAGGAAATGATCTTCTTCCTATCTATAATAAGAAAGGAAAGGTTACAGGATATAAAGTTAAAGAAGCCAGAAATGGTGCAATTGTTCAAGCTCTAAAAAATCTATAACTAATTAAGTTATAGTGATTTACCAAAAAATGTTATACCTCTTGGTAATTCTAATATTTTAAATTAAATTTGCTAATTATAATACCATGGCATCGTTTACTGATCAAATACAAACATTTAACCCTTACGTCTCCCAGGCTCCTTTGATAGAAGCTATGGTCGCTGTTGGCACTCAAAAGCAACAACAGTATGACCAAGGTGTGCAAAAGATTCAAGGGTATGTAGATAGCATTGCTGGTATGGATGTTGTTAATGACGCTGACAAAAAGTATTTACAGTCCAAGCTAAATGACTTGGGTAGTAAGTTAAAGACTGTTGCAGCAGGAGACTTCTCTAACCAACAACTAGTTAACTCTGTTGGTGGTATGGCTACTCAGATTGTTAAAGATCCTACAGTTCAGAATGCTGTATACTCTACAGCTAATTATAGAAAAGAATTAGCTAGATTACAGAAAGATGTAGAAGAAGGAAAGTCTAGTCCAGCTAATATTGAGTTCTTTAACAAAAGAGCTAACAGTTGGTTATCTTCTGATAAAGCTGGTCAAAAGTTTTCAGCAAGTTATATTCCTTATTTTGATGTACAGAAGTTTGCTAAAGAAACATTTGATTCTGTAAAGCCTGATGGTTTTACAATTGATCAAGTGTATGAAACAGATACTCAGGGTAATATCAAACTTGATAAAGCAGGTAGACCTATCTATTCTCCAACAATGAAAAGAATGGAACAAGAAGGTAGATTTCCAGAGAAGGTAAAACAAACTATAGAACAAATCTTCTCTGATAGTAGAGTGGGTCAACAATTAGATATTTCAGGCCAATATGAATATAGAGGTTACTCTCCAGAGATGTTAACTCAAAAAGTCAACTTACAAAAAGAAGGACTTATATCTAAATATGATGAACAGATAAATGAACTTGCTTTACAAAAAGGTACAGGTAAGGATGTCCAAGCTCAGATAGATCAACTTGAGTTAAGAAAGAATAACATTAGAAGTCAGTATGATGATATAATGACTGTAGCTCAAGATAATCCAGATGCTATCAGATCTCTTTTATATAAGGATGATGTTAAAGGTAGATTCACCACAATGTTTGGTGAGATGAAAACTAAAGAAACTTTGATGAACAATCCAGGTTGGGAAGCTAACTTCAAGTTACAACAAGAAGCTAATGAACAATCTAGATGGGCTCAAGGAATGGCATGGGATGTTAAGAAGTTTAACATAGGATTATCAGAGGCAGAGAAAAATCGCAACTTACAAGTACTTCTTGCTCAAATGAAAGGAACCAAAGGTAAAGGTGTTGATACTAATGGTGATGGTATTCCTGATGATTTTGGAGCAGGTGCTGGTTTTGAACAAGGTGATATGCCAGGTAATGTTGATCTTATTGCTAGATTTGAATCAGAGTTAACTAATGCTGCAGATGACTTTACTAATGCTTCTGATAACTTTATTTGGAATGCAGCTATATCTAAAGTGCCTGGAAACCAGGCTAAGCTTGATTCTATGATGAAGCAAGGAATTGGTAAAGACCAAGCTATTAAAAACTTACTTGATAATACAGCAGCTCAAAATAAAGAAACTCCAGAAAACTTTAGAGCTAGATGGGGAGATAAAGCTACAGTGGCTTATAATAATATGACTGCTGAACAAAAGAAAAGAAACCCAGATCTTCAAGATGCTTATTATCTATATGGTGAATCAAGAAGAAACTATGATGTATTAAATACTGTTAAAACTAAAGTTAACGAGGTTACAGGAAATATACTAGGAAAGGATGTTGATAAGACAAAAGTAATTGAAGGAGTTAAACCTGTTACAGGTTTCATTAAAGGTAAACCTGTTCAACTTACTCCAGAAGACTTTTATGATATGGCAATTTATCTAAAAGGTAATGCCTCTTCTGCTGGATTCTTAAATGATAAAACTGCAAGAGAACAAGCTAAGAAAGCTGAAGCTAGATTAGACTTAAGAGGTAAATCAGAATTATTACCTATATTATTAGAACAACAAGGTAAAACTAAAGGAGGACTTATAACAGGTGCTATAAGAGGAGTAAAAGCTTTAGCAAGTTTAGCAACAGCAGGAGGACCTGTTCCAAATATGGGTGCAATGAATCTTGTTGATTTATCTCAAGTTAATAAGATATATGATAAGTTAGGAGATGATTATGCAGGAGCTTTAAAAACAAAAGCAGATGTTGTAAAACAATACTATAACATTCAGCCAAACTTAAAAGCTGGTTTATTAACTGGAGATGCTGGTGATGATAAAGTTATGTTAGATAAGTTAACAAGATATGCTGCTAATTATAACACAGCAGGAAAAAACCTTTCCCCTGACTTTAAAGCGTTTGCTTCTAATGTTGGTGGTAAAGATGTTACTTATGAAGCACAAGTTATTACAGGTCCTGGAAGCAAACCAGTAGTAGAAATTGTAGCATATGGTGGAGAAGATAATAAGAGATTAGGTGGTATGATTGTAGCTGATGATGAGTCTACTAGACTTGGTATTAATCCTGCAACCTTGTATGAACCAAAGCAAGTAACTAATCTTAGAACTTATATCCAAGCAAATGGTGACCAAACTTCTAAGGGAGATCCTAAAGAAAAGCAAACTTACATGCAAGGAGACAGTTATCTTAAGACTCCTAATTTTATAAACTTGAGAGGAAGTGGATATGATGCAGCTGCTAACATTACATATAAAAATGGTTTATATTATGCAAACATATTTGGAAGCGATGGCAGAAGATCAAACATAATGACTATGCCAGGTAGTCCAAACTTGCAAGCTGTTCTTCAGAACTTAACAAATAACGTAAACACACAGTGGATTGAAGCACTTTTAACTGAAAGATAATGCCAGATAAAATAGTAAACTTAGGGGGTACAATTGAGGGTTTTCCAAATACACCTGTAGTAAATACAGATATTAGACAATCTAAAGGACCTACTCCTTCTATAACTGATTTGTATACACAAGGATTAGGCACTGTTAAACCAGCAGGTATAGAGGCTATTCCTACGTCCAATCTATATGTTGGAGAAAGATATGCTGCTGTTAGACCTGGTGAAGACTTAGAAGAAATGTATGGTCAGCAACAATCTAGTGCAGATAAATGGAAGAACGGTGCTATTAAGTTTTTTGGTACTGCAACTGCTTCTCTTGTTTCTGGTACAGCTGGTCTTGTTTATGGTGTGGGTTCTGCTATAAAAGATGGAAAGTTTTCTAGTCTTTATAATAATGATTTGACTAGAAAGATGGATGAGACATTTATCCAAGGTTTAGACAATACTGCTCCTAACTATTATACAACAAAAGAAAGAGATGCTGAGTGGTGGTCTCCTGATAACATATGGACTGCTAACTTCTTCTCAGATAAGCTGATGAAGAACTTAGGTTACACAGTGGGTGCTTTAGCAGGTGGTGTGGGTTGGGCTAAGTTATTAAAAACATTAGGTACAACAAATGCATTAGTTAGAGGTGGGTATGGTTTAGAAGCTGTAACTGCTGCAGAAAATGCAATGCAAGCTGTTCCTAAAGTAAATCAATTTGCTGCATTTGATGGTGCAGTTAATTCTATAGCTCAGAAATATTTAAAGACTCCTTTAGCTAAGGTATTAAGTGATCCTGAAAGAATTGTTGCTTCTACAATGGGTACGTTTGGTGAAGCTTCATTAGAGGCTTTGCAAAATGCAAATGAGTTTAGAAAAGGAGCAATAGAACAATATGTAAGAAAGTATGGTAAAAATCCTACAGGTGCTGACCTAGAAGAGATTGATGAGTACGTAAGTAGTGTTGGTAACTTCACTTGGGGAATGAATACTTTATTATTAACTGGCACAAACTATATTCAACTTCCAAAGATATTAGGTTCTTCTAATAGAGCTGATAAGATGTTACTTAATCAGATTGAAAAGAAAGGACAAGGTGCTGCCTTCACAGAAGTGATGCCAGCTACTAAGTTTGGAAAAGTGTTACAAAGATCAAAGGATGTTTCAAAACTATTCTTTGCTCCATCAGAAGCATTTGAAGAAGGTGCACAGTTTGCCATCCAAGTAGGTACAAATGATTATTTCAATAGAGCCTTTAGAAACAGACAAGGTACACAAGACTTCTTGACTGCTCTAAGTGGTACTATGGGTAATGTACTTGGTAAAGGTGTAGAAGAGACTATATCTACTAAAGAAGGTTTAGAAAGTATATTGATTGGTGGCTTGTCTGGTGGATTACAACAAGCTAGAAATACAATTAGAGAGCAAGGTGTATTAGGTACAGGAGGATTAAGAAGAGCTAATACAGATATTGCTCTAGGTGCTTTAAATCAAAGTAATGTTGAAACTGTACTTGGAGACTATGCTAGATATATTGGTATTGGTATTGGTTCTCAAAAGGCTAGACAACAAGCTATTGTAAATAATGATAAGGTTTCTGAGAAAGACTTTGAGAATGACTTCACTCTATCTTACATTATGCCAAGAGTTAAGTATGGTAAGGTGGATTCTATTGGAGAAGAACTTTCATACTACTCTCAACAATCATCTACAGAAGAAGGCTTCCAACAATTGGTTGCAAATGGTATTGTAAATGCTGGTGAAAGTAGAGAAGATTTCTTAGCTAGAATTACAAATGTTGGAAGAATCACTAAGAACATTAATGATCTTTATGATTCATTAGGTAGAAAATATAGTAATCAACCTGGCTATACATCAGAGATCTTAGATAAGATGGTGTATTCTTTAGCCAAGGTAGGTAGTTATGATGTACGTATTCCTGAAGTAAACAGTCTATTGTTCACAGCAGGAGTTAATACACAAGACATATTACAAAGTGTTATCAAGGAAAACAAACCTAACAAAGAAGCTGTAGAAGAATCATTGAAACAAATCAATGAGATGGATGTAACTTCTGAGACTAAGGATGATCTTAAGACAGCATTGTCTGACATCATTGAGTTAGGCTTACGTAGGAAAATGTTTATTGATGAGTATGATGCTATCAAGGCTAATCCTACAGAATTCCAATTCAAGCCTGATGTAGAGTTTGGTGCTACAGAAGAGGTGCCTGTAACAGTGTTAGAAGGAGAAGAGGAGGCAGTTACTCCAGAAGGACAGATTGAATTATTCCCTACAAAGAAAGAAAGAAAACTAGAGGTTGGTAAAGAATACTTCTTGAAACAACCTGTTAGAAAAGAAGAGAATACACTTACCCTAGCACCTAAGATTAAGGTGTTATCTCAAACATTGGGTGGTGAGTTTGAAGTGCAACTACCTAAAGGTAATGTCAGCTTCTTGACTCCTGAAGATTTTGCAACATTAGATTTGGCAGATGAAGGTGCAGAATCACCAGAGTTGAAAGACATCATGGATGCTGCTATTGATAACGTATTATCTAAACCAGAGTTTGCAGATGTAACACTTCCTGAGGGAGAAGATAAGTTAGCATCTCTTAACTCTTTAAACAATGCACAATTAGTTGATGCTGTTGAGACTGAGTTCAATGCACTTTCAGAAACATATTTGAAAGAACAAGCTGATCTTCAAGCTAATAGAGATAAGATGAACGCTGTAGCAGATAAGATTAAATCTGCACAAACTGATATTGCTGCTACATCTGGAGTTGTCCCAACAGGCAACAATGATGAAGACTTAATGAATACTCCTAAGGAGACTCCTAAGAAAGATGTAGGTATATTGTTTACCTCTTCTACGTCTGCTTCTGTTGACTGGGAGAAAGTATTAGCTCCTAACGTTACACGTTATAATGAGTTTATAAACAAGGTAAAGACCTTTAAGAATAATAAGAACATCAAAGCTATTGTTGTCACTCAGAAACAAGAAGCTGCATTAGGACTAGCTGGTCTTGGTGAACTATCTTTTAGAGAAGGTAACTTTGATACAGATTTATTGAATGATCCTATTGAAGGATTCATTGGTCTTGTGTTTGTAGAAGATAAGAAAGGAGAAAGACAATTTGTAGATAAGGATGGTAATCCTATTGGTAAGGTGGGTGAGCAAGTAGAATTAAACAAGGTGGTATTTACAAGCATGCCTGCTGCTAAACTAACTAATAGTAAAGGTGAACCTAGAAATAGAGCTGGTCAAGAAGAACAAGCTGCATTAGAGTTAGCTGCATACGAAGTATATCGTAAAGACTTAAGAGAAGCTGCTGAAGAAGAATATCCAATATTTAACTTCACTCCATCTAAAGGTATTGCTATTACAGATGACGTTAAGAAATCTGTAGGTGGTGTTCTTATTCCTGAGAATCAAATTACTACACAACAAGTTTTGACTGTTGTGACTAAAGGAGGTGTTGACCATGTAGATGGTATAACTTATAACTTTCCTAATGGCAGACCTGTATTCCAAGACCAAGATACATTAGAATATCTAAACAACTCTAACTTAACTAAAGACCAAGCAAGTGCAGTTTATAATGTACTTAAAGCTATGTCTAATGAAGCTAAGCAACAAATTGCTGCTAAGAAGCCAGTTAAGTTTAATGAGATATATAAGAGATTTTTACAAGGTGTTACATTCTATACCAACGCAGATGCTGTAGCAAAGGGTGTGGGTGAAGGAAGTGGCAATCGTATTTATATAGAGGGATCTGTATTACACATTGGAACTAATACATATGACTTTGCTAATATAGACAAACAAGAAATTCCTATTGTAAGTGATTTACAAGGAGTGTTTCATAATGTAAATAGCTTCACAGTTAACTTAGGACTAGGTGAACCATTTGTAGAGTTTTATGTAGACAATAATAAATTACAACAAAGAAGTTGGAAGAACTATCAGTCTTATTTGTTAGCAAGTAAGAACCCTGATGGATCTGGACGTATAGCTCCTTTGACAACAAATGTGGTTAAGCCTACAGTGGCTGTTCCTTATACACACAAACAAAAGTACATCATTCTAAATGGCTTAGAACTTCCAAAACAATCTGTAGTTAAACCTGCAGAACCTGGAGTGGAGACATATAAGTCTAATGTAGGAAACATTACATATAAAGTTACTACAGATGAGAAAGGTGACTTCACTGTAGAGTTGGTTGGTGAGAATCCAAACGTTCAGAAGATTGTAGACAGTCCAGAATTAATGGCTGTAGCTACACAACAACTTAAAGACTTAGGCAAGTTTGATGAGTTAGATCAACCTGTTGAGACTGCTGCTAAGTTTGCTGTTGAGTTCATTACAGCTAAGCTTGTTAAAGATAAAGCAGAGGTGGCTCCTGTTGAAGAAAAACCTGAACAAACAGAACAACCTAAGAACATCAACATTGGTGATGCTGAATATAGAAGAATTGGTAGAACAGATGTAGATAGAATAAGTGATACTGAGCTTGCGTTGTTTAAAGAATGGCACGCTAAGAATGCTAAAACTATTCCTTACGAAGTGTTAGAGAATGTTATTAACATCAATAGCACAGAGAAGGCATGGGGAGCATTTGAGAATGGTGTGGCTAAGTTCTTTAAAGGAGCTCAAAGAGGTACAGAATACCATGAGATATTTGAAGGTATCTGGAAAGGTTTCTTATCTCAAGGAGAACAACAATCTATCCTTGATGAGTTCAAATCTCAAACAGGTTCTTTCTTAGATAGAGAGTCTGGTAGAAGAATAGATTATGCAAACGCTACAGATCAACAAGCTAAGGAAAGAATAGCTGATGACTTTGCTGAGTTCAGACTTGGTAAGTTACCTGCTAGAAACCTTACAGAAAAGATTAAGAACTTCTTCAAAGCTATTATGGATTTCTTCAAATCATTTGTAAATAAACCTACATTGAAAGAAGACTTATTCAAAGCTATAGATACAGGTGAGTTTGCAGATAGAACCCTTCCTGAAACTATTAAGAATGAAGCTGCTGAGTATAGAAAGATTGAAGGTATAAATGCTAAGCAAACTAATGAGTTTGTACAAGACATTACAGCTAGAGTATTTGGTGAGATATTTGCCAACAACAGCTCTTTGTTTAATATAGAAGATATTACAGCTTCTGATTTATTTAATAGAATCAAGGAGAAATACATACAGAACAATGTTATAGGTGACAATCCTGCAACACAAATCACTGAGAATCAATACGTTAAGTTAGTTGAAAGAACTAAAGAGTTCTTGAAGACATACAGAATTGAGTTTGATGAAGATAGTAGAGTTACAGTTAATGATGATGGAGCTAATAGAAAAGACTATGCAGCTGAAGCATTCACTGTTAATTTCAAGAAGTCTTCTCCATACGCTGTTAAGTTATTGATTGGTACTTTGATTAAGACTAAAGGTTTGAATCAAGAAGCAGTTGCAACACTTAAACGTCCTGAAGCTGATACGTCTAGTATTGGTGGACTTAAGTTGTTACCCTTCAATCAAGCGTTCACAACTTTGATGAATAGACTTTCTAACACAAGAAGTATCCCTGAGTTTGTGTCTAAGCTACATGAGTTAGCTAAACAGAACAGTGACTACGTTAGATTGTTTGAGCGTTTAGGTGGTAACTTAACCACTGGTAAGATTGACTTTAATTCTTATAAACCTCATGACATTAGATTGTTTACTAACTTCTATCAAGTGTTTACAAAACAAAGACCTGATGCGTTAGCTATGTTCATGGATGGTAATAATGTATACTCTGCTCCTGCTAATCAGGCTTCTGCTATTGCTGCAACAAGATCTGAGTGGATAGAGAATATGAAGACTAAGGCTGAACAGCCTGGTTCTATTATTAGTTATGATGAGAAGAAGAAAATCTATACAGTTAAGAAAGAGGATTACAACATTAAGACTCCTCAAGATAAGGTAGAGTTCTTAGCACAATTGGGTATTGAGTTCCCAATGGCTGTATACAATAAGGTGAAGAACAAGAAAGCTTTCTCTGATGCTGTAAGTGGTATTAAGTTAGGTCTTAGTAAGACAGATGAGTTGATGAGCTTTGGTGGTAGAAAGCTTGGTATTCGTACACAGTTAAATGAGTTAGCTAAGTTATATACAATAGCTGCTTCTCCTGCAGAAGACAGCACGTACTTTGGTGTAGATGGTAATAGAATACAATCTGACACAGATGCAAACTATCCTTCTTTATTAGAATACGTATTTAACTCTTCTGACACGTTAGAAGAATTGAAGCAGAACATGCCTCAGTTAAATGATGTATTCTCTACAAACAGCCAAGTGTTAAAGCTAGGTGGTAAGTTCTTTGATGAAGAAGGTAATAGAATTGCTGAGATCAAGTTACAATACATACAGGGAGTTAAGGATGTTGTAGACAATGAAGGACAATCAACATCTTCTCTAAGCATAGGTGATAGGTACATTACAGAAATGAACCAAAACCTAGATGGTAGATATTATGTATTAATCCCTGCAGATAGTTCTAGAGAGTGGATGATGGACTTAGGTAATACAATTGCCTACACAGATGTAGCTGCTGGTAATGCAGATAAGCTATTCACTGATACATTCTTAGGATACTTAAAGGATGAGATTAAGTTAGCTCAAGATAGTACTAACAGAACTAAGCTTAGAAACGTAGGAGATAAAGCTACAGAGCTTAGATTCTTAAAGGATATGCTTCCTGCTACATTATTAAATAAGATACAAAAGCTTATTGATAACAGAGCATCAGAAGAAAGCATTAATGATTTTATTAATACAAATCGTGAAGATTTAGATGCAGCTATATTAAAGTCATTAGATAACACTGTTGTTAAGACTAGACAAAACTTAGTGGAGACACAAAAGGTTATTGCTAGTAAAGAAGCAGGTAGTTTCTTAATGCCTGAGTTAGAGAACAGATTCACTGAAAAGGCTGGCTTGAATAAGTTAGGTTTGGCAGATCAAGATGTTAATAATGTTATCAAGTTTGCTAATGCTAACTACATGATTAACAACGTGGAGTTCCACAAGATCTTATTTGGTGATCCATATCAGTTTGAGGTTAAGGGCAATCAGTTAGATGAGACTAAGCGTATTAAGTCTTTCTTATCTCCAAGAAGAATCACTGTAAACTCTGATGAGTTTAACAACTTATTTAATAGTGAATACAATACAGTGGCTGGTGTTCAATTAACACCTAATGATTATGGATATCATGAGCATAAGAACTTTGCTAAGACATTCACAGCTGCTGACGTAAATGTAACAGATAGTTTCTATCCTAAATCAAATGAAGCAGATGCTGCTTCTTGGATTATGGATGCTGCATATAAAGAGGTAAAGTTAAAGAATGGTCAATGGTCAGATGAGGCTGAAGATTGGCATCAATGGCAAATGGCTTATACAAGACAAAATGTTCCTGGCTACAAATATTCTAGTGATGCTCTTCGCAAACATGATGAAGCGTTAGTAGAACAACCTGAACCTTTATATGTTACAGATGTATTGAAACCTATTGTATCTGGTAACAAGTTTGGTAAAGCAAACTTTGATCTAGTTTTGGATAAGTTTTCACAAATGCCTTTGTACTATAAAGCTGTAGAAGGAACTAACCTTGGCAAGTTCTATGAGAAGATGTTTAAGGAAGGTTATGACTATGCTGTAGTAGTTTCTGGTAGAAAGGTGGGTGCTGAGAAGTTACACAAACTATATGTAGATGGTAACTTTAATGAAGAAGCATTTAACAATACAATCAATGTTGGCTGGGATACTTATGGTATCCAAGTAGAGAATAGCTATGACAAAGATAGCAAACAAACTCTTGGTTCTCAGTTAACTAAGCTTGCCACTGTTGACTTATACAGTGATGGTAAGGCTAATAATGAAGCTGCTAGAAAAGCAGTAGAGAAGAACACTGAGGTGTTGAAAGAGATGTTACTTAATGGATATCAAGAGTTATTAAGAAAGCTTGGTATTGAAGATCTAGGTGACAACTTTGTTGTTAAAGACAAAACTGTTGTAGCTGATACATTAAGACAAGAAATGCTTAAGAGAGAAATGTCTGAGAATGGTATTGATAGTATATCTATTGATCCTGAAACTGGAGAGTTTTATATGCCATTCGAAGCATCTACAAACTACATTCAGATCAAGAACATCTTGTATTCAATTGTAGACAAGTCTATTGTATCTCCTAAGGTGAGTGGTTTCCCTGCTGTACAGGTTCCTGTAACAATGTGGGAGAAAGCTGGTGAGTCTAGAGGAGAAGGATTAAAGAAGTCTGCTCTTAAGTTCTATAGCAAAGAAGATAAATACATGGAGGTATATCTTCCTGCATGGTTCAAGAAACAATTACCTAAGGGTAAAACTGATGAAGAGTTAATTGAGTTATTAAAAGATTCAGAGATATTAAAAGGTATAGGATTTCGTATCCCAACACAGGGCTTAAACTCTGCAGAGGTATTTAAAATCAAAGGTTTCCTACCTGAGTTTATGGGTAAGACAATTGTGGTTCCTTCTGAGATTACTACAAAGGCTGGATCTGACTTTGACATAGATAAATTAAATCTATACTTAAAGAATATATATGTAACTCCTTCTGGTGAGATTAAGTCTGTACCATTCTTTGGATATGGAGATCAAGCTAAAGAGGCTATCAAGAAGTTTATTCTTGAAGAAGATATCAAAGCAATGTTAGATATCAATAGTGAAATCTCTGGAAGCAGAGTGGATGACTATGGTACATTAGCAGATAAGCTTTACAAACAATCTCTTGAGAATGAATACTTTAGATCTATTGAAGAGTTATTAACTCTACCAGAGAACTTTGATAGATTGACTTCTCCTAATACAGACAAGACTCTTAAAGAGATTGCTGATGATTTAGATACATTAAGAGGAGAGAATGAAGGTGATATCAAGAATAGATTGCTAGATAGAAACTACATGACTAATCAAAGACATGCGTTCCTAACTGGTAAGAAATGGATTGGTATTGCTGCTGTAAACATTACAGGTAATTCCCTTGCACAAAAGACAGATGTGTTTGTAGAGAATCCACAAACAGAAATGGCTTTAGAACATAATAAGTTTAAAGATGGTGGCTTTGAGCATATATCACTTTCTGGCATGTTAGACCAGGATGGTAAATACATCTCTGATAAGTTATCAATGTATGCGAATGCTTTTGTAGATATTGCTAAAGACCCATACATCATGAAGATCATCTATAGCAATAGAGTTGTAGGTACATTCATGTTGTTAGAGCGTGCAGGTGTTCCTATGAAGACAGTGGCTATGTTTATGAACCAGCCTATTGTAAGAGAACACATTAAGAACTTAGATGCTAATGGTGCTCCTAGATATGCAATAAGCAATGTTGATTATATTAAACAAGCTGGGATAAACTTCCCTGCAAGTACAAAAGCCATCCAAGCAGCTACAGTTGCTGAAGGTAACTTTGAAGATAATATATCTTCTTATGCTAAGAATACAATGACTGAAGCTCAGAATGCTGAACAACACAAGATATTAAATGAGTTCTTATCTTATGTTGCCCTAGCTGATGAGAACTTCAACTTTACACAGGCTATCAATTATGATACTAGTACATTTAGAAATGCAGATGATTTCTATAGAAAAGAAATGATGACTGATCGTGCACAAGAGAAAGGAGCTATTAGCTCTCCACAAAAGGTGTTAGACAGTTCTTTCTTAGGTACAGAAAAGACTGTGTTAGATCAATCTAATACAGCGTTGGGTGCTATCCTTAAGTTTAACCAATCTGAATTCAGAGGAGTGCTTGAGAATACTATTCAACAATATGCTGAGAAGTTTTACATGGCTAAGGATACATTCAATAGAGTGGCTGAGAAAGCTACAGCAAGCCTACTTGATTATATTATTCAAACAGGTAGAAAGAACGCATTGAATATCAGTGAGTTATCTTTTGGTCCAGAGTCTGTAGCAGTGAAGTTAGAAGAAGCTAAACAAAAATATCCTAATGTACAAATACTACAAGACTTAGTTGTAGTGTCTGCAGAAAGACCAAACAGTCCTAAGACTATTAAGCTTAAAGCTAATGTCAAAGAAGCTTATGATGAGAATATGTATATTGGTATGATGAGAGAGTTGAGAGACAATCCAGACACTAACCAACTATACAAAGATCTTATCAAAGTAGCTATCATACAAGGTACATATCAATCTGCTGTATCTATCAAGAATATTATTCCTATTGAAGACTATTCTGCAGAGGTAAAGAATATTGTAAACACAGCTGTAGTAGATACAAACGTTCAAGAGTTTGCTAATAACAATTGGTTCCAAAGAAACAATTGGAAGAACCCAGATATCACTCCTGCTATTGCTCCTTATATTGATGAAGAGTCTGTAACAGAGATTGGTGAGTTTAAGAATCAAATAGTTTCTCAATACAAGTTTACAGGATTTGTAGAAATCCCAGAGATTGGAATTGGTGAAAATGATAAACTTGTACTATCTGTAGGAGAAAGATCCAAAGCTGCTGGCTATGATATGATAACTATTCCACGCATTATCACTACTAAGTATGGTGAGATGATTGACTTCATGACTGGTAAGACTATTACAAGAGCAGGATATGCAGAATTAAAAGCTAAGGGTGATCCTATTATTGGACAAATGTTTGGTTATCAGAAAGTTAAGTTTGTAAGTGGTGAAGCGTTGAGAACATATAAAGGAAAGTTTGTATTCAAGATGGTAAACTTATATGGAGATGGACAATTCACTTCTGAATATTATAAATTCAACAAACTTTCTGAGCTAGATAATAATACAGGTAAGGTGAACAATGAAATCCCTAATTCAGAAATCATCAAATACTTTACAGGTATTGTTGAAAATGAAGTATCTTCACAGCCTGAAACAGAAACAGATCTAAGTACTAAAGACTTTAAATGTAAATTCTAATGAGTTGTCAAACAGGTATAAAAACTGCAGTTGAGAAATATGTACAGAACAAACCTTACTTGAAATTTGATAGTAAGGACTTTATAGAAGTGAGGACATCTCCTAAAGAGAAAGTTAATCCTGAGAACTACTATGGAGTGGCACGTTCTGTAGCAGACACTCTTAATAAAGCAATCAATTCTGAAATTGCCCTAGGAAAGGTATTCTATCCCAAAGCATATTCAGATAAGGTGGGAGTTATTATTGCTCCTACAGTGAAGCAGTTGGATGCTTTGAATGCAAAAGATGCAGCTGAGCTTGACCAAGCTTTGGCTGAATTAGATCTTGAGATACCTGAGGCTAATAGATTAGATCTTGAGAATGATACCAACTTTGGTGTTAACTCTGATGGAGATAGTCTGTTATTACAAACAGGAGAGATACCTGCTTCTAAAGCAGCACCTCAAACTGTAAGTCTTGTTAAAGATCTTTTAAATAGAATAGGTGTAGATATTAAAACACTACAAGCCATAGAGGTAGATGGTGTTAAGCAAGACGTAAATGGTGTTGCTGACATCATGCAAAAGCTTGTAAAGGTAACTCAAGGTAAAGAAGATGTAGCTCTTACAGAAGAAGCTATGCACTTTGTTGTAGAAATTCTAGAGCAAAAGAACCCTCAGTTATTTAATAAGTTACTAGGAGAAATCAATAGCTACAAAATGTACTCTGATGTCCTAGCTACATATGGTAAGTATAAACAATATCAAACTGCTGATGGCAAACCTAACATCAGAAAGTTAAAGGTGGAGGCTATTGGTAAAATATTAGCTGAAACTATTATTAGAAAGAATGAAGGTTCTACAGAGAAGCCAGAACTATTGGCTAGTGTAGAAGGTTGGTGGAACCAAATAGTTGACTTTATCAAAGGATTATTTGTTAAGTCTGGTTTTGACCAGGCTGCAATGATGGTACTTGGTGGTGAAGAAATTGGAAATGTTGATGATATTAGAAACACTGAGGGTGTGTATTTCCAACAAAACATTAATTCTCAACAGGCTATAATTGATAAGTTAAGATTTACTAGTGATCAGATTACAAAAGATGACACTGGCTATTTAATCAATGGTAATAGAATCAAGAGAAGAGTTACTGACTTTGTTAAGGATTGGTACAGCACAAGATTTTCTAATAAAGACTTAACTAAGTCTGAGTATGACCAAGCTGTAGATGATCTTAAGAAAGAAAAAGGTACAGCAGGACATGCTGATATTGAGCACATGCTTAAAGACTATTTCTTAAATGAAGATGGTACATTAAGACCTGAGAATGAAAGACCTGATGACAATGGATATGTATCTCAGTTGAATCCTAAGAACAAGGATATGTATAACATTCTTAAAAGAAACATGGCAGCTCGTTTGGAAACATTCCCTGCTAACACAAAGTTTCTTGCTGAGATGACTGTATATGATGCATCACGTGATGTAGCTGGTACTATAGACTTTATTGTTGTTACTCCTGAAGGAAAGGTGAGCATCTTAGACTGGAAGTTTATGGATCTTAATGTTCAAAGATATAAAGATGTTCCTTGGTATAAGGTTAGTGGTTGGAGACAACAAATGAAACAATACAAGTCTATTGTAGAAAAGGGATATGGTGTTAAGCCAGAAGACTTTGAACAAACAAGAATGATTCCTATCAGAGCAATCTATTCTGGAGCTATTCCTAAAGAAGGTGTGCTACCACAATTAACAGGTGTTCAGATAGGAGATGTAGATTTAAAGAAAGAAGAACTAGCATACTTACTACCTGTAGGATTAGAAACTGAAAAGACTAGTAGTAAGAAATTAGATACATTGATTGAGAAGCTTAATAAGATATATGATACTATATCATCTAAGAAAGCTACTCCTGAAGAAAAGAGAAGCAAGGCTGAGTTGTTGAATTCATTGTATGAGTCTATTAGACAATTACAAATAAGAGAAAATGTTGAACCTCTTGTTAGACAAGCTAAGTTATTAAACGCTGATGTTCAAAGAGTTATAGATACATATAATAATGAGTGGAAAGGTAAAGAGGCTGGATCATTTACAGACAAACAAAAGAGTGAACTATCTGATAGAATTCTATCTTATGAAACATCTCTAATGGTTTATACATCTTTAGCAACAGACTTAAAGAGTGTGTTTAAAAAAGATATGTCTGAGAAAGATCAAGCAATATGGCAAGATATTAGAGACACTGCAGAAAGTGCAAATGAACTTGAGGCTGATCTTGAAGAAGTAAGAAAAGACTTTGCTGAGAACGTTATTGCTAAGGATGCGAACGTTATGGACTATTTAAAACCTGAAAAGGTTATTAAAGGGTTTAGTAAGTTATTCAACTCTACGTCTATCATTCAGCTTAAGTCTACTGAGATTTTATATAAGATGGCTAATAAAGCATTTGGTCTTGCGTCTATTGAAACATCAGAACAAGGAAATAAACTTGTAGCTATTAAAGAGAAGTATGATGTTTGGGCTAAGTCTAAAGGACTTACAAACAAAAACTACTTTGATATTATCAAGAAGAAGGGTAAGAATGAGTTGATAAATGAATATAGTCCTGAGTTCTATAAGACATTAAAGAGCAAGATTGCTGAGAAAGATACACAATGGGTTAGAGATAACATTGATGTATCTGCTTACAATGAATTCTTAAAAGAACAGAAGGAAAAAGAATTTAAGAGAATAGAAGATAAGACTAGATTTGGTGATGAAGAGACTATAAACAAGGATAAGAAAAGAGAGATTGCTGAGACTAATGCATTATATAATACGTCAACAGCTGATTCTCCTGGTTGGTTATTATATGACCTTACTAAAAAGTTTCCTAAAAAGGAAACTTGGCAGTCTGAAGAATGGAAAGAACTTAACAAAGCAGAGAACAAACCTGCTAAAGAATTCTTTGATTATATTAGAGAAAGAAATGAATACCTAGATCAGATTGGTTATATTAACAAAGCTGATGCTAGAGTGTTTTTACCTTTTATAAGAAAGAGTCTTACAGAGAAGATTGTAATGGGTGGTGATTTTAGATTGGGAGAATCCTTCCTAAGAAACATTACTATTACAGAAGGTGATGTTGGCTATGGTCAAATAGATCCTATTACTAAAGAACCAGTGTATTCTATTCCTAAATACTTTACTAGAGAAACTGTAGAAGAAGCAAGTGAAGACTTGTTTAGAAACATGACTCTATTAAATAACATGGCTATTCGTTATGAATACCTAAGCAATATTGAGAACCAGTTAAACTTAATTGTAAAGACTGAAGGAAATAAGGAATCTATAAAGACATCTTACTTTGGTAAAACTAAATATAGACCTGATGGTACACTTGAGACTACATCAGATAACTCTGACAACACTAAGCTTGTAAGAGATATGATGGCAGCTATTGTATATGGTCAGAAGTATGTAGAGAGTGAAAACTTTGATCAGCTATTAGGAGGTATAAGTAACTTTGGTAAGAGAGCAAATAAGGTGTTAGGTAGAAAGATATTTACAGAAGACTATGATGATGCTCAGATATCTTTAAACAAGACAATCACACAGTTAAATACTGTATTCCAAATGAAGACATTAGGATTGAATCCTATCTCAGCATTATCAAACTTCTTAGGTGGTAGTTTTCAGAGTTATATTAATGCTGGTAAATTCTTTACAAAGGCAGACTTTGTACGTAATGAGTTTATGATGGCAGGTAAAATGAATGGTGTAGATTCTAAGAAATATATAGGAGCTTTACAATACTTCCAACCTTTGACAGAAAACTATAATAGCATCCTTGCTAAAGAATTGTCTGTTAGTAAGTTTAGCCAAGAAGGAATACAAGACTTCTTAATGATATTGATGAGAACTGGAGATCAGTATGTACAGTCTATCAACTTCTTTAGCTATCTAGAAAATTCTATTGTAGAAGATGGTAAGGTGTTTAATGTAAGAGAATATCTTAAGAAACAGCCAGAGTTTGCTAACATGTTTACAGGCACAGCTGAACAAAGAAGTCAATTAAAAGAGAAGTTTGAATCAGAGGTAAAGAGACTAATTGAAGAGAAAGGATTTTTAAAACTAGCTAAGGTAGAAAACAATGAGCTTGTAGTGGAAGGCTTGGATAGAAAGTCTGATAGTGTGATTGAACTTAGAAGAAAGGTACAGGCTATTACTAAAGATGCATTAGGTAACCTATCTGAGGATGACCTTAGAAAGATTAACTTAAATATATATGGTAAGTCATTCATGGTGTTCAAGAACTGGATACCAAGACTTGTAGATGTAAGATTTGGTAACCTGAAATATAACTCAGCTACAGAAGCTTATGAGTGGGGTAGAACTAGAAACATGTTTAGACTTCTGACAGAAGACTTCATGGGATCTGTTGATAGCTTAATTAGTTCTATAAAAGGAGATGACCAAAAGTTTGTCGATCAAATAAAGAAGCTTTATGAATCAAAAAGATCTGACTATGAGAAAGATACAGGTAAAGAACTAAGGATGACAGAAGGTGAGTTTGTAGAATTGGTAAGTAATAACGTACGTAATCAAATGACAGACTTCATGTTCTATCTTGCATTGTCTACATTAATCATAGGGGCTAAAGCTGCTCAACCTGGAGATGATGATGATAGAGCCACAAAGAATAGATATAAGTATATGCTTAGAGTGATGGATAAAATACGAGATGAGGTTGCTTATTTCTACAATCCAACATCCTTCTTAGGCTTAACCACTTCAGGTATCTTCCCAGCAATAAGTTACTTGGAAAACTTCAAGAAACTATTCCTAAACTTTGGTACAGAGATGTATGCTCTAGGTGTGGGAGATGAAGAGTTGGCAAAGAAAACTCAAGTGGTTAAATATGCATTAAAAGGATTCCCTATAGCTTCACAAGTAGATGCTGTTCTGTTAATGTTCTATCCAGACATAGCTAAAGACTTAGGTATGAAGGCACAATCTGAGGCCAAGCCATTTGGTAAATAAATATTAAAAATAAATTAAAATGGAAATTAGTTGTTCTAGTAAAGTTTGTCCAGTAATATTAGATTCTTCCTGCGTATTTTATGAAGGTCCTAATTTAATATATACAGGAATTAACACTAATGATAATCTTGAAACAGCTTTAGAAAAAATTGATGCTAAGTTTGGAGATGCCAACGTAGGATACATATTTAATAATGGTGTGTTTCAATCAACCCCTGGTGCACCTGTTGGACTAGGTGGTAGCATGGCAGCTAATACAATCATTGTTGATAGTGGATATACATTAACCTATACAGGTGATTTCTATGCAGCGAAACATATAACGCTTGGAGGAACATCTTCAGATTTTGTAAAAGGAGATGGTTCTTTAGATTCAACATCATATCAACCAACTGGTAATTATATAACTAATTTAACAGGTGATGTAACAGCTAACGGACCAGGTTCTGTAACTGCTACATTAGCAACAGTATTTGGTGCACCTGGTACATATGGTGATTCAGGAAATGTTCCTAGAATTACAGTGGATGGTAAGGGTAGAGTTACAAATGTAACCCCTGTAGCAATTAACTATCCATCTCAATCATTAAGTTTTGTAGGAGATGTAACTGGATTAGGATATACAGGATCTCCTGTAACACTAACCTTAGATACAGTTAATTCTGATGTATACGGAAGTGATACCTTCCTTAAATTTGCTGTGAATGGTAAAGGATTAGTTACATCAGCTGCTCCTATTACAAGTCTAGATATTGACTCTGTACTAGGATATACTCCTGTTCCTACAACTAGGACAATAGATATAAATGGTGTAACACAAAACTTGGCATCTAATAGAAGTTGGTCTGTAGGAACTGTAACAAGTGTAGGGGTAACAATGCCTTCTGCATTTAGCGTAGGACCTCCTGTTACATCAAGTGGAAATATTGCCATCACAGCAATTGGTTCAACCTCTCAATATATAAGAGGAGATGGTAGTCTTGGTAATGTTATAGGTGGTACATCAGGTACTAGTGGTATCAATGGTTCTTCAGGAATCAATGGTACAAGTGGACTTTCAGGAACCAATGGAACAAGTGGATTTAGTGGTACGAACGGATTAACTGGAACTAGTGGAATATCAGGCACATCTGGTACTAATGGAGCTAATGGAACACGTGGAACTTCTGGATCTAGTGGTGTAGATGGAAGTTCAGGCACATCAGGAAGTGATGGTTCTAACGGAACATCTGGAATAAATGGTATAGATGGTTCTTCAGGTACTGCAGGTACTTCAGGTCAAGATGCAACAGCTGGTACATCAGGAACAAATGGCACCTCAGGAACATCAGCTTCTTCAGGTACAGTTGGTTCTAGTGGTACGTCTGGATCTTCTGGTTTATCTGGTACAAATGGCACATCTGGTACTACTGGTACCTCTGGTACAAGTGGAACAAATGGCACTTCTGGAACTTCAGGTTCTAGTGGAAATAGTGGAACATCTGGTACTAATGGAACAAGTGGAACAGTTGGAACCTCTGGAACTAATGGAACCTCAGCATCATCTGGATCTTCAGGTGCTAATGGAAGGTCAACTGAGTTGTTTCCATACAATGCTAGAACAACTGCTACATCAGGAGACCCTGGTGTTACAAATATAATTTGGAACAATGCTATTCAAATCTCAGCAACTCAAATTGGTATATCACACTTAGATAGCGATGGTGTTGATGTTGATGTATTTTTATCATTGATACCTACAGGAACAATGGTAATTATACAAGATAGAACTAATAGTACTAATTATCAAAAATGGACTTTTGGAGCAGGAGTGGAAGTAGCACCAAATACATATTGGGAATTCCCAGCAACATATGTTGATGGTGGTTATTCTTTCTCAGATGGTCAAGATGTATTATTAATAGTAGCACAAACACCTTCAGGTACAAGTGGTACAAGTGGTATAAATGGCACAAGTGGTGTCTCTGGAACAAGTGGAAGCTCAGGAGTATCAGGAACTAATGGTGTATCTGGATCTTCAGGAACCACTGGTTCTTCTGGAACCTCAGGAGTAAGTGGTACAACAGGAACCTCTGCTAGCAGTGGGTCTAGTGGAACAACAGGTACTAGTGGAACGAATGGTGTCTCAGGAACAGCAGGTACTAGTGGTACTAATGGAACTTCTGCTACTAGTGGTATAAATGGTACGTCAGGAACAACAGGTACAAGCGGTACTAATGGAACAAGTGGTACCAATGGTACATCAGGAACAAATGGTATTGATGGTTCTTCAGGATCAAGCGGTGCATCTGGAACACGTGGTACATCTGGCACCAATGGAACTTCAGGAACTAGTGGTACAACTGGAACTTCAGGTACTTCTGCTTTATCAGGAACTAATGGAACCTCTGCATCTTCTGGTACATCTGGTACTAATGGAACTACTGGTACATCTGGCATTAGTGGTACAAATGGCACCACTGGTACAAGTGGAACTAATGGAGCTAATGGTACATCAGGAGTGAGTGGCACATCTGGAACCAATGGCACCTCTGGAGTTGATGGATTAAATGGAACATCAGGAACAAATGGAACTAGTGGTGTTGATGGAGCTAATGGAACCTCTGGGACCAATGGTACAAGTGGTACATCTGTATCTGTATCTGGTACTACTAATGATATAGTTAAGTTTACAAGTGCATCCACTATAGGTGATAGTAATATAACAGATACAGGAACTTTAGTTACTATTGACTCAACCCATCGTTTTAATGGATTAGGAACTGTTCAAGGAACAACTGCTTCAGACACTGCACCATTGGGAGCAGAGTTAGCAGCAGTGACAGCTTCAGGTACTAACTGGACATTAGCAGGAACTAACTTAAACGTAGGTGGATACACGCACACCACTGGTTCTACAGCTAACTTAGTAAGTACATTAGCAGCAGTTATTGGAACGTATTACCAAGTGGTTTGGACCATTACAGGAAGAACTACTGGTTCTGTTACTATAAATTATGGTGGTGCATCTACTGGAGCAAACATAGTTGCTTCAGGAACAACTGGTCCTTTGGCTACAGCCACTGCTGTATTGACTGTTATTCCAACGACAGACTTTAATGGTACTGTAGCAATCAGTGTTAAGACCATTGGACTATCAAGTGCTTCTATTACTTATTTAGATAGTGTAGGAACTATTAGAAATGAATTTAGAATTAATGATCTAAGTAATTTCTCTTTTGGAGTAGGGGCAGGTAGAAGAACTACAACAGCAACAAATAATACAGCAGTTGGTGTAAGTGCATTACAAAATAACACAACAGGATCAAATAATGTAGCAATTGGTGCAAGTGCAATGCCTTTTAATAATACAGCATCTAACAATATAGCAATTGGTCAAAATGCATTGTTTAATAATACAACAGGAGCACCTAATATAGCAATTGGTACATCTGCATTGTCTGCTAGTGTAGGAGCATCTAATAATGTAGCAATTGGACAGAGTGCATTGAGTCCTACTACAACCAATGGTAACACAGCAGTTGGTTCATTTGCAATGAGTGCTAATACAATAGGAACATTTAATACAGCGATGGGTCAACTTGTAATGTCAACTGCTACAACAGGATCTAATAACATAGCTATGGGAAGAGAGGCTGGTCGTTACATAGCAAATAAAACTGGAGCAGTGGTTTTAGTAAACAATAGTGTATTTCTTGGATGGAGAACGTCTCCATTAGGAGATAACCAAACTAACCAAATTGTTATAGGATATGACTCAATAGGACTAGGTTCTAACACAACTGTCTTAGGTAACACATCCACTACATTAACTGCTTTATACGGTGCTGTGATAACAGGAGGAACAGCTACTGATGCTTCTGCACAATTGCAAGCAGACTCTACAACTAAAGGTTTCTTACCTCCACGTATGACTTCTGCACAAAGAACAGCTATTGCATCTCCTGCAACAGGATTGATGGTTTATCAAACAGATGGTACAGAAGGTCTATATGTGAAAACATCAACAGTTTGGAGATTATTAACAATGACTTAATTTTTAACAAATAAAACAAAACAACATGGCAACAGTACAAGAGTTACAAGCTCAATTAGAAGCTAAACAAAAACAAGTGAGAGAAGCTCAAGAAGCTAAAATGCAAGCTCGCATTGCAGCTAGAAAAGCTGAAGAAGAAGCTAAAGCAGCAGCTGAAGCAGCTAAGTCTGATGAAGAAAAGGCAGCTGACTTACAAGCTAAGCTTGCAGAATTAGATGTTCATTTAGCAGAATTGCAAAAATAAATTTGGTTGTTTAACCTGGGTTAACTACCTTTGTTAACAAAACTAAATTTAGATGAACATAATATTTCAAATTAATGGCGGTATTGGCAAGGTGATTGCTGGTACTGCCATTTGTGCTTCTATAAAGGCACAATACCCTGACGCTAAACTTATTGTTGTCTCTGGTTATCCAGATGTATTCTTAGGTAATAAGAATGTGGACAGAGCTTATGCTTTTGGTCAACAAGCTTATTTCTATAAGGAATACATTGAGAATCAAGAGATTATGGTGTTTGGACATGATCCATATTTAGATGCAAAACACATTAAGCAAGAAGAACACCTGATTGAAACATGGTGTAGAATCTATGATTTACCAGTGACAAAGACTGTTGGAGAACTATTCCTTACGCAAAGGGAAATAGATTTCTTCTCTAAGAAGTTTGTATCTGATAAGCCTATTTTTTTGATGCAAACTAATGGTGGTGCTGAAGCAGACCAAAAGTATTCATGGGCTAGAGATATTCCTAGCTATGTAGTGGAGAATGTTATACATGAGTTCAAAGAACAATATAACATAGTACACATCAGAAGAGATGATCAATTGCAATATGAAGGAACATTTGGTGTATCTGATACATTCAGAGCTCTTGTTGTGCTTATGAATCTTAGTGAGAAAAGATTGTTGATGGATAGCTTTGGTGAACATGCTGCAGCTGCTCTTAATAAACCTTCTACAGTGTTATGGATTGCTAATAGCCCTAAGGTGTTTGGTTATGACTTACATACAAACATTGTAGCTAAACCAGAAACAGTTGTTCCTGAATTACGCAATGCTTATTTAGGTAAATATAACATTGGAGGAGACCCTGTTGAGTTTCCTTACAACAATGAGTCTGAAATATTTGATGTAGACGCTGTAATTAAATCTTTTAAATAACCCAACATGGAAAAAATATTCTATCAAAGCTCTTTACCTAGAGCAGGTTCTACATTATTACAAAACATATTAGCTCAGAATCCTGATATATATGCTACACCTACAAGTGGTGTTCTTGAATTAGTGTTTGGAGCACGTGCAAATTATACTAATAGTGCAGAGTTCAAAGCACAAGATGCTGAACTTATGAAGAAGGGATGGCAAGCTTTTGCAAAGAATGGTATGGATGGTTTCTACAATGCTATTACAGATAAGAAATATGTTATTGATAAAAGCAGAGGTTGGGGCATACACTATGACTTCTTACAGTTTGTACAAGGTGGTGAGCCTAAGGTTATATGTATGGTGAGAGACCTACGTGATATCTTTGCTTCTATGGAAGGTAACTTTAGAAAGCATCCTGAGAAGCAATCTGACATATTAGATTGGTCAAAGGGACAAGGAACCACTACACCTAAGCGTATTGATATCTGGGCTCAAGGTCCTCCTGTAGGACTAGCTATTGAAAGACTTAGTGAGATATTTAGAACTGGTGTAAATAGTAAAATGTTATTTGTTAAGTTTGAAGACTTGTGTTTATATCCAGAAAGAGAAATGGCTAAGATATATCACTACTTAGATATTCCTTACTTTGAACATGACTTTGATAACATTGAGCAAGTGACCAAGGAAGATGATGAAATCTATGGTGCATTTGGTGACCATGTTATTCGTACAAAGCTTGAGCCTGTAAGAAGTAGAGCTAAAGAATTATTAGGTAAGGATGTTAGTGATTGGATCTATACAAATTACAAATGGTTCTTTGACCAATTTAGATATACTAAGTAATGAAAACTAAGTTTGATATAAACATATACAAAATACAAAAGAAAGATTTTGTTAATGCGTTTCACAGCAATACATTAAAGTATGCATTGTTCCCTAATGATAATGCTGTAACAAGTTCTATTATACAGGGATGGCAGTATGAGAAGTATATGTTTGACTTCTTGAATAGAAATCAGATAGATTGTGAGGGTAAAACAATACTTGACATTGGTGCTAACAATGGTTCCTTTGCTATAGACTTTGCCCATTTAGTTGGAGACAACGGAATGGTACATAGCTTTGAACCTCAGAGACTAGTGTATTATCAACTATGTGGTAATGTGTTTATGAATGGATTGGATAATGTATATTGTTATAACAATGCTATTGGTAGCTGTGTAGACAGTGTATATATAGAATCTCCAAATTACTTTGATAAAGGAGCTGTTAACTTTGGTAATGTCAAAGTTAGTACAGAAGGAGAAAGAGTTGTACAGGTTCCTTTGGATTCTTTCACCTTTGACAATGTTGTATTCATTAAAATTGATGTACAAGGATATGAGTTAAATGTAATCAAGGGAGCTGTAAATACTATTGCTAAAAATAGACCTTATCTATTTGTAGAGTTTGAAGAAGACTTGTTAATAGAAGCTAAGACTAGTGAAAAGGAATTACAAAAAGAAATAGAAGACTTAGGATATATAGTTAAGAGGTTTCAAGAAGGCATACCATATCAAACAACCAGTGGTAAGTGTCTAGACTGTGTATGTATACCTAAAGAAAAGTTTGAAGAATTTAATCACATTATACCATGATAACAGTATTATTTGGACAGCCTCATTCAGGCAAGACAACTCTATCTCATGAGTTAGAAAGTTGGACATTAGATGGAGACAAGCTTAGGGCTGTGTTCCAGGACAAAGATTTCTCTAGAGAAGGACGTATTAAAAACCTAAATAGAGCTAGTGACATTGCTGTGTTTATGCATTCAATATACAAGAATATCTCAATAGCTATGGTCTATCCATATAAAGAAGCTAGAGATTATTTAAACAACCTGTGTACTAAGCTAGGAGTAGAGATTGTATGGGTACACTTATATTATTCTGAACAAAGAGGTAGAGAAGCTTTTCATGTACAAGATTTTGAATTAGATCTTTTAGAAGAAAATGTTCTATCTTTGAACACTTCAATGTATTCAATAGAAGAATGTATTGCTCAAATTAAAAACTATACAAATGAATATTCTAGCAAAAGGTAATGGTAATGGAAGTGGACATGCAATGTTTATTGGTAGATGGCAGCCATGGCACAAAGGTCATAGATGGTTAATAGACCAAGCATTAAATGAAGGAAAGAATGTACTCCTATGTATAAGAGATGTCACTCCTGATGAAAAGAATCCATGGTCTCCTATTGAGGTGATGATGAATCTAACAGAAGAATTAATGGATCTTATTGAGAAAGGAAGAGTTAAACTCATGATTATACCTGATATTGAATCTATCAATATTGGTAGAGGTATAGGATATGATGTTATAGAACACACACCTCCACAAGATATACATGACATCTCAGCAACTAAGATTAGAGAACAAATGAAAGCAGAAGGTAAGTTATGATAGTAGAAAAGAAAAGACACTTAGCTAAGACAATAAGCTATAGAGTGTTAAGCACAGCAATAGGCTTTGGAATTATGTGGGCTATCAGTGGGTCTATAAAGGTGGGTGCTGCCTTTGGTGTAGCTGAACTAGTTTACAAACCAATTCAATACTACATCCATGAGCGTATATGGTATAAGTGGATTAAGTATGGATTAAAGAAGTAACCACACCAATAACATCATTAACAGAAATACTCTTATGACATTCAAATTGTCTAGGAGTATTTTCATTTTCAGGACACCAGTTCCAATTGCCCTTATCAAATTTAAACAGAGGATTGTTCCAACAACCATTGCACACTTCTGGATTGGTTATACGAGTGCAGTCTTCTTGGAACTCATGGTCTGATGTAGTGAAGTTAGAGATCATTACAGTGTGCTTGCCAACAGCCCAGTTTAACCAACTGATGCCACTAGAAAGACCAATGAAAAGATCTGCATGGTGTAGATAGTTCATTACGTTCTGTAAGGATTTATCTTCTAATATCTCAGCACCATAGTCATCTGCTTCTTGAGACATCTCAATCACTCTATATCCCCAAGTCTTTAACTGAGCAATTAACTCTGGCCAGTAGTACCAGTGCTTACATTGTGATGTAGATCTAGTAGATATACAGATATACTCATTCACTATAGGTCTTTCTCCTGGTGTAAATGCTAGTCTAGGTCTTGTTTCTTTAAATGGTAAAGCTAATACATTACTAGCTGTCTGTTGTAAAGGAATGGTGACAGGATTTACAGGTTCTTTATACTCATCCCAAAACCAACCAAACTCCACTCTTGCTATAATATTATGCACTACAATTCCTCTTCCTACAAACTCTAGTTCAGGATACACCTTCTCAAATAGGAAATTCTTGAATGTAGATACTACAACCTTACATTTATACTTCTCTTGGAATTCTAAACAGTATGGCATCCAAGCAAGGGTATCACCTAAACTACTAGACTCAAATACAATAAACACACGCTTGTCTTTGAGCTCATCTAGTATATTGATTTGTTTTATTATACGTCCTTCATACTTAACAAATATGGCTATATCAGATATATATTTCCTACTAAGCTTAGACCAAGTTCCTGGTTTTAACTTGCTTTCATATATGCTACTTTTAGAATCTCTATCTACAAACTGTACATCATACTCTCTATTCTTTCCTCCATCATCTAACAACTCAAAGTAAAGTCCATCAACGTGGTGTAGGTTATAAGTTATCATATGCGTTTATATATAATTGTTTTGTTCTTTCTGATGTATATCCTTCATTAATCTTTAGTACATTCTGGTAGTACTTCTTTAATATCTTAGCCACTTCAAACCAACTTCTACTCTCACGTACAGCCATCATCTCTTGTCTCCTTTTATCATAGCTTAGAAGAGTCTCGACTATACCTTTTGTAACTGTCTCTGTACTAATACTTGGAATCACCCACATACCATCCATGTGCCTAGAGCCTTTGTAAGTTCCTACAATAGGAAGAGCACTGGCTGTAGCTTCCATAAGTGTTAGGTTTGGATGACCAGCTTCTAAGAAAGAAGGATGTAAGAATATTGTATGTGATTGATATAGATCTCTCATCTCTTCATCTGTAGGATTTGTTAACTTTAAAGTTAACTTTGGATAGTCTAATAAGTCTTTATGGTGTTCAAAGAACTTATTGTTATCAGGATGACCAGCTACTGTAATAGGTAGATCTAACTCCTTAGCTGCTTCAATACCATATCTAAATCCTTTTCTATCTATACTACTATTTCCTGCTAATCCATTATTAGCTATCATTAATAACTTGTGGTTCTTAGGACTATGATCTGGTGTAAAGAAATCTGTGTTAGCCCCATGTGATAAATAGAATAACTTATCAGTAGTATCAAAGTAATTTATATAATGCTCAGTGTGAGTCAATGAAATAATACTTCCTTTAATAGCTTCTAGGTTTTGTTTAAACACCCAGCTATCTTTACCATACCACTCAACATGGTGATCATGTAGAGAGTAGATGTAAGGAATACCAAGATCTCTACAGTGAATAGCCTGGTTAGCTAAGTGAGTATGTACAATTGTATCTGGCCATTTCTCTAGCTCATTCATATATTTGATGTCAACTTGGACATCTAACTTTTCTAAGTTTTGTTTATACTCCCATATAAGTCTTTCTACAGCTCCCCATCCATTTGGTGGTATGGTTATTAACCCTGTAGCTACGTGTACTATTCTCATTTTCTAAATGTTTTATGTGTATTATCAATTAAGGAGAACCCATCTGCTTGGGTAGTAAGTCTGTTATGTACAATCCCCATAGGATGCCCCATAAAGATATTATTAAAATACATATCAGCTGCATCCCACTTGTGCAATCTAAGCACATCTTTTAACCATGGAGCAGTCTTAATAGGGAACATAATACATTGTAAACCAATAATGTGGTCTGTAACATACATTGTTTCATTGACTTCTTGCCTTACAGGAGACTGAGGCCAGCCCTGTTCTAAGGTGTCTTTATCTCCAAAGGACATGATGTCTATGTTGTTTGGTCCCAATAAGTGTGCACATTCCTCAACTTTTTGTACGAAAAAGTGTATGTCTGTCTCAATGATACAATCCCCTTCACATACAATCAGATAGTCACAGTCATGGAATTCCATTAGGATGGCATTCTTGAATGCTTCGTAGCATCCATAATGTGCTGGGGTAAGTGCAGTACCATGCTGTTGAACTTGCTGTTCATTGAAGAGTTCCATTGAAACGCATAGTGGTCGCATACAGTTGTGAGCTGGTGGTAAAGACTTATAGGGCTCGTTAGTGTGTAGGATATATTCCCACCCATGGTCTGCCACTTGTTCAAGGGATGCTCTACTTGCTTGTTCTCTTTCATCATTTAATGTAGTTTGTATGTGAACTAATTTTATTCTTGGTCTATCTGTTTTCTTCCACATAAACTTACCTGTATTTTCGTACAGGTGTAATGTATCTTTATCTAAGTAAAACTCTTCCACCTTATAAGAAAGATCTCCATCATAGAAATCTAGTCTCACTGTAATAGGTTTTCCTTTGAATTCAAACTGATAAACCCATTCATGTGACTGTGAAGGAATTATTCTCTTTGACATATCTTCTCCAACACTTACGTATATCTTTCTATTGTCTCTATTATATGTAAAGAAATAGAACACATAAGTGTTTGGTTTTCCAACAACAGGAATGATAGAATAATACTCACTATTAGATGCTACACCTAATCCACTGTGAACCAGGAAGGTATCCTTGTCATTAGTAACTAATTGTATATCATTAGGATTGAAGCTAAAGATAACCTTTGATAAGTAGTCTTCTAGATAGTTCTCACATCCTCTTCTCTTACACACGTCATTCCACTGCTCTGGTGTACGTACATCATCAAACTCCTTTAGGAAGAAGTCTGTGTCAAACATAATACCATTGGTCTGAATTCCCTTACCCTGAGGTGTAGGGAGTGTAGCAGCATACAACTTCTTATCTGTTCTAAATGCTTCATTCACTGCAGGTATATCTCTAGGATCTAATGTAACATCATATGTAGTGTAGAAGAATCTCTTGAATCCAAGTTCTCTAGCAACCTTAGCTGCGTTATATATGTTAGTTAAGACAGTGAGAGATTGGTTACTACTCTTCAGTCCATTGATGTTGATCTCAGCAAAGTAGTCTGGTCTTTCATTGTAAAACCTTGTATAATAACTATGATGAGTCAATGGATTATGTGCATCGTATATATAACAATCCACCATATTCTGGATGTCTACATCTACAGGGTAGTGGCTAACAAGTATAATCTTTCTGCCTAATGGCTTTAGAGATAGGATGGTATCTTTGGTCCATTGGATTCTATCCTTAATGTTTGGATAGGTGCCCAAGATGATACACTCTTCATCTAGTACATCTAGGTTTAGTTTTTTTATGATTTCAGTAGCATCACTACAAATATCCCCTGTTAAGTAAACCATGTTCTCTGCATCATTATACTTGTTACAATATACATCTAGGTTGTACATCACTTTGATCAAGTCATCATATTCCATAGCTTCCTTAATGGCAATAGGATTTAATTCCTTGTTGCCTCTGTCTCCCTTAGATGGGAAGAAGAATACATCACAGGCTTCTAAGAACTCACTTACATCATTACGCTCTCCCCATACAACACAATTGTCTGGTTTGTTAGCCATCAATGGTTCCCAATAGTTAGCAAAGTTACCTGCTTGGTTACCTAAGAAGTGAAACTTAACCTTGTGGTTCTTCAATCTTTCTGCTAGTTGGAATGCATATGCTTGATTCTTTCTAGGTGTAAACAAACCCACAGTTACAAAGTGTTTATATTCAGGATCTAAGCCATACTCTTCTTGTCTTTCAATCTTGTTTCTAACCTTCTTATCTATAGGATACTCAATCACTTCCATAGGTACATCTAAGTCTATGTATTGGAATGAGTTATAAGAGCTAACAAATATAAACTTGTCAGGCATCCACCTCTTCCACTTAGGATTGAATGAACTATCATGTGTAGTCTCTGATATCTTCCAGGTTCTAGTCTTTGAATAGATAAATGCAGAAAGCTTATCGTCCATAAACATCTCTGGGAACTCTTCCATTACCACTACATCTGGATTAAACTGTTGCATAATTTGCACAAGTTCACCATATTTATCTTCTCCTAGAGAATGGAAGTTAACTCCTTCTGTAAGCATGTCAATAATCTTGTTTCTTTGCACAACAAACTCCCATGCTAGGAATGCATACTCTACCACCTTAACTTCAAAGTGATCCTTTAACAGCTCTACTTTATTTACTGTTACCTGTGGTGCTCCTCCTGTCGACAGGTGAGGAGTGATGATTAATAGTTTTTTCATATGTTATTAATTACATTGACATTAAAAAGTCAGGAGTTGTATAGTCTCTTTTAATTGTTTTATATCCTAGTCTACCTAAGAAGCTTACCGCTGTGTTTGTATTGTCCTCTAACCATATTAGAGGTTTGTCTCTTTGTATTAGCTTTATCATTCCTTCAAATGCAGACATCTCATGGCCCTCAATATCTATCTTGATAAACTTGACAGGTTCATCAAACCACACATCGTCCAGAGCTAAGACTATGTTCTTATGTGCTCCATTAGGTACAATCTTCACTACACCACTATTAGATTCATGTCCATTGTCAAATGATACAATAGATGTTCTACTACCCACCCCTACATTCATTGCAGATACATCATTATATCTCTTTACATTTTGCTTAAGAAGAGAGTAGTTGTCTGGATGTGGTTCAAATGCTATAATCTTTAGGTGGGGAAAGTGGTGCTTGAATTGTACACAGTGCCCTCCTATGTTAGCTCCAATGTCTAACATCAGTCCACTAGATGGGAAATGGTCCTTCCAGCTGTTAAATAAGTCAAATTCCCAGAAATCATTGTACTTAACTATGTCATCTGAGATACATTCAGGACCCTCAAATATAATCATGGGGTTGTTGTGTATACTTACCAATCTAGTTTCTCGTTTCATTTGTTGGTTATTTACCACAAATATACTATCTTTGCCCAACACAACAAAACATTTTGATATGAAAATTGAAGTTTCTGTAGGAGAAGTAGTAGACAAATGGACTATACTTTCTATCAAAGCTCTGAACATTACAGACAAAGACAAACTAGTTAATGTATTCAAGGAGAAAAACTACTTGAACAATACTATTCATCCTGAGATTTTACATGATCCATTAATAGATGATCTATTAGATGTAAACAAGATGCTTTGGAACGTAGAAGACAGACTTAGAAACTGTGAAAGAGAGAAGCTGTTTGATGAACATTTTGTACAATTAGCCAGATCTGTCTATATATTGAATGACAAACGAGCACATATTAAAAAAGAAATTAATATTAAGTATGGCTCTGATTTTGTAGAGGAGAAGTCCTACCAGCCCTACTAAAAAATATTTGGTAGTTTCAACTTTTTTACTTAGTTTTGCAATGAACTAGAATTTAATCTAAATAGGTCGTCCTGACCATGTTGTACACCCATGTCCTGGGTGTATTTTTATTTAACAACATATTGCAATGACAAGAGAAACCCAAGCTGTTTCAGCAATTAAGGTGTGGATATTTCCTACACTAGTATCATTAGTAAGTTTACTCATTTGGAATGATGTAAACGAAATCAAGGCTGATGTCAAAGCCCTAATGGCTCAGTCTAATATAGACAAGACACGTATAGATAATCTAGAAAGAATCATTTATAAGAGAACAAGTTCCCTACCTTTTGATGGACCTACCAGAGATGTAGTGTTTGAAAGCTTTGCTATCCTGCCTAATAATAGAACAACAATTAAAAACAAACAAAATGAAGAAATTCTTTTCTGACCTATTTAATGACAGCAACTCAATTAATGAGAAGGCTATAATAGGGTTTGCAGCATTTGTTATGATGGTCATCTTTGCTATAGCAGACATTATTACAGGGGCTATGAACCAACCATTGTTAGTTAATGAGTTCATATTTGACTCATTCAAAATACTAACAATAGCTTGTTTTGGTATTGCTTCTGTAGACAAGTGGATAAACAAAAAAAATCAAACTGAAGATAATGAATAAAGTTTTAATAGTTATTGTAGTTGTTTTAATATTTATAGTGACAGCTCAAAATAGTGCATATTTAAAAGCTGATTTAAAAGCTGATACTGTAACATTACATGATACAGCCTGGATAATACATGACTCATTGATTATCAAGAAGTTAAAGATTAAGGAGGTGATTCATGACACTCTTCCTCCAGAATATATAGCAGACACAAACTATCCTAAGCTCAAAGCACAATATGAAGCATTGGTATCAGCGTTCTTAGTTAAGAACATCTACACTGATACATTAAAGCTAGACACCTTAGGTTATGTAGCTGTAGATGATACAGTGTATAAGAATGAAATACATAACAGATCTTATAAATATAACTATAAGATACCAACAATTACTGTGACAACTACCATTACTAAGCAGGCTCCTCCTAAGGGAGCTCTATTTATTGGTGGGGGTGTGGATGGTAATAAGGCAGGGGGTGTTACAAACGTAAATCTTGGAATGCTCTTTAAAACTAAGAGTGATAAGATATATGGTTTAAAGGTTGGTTCTAATGTTGAAGGTCAGATAAACTATGGTTTTCAGGCATTTTGGAAACTGAAAAATTAAACTAAAATGGAACAGACATTAAGCTTCATATCAGTAAATGCACTATGTATGGTGGCTATGTTTGTAATTGATTCTCAATTGATATTTTTAATATTTTTCATTGGAGGTTGTAGTTATTTAGTAATAAGAGGTAAAGAGAAGGGATGGTCTTGGGATAAGCCATAGATTAAAAAGAAGAAAACAACATGAACATTAATAACTTAAAAGGACATATTCCTGATGGAGTGATTGCTCAGATCCCTGCTGTGCAGGAGAAGTTTGACATCAACACACCATTAAGACTAGCTCATTTCTTGGCTCAATGTGGTCATGAATCAGGTGGTTTTAAAGTTGTAAATGAGAACTTAAACTATAGTGCTGCTGGTTTACAGAGCATCTTTAAGAAGTATTTCACAGCTGAGAGTGCTAAGGAGTACCAACGTAAGCCTGAAAAGATTGCTAACATTGTCTATGCTAATCGTATGGGTAATGGTCCTCAGGCTAGTGGAGAAGGCTGGAAATACAGAGGACGTGGATATATTCAGTTAACTGGCAAGGATAACTACACTGCTTTTGATAAGACAGTAGAGGATGACATCCTAGCAAACCCAGACCTTGTAGCTACAAAGTACCCACTTTTATCTGCTGCTTGGTTCTTCCATAAGAATGGATTACATAAGATTGCTGATGAGGGAGCTACAGATGCTGTGGTAACCAAGGTGACTAAGCGTGTGAATGGTGGTACAATTGGTCTTGCTGATCGTATTCTTCACTTTAAAGAATACAATAACCTATTAAAAACAAGTGCATAATGACACAGGAAGAAAGAAATGAGAAGATATCTGAACAGATGGCAGCTGATAAAAGTAAGTCAGGACTAGTTGAGAAGTTGGTTTTTACTCTTTTACCTATCTGTGTATCAGCTATTGGATGGTTACTTACAGAAGTGAGTACATTAGAGAATCAAGTGACTGTGTTAAATAACAAGGTGGCTGTTGTAGTGAATGCTGAGAATAAAGCTATACCTCCACAGGGTACCACTATTGAATTAGAACAATTAAGAGCTGCAGCTATGCAAGCTAGGGGTGATATGAAAATGGAGATCTCTGAGAAGATGACAGCAGTTCAAATCGATGCTATGCAGGAAAGAGCTGACATTAAGGCAAGACTAAGTGTATTAGAATCAAAAATAAAACATTAAATAAACCAACATGGCAAAAGCAAAAGGAGCATCAAATGCTAAGAAAATTACCTTTGGAAAACGCAAAGGGGGTAAGGCACAAAAGTTTAAAGGTCCTAAGGACAAAGCAACTAAGCCTTACAACAGACAGGGAAGATAATAACTAAAAAAGTTAAAACACTTATAACTAAATTTGTTATTGTAAATTATTGATACTCATTGTTAGTAGTGAAAGTTATCATATCTTTGAACATTATTTTAAATTATGCCCACTTTTATAAAACCAGGATTTTGGAGAGAGCTTTGTAACCCATGTGATGGGTACGAAGGTTGGTTAAATCTAACTGATTTAATTAATGAAGGTGCAGCTGGAACAGCTGGTACCTCTGGCACCAGTGGTGCTAAAGGTGATCAAGGAATACAAGGTGTACAAGGTGTACAAGGAATCCAAGGCATTCAAGGACCTCAAGGTATAGGTGGTTCATCTGGAACTGCTGGTACATCTGGTGTCAATGGTGTTGCTGGAGATAAGTATCAAACAACATCTTCTACAACATTTACATTAGGTACTGGTGGCACAATCACTGTAGGTACAGGACTAGCATATACAGTGGCTCAAGATATATTGATAGCCTATGATGTTAATAATCATCAGGTTTCAATGGTTACGTCATACAATCCTGCTACAGGAGCGTTGGTATTTGGTACTCCTTCTGAAACTACAGGATCAGGCACATATAGCTTATGGAGTGTAAACCTTAATGGAGCAGCAGGTGGAGATGGTACTTCTGGTACATCAGGACTTTCTGGTTCTTCTGGAAGCAATGGTGCACAAGGTATCCAAGGTATACAGGGTATACAGGGTGTACAAGGTGAACAGGGTGCACAAGGTTTAGCAGGTACCAGTGGAACAAGTGGTAGCTCAGGAACATCTGGTGTTAGTGGCACTAGTGGTACGAATGGTAGCTCAGGAACAGCAGCAACAGCAGGAACAAGTGGTAACACAGGAACTTCAGGTTTAACTGGAACTAGTGGAACATCAGGAACTTCTCCTGTACTTCCTTTACCTGTAGTGTTTGGATTATATTCTCAAACAGCTAACAGTGCTATTGTTACTAATACAACAACTGAATCAACAATTATTGGTCCTGGTGTTGGTACATTAAGTGTACCTGCTAATGGATTTGCTGTTGGTGATTCCTTTAGAGCAGTTTTTGGTGGTGTTGTGAATGCTAATAATAATGAAACTATTAGAATTAGAATGAGAACAGGATCTGTTGTTCTTCTAGATAGTGGCATTCAAAACCTTGGAAGTGCTATTATAGATGATGTGTGGAGTCTAAATGTTGATTTTACAATTAGACAAATTGGAACTGCTGGTGTAGCATCTATTGTATCATTAGGATCATTCCATTACACAAAGACTAACAATGCCTCTATTCAAGGATTTGGATTTAATGTAATAAATAGTACAACATTCAATACAACAATTAACAATACATTAGATGTTACAGTTCAATGGGGAACTGCTAGCACAGGAAACAATATATATAGCGACATTTTTATATTAAATAAAACATATTAATAACATGGCAATACCTTCTAGACAAATAGGCTGGGGCACTACAGACAACCTATTATGGCAAATATCCAAGCAAATGGAAACATTAACTAAAGTTACATACAATTCTGGTGGTGGTGGAGGTGGAATAACCTCTATTGGTTTAAGTATGCCACCAGCATATAGTGTTCCTAATTCTCCTTTAATATCAAATGGCACACTTAATGTTGTTGCTAATGGTGTTGCAAGTCAATACGTTAGAGGTGATGGAACGCTTGCAGATTTCCCAAACATAGGTGGAGGAGGTGGTCAAGTATTCTTCTTTAATGGTGGTACATCACAAGGTGTAATAGGTGGAAACACATATTATGAATTAGGTGAAACTGCTGCCACTGGTCCTAGTGCAGATTTTTCAGTGACTGGAGATGGTTTTTTAGCTAGATTCATCACTGATGTAAATAGTCCAAACGAGACGTTAATACCAAGTGGTAATTGGAATTTTAGAATGTATTTTAGTGCATCCTCTGCTGGTGGATCACCAACTATTATAGCTACAATACAAAAATATGATGGGGCAACATTTACTACGATTGCAACATCCACTGGGGAGGTAATCACTGGTGGAACATCAGAAGATTTGTATAATTTTTCTGCCTCTTTTGCAGATACAGCCTTAGCTTCTACAGATAGAATTGCAATAACATTTACATTATCTAATTCTGATGGAAGAACTGTTACGTTATATACAGAAGGTTCTAATATATCTGAGGTGGTAACAACATTTTCAACTGGTATAAGCTCACTTAATGGCTTAACTGCTACTTCTCAAAACTTTGCAACAGGTGTTACTGGCACTGATTTTAATATTGTATCAAGTGAAGACACTCATACATTTAATATACCTACAGCATCAGCCACCGCAAGAGGGGTTATAACAAGTGCAATGTATAATACAATTACATATAATGTAATTACCACTACAATAAACTACTTGGCTTTACAAAATGACTCTGTTATTTTAGCAGATGCAACTGGAGGAGCTATAACAATCACTTTACCTAGTGCTATTGGAGCATATAAACCAGTGACAGTAAAAAGAATCAACGCTGGTGCAAATGCTGTGAATATTAACACTGTATCAAGTCAAACCTTTGATGGTTCTACAACTGGAAGTCTTAATGTTCAAAACCAATCATTAACATTTGCTTCAAATGGTGCGAATTGGTTTATAGTATAAACAATAAAAAACAATAAAAATAATAAAAGATGGCTTATAATCCTCAAAATCCAAATGGTCAAGCGACCTCAGCAAACAGTAGTCCAGTTGTTATAGCAAGTAACCAAAGTGCTGTACCAGTAAGTGGAACTGTAGCTGTATCAGGTACAACAGCAGTGAGTGGTACAGTAACTGCAAACGCAGGAACTAACTTAAACACTTCTGCCTTAGCACTAGAAAATGGTAATATATCTAGTATTAATACAAAAACACCAGCGTTAGGTTCTGCAGCAACATCTGCAAGTACACCAATGGTTCAAGCTATTGACACAGCAAGTGGTGGTATTAGCGTTCTAAACTTAAATCAAACTGGAACAGCAACAAATAATAGTGCTGTAGAAATTGTTGTTAACAGTGCTAGTTCAGTAACAATAGGGGTGAGTGGAACATTTGTTGCCACTTTATCTGTACAAGTGAGTACAGATGGAACAAACTGGACCACTCTTACATATAATTCACTTATAAACGTTGTTAATGGTGGTGCCCAAGCTAACATTACTGCTCCTGGTGTGTATACACTTCAAACAGCTGGATGGTTAAGAATGAGAATCACTTCTTCAGCATATACATCTGGTACTGCTACAATATCATTAAGAGCCGTTGTTGCTCCTTCTATTGTTGCAATCAATAGCCCATTACCATCTGGAACTAACGCAATAGGTAGTACTGCTTTAAACCAAACAAATCTTGTTAATGATGTAGCATCATCAGCTATTACAGGCACTACAACAACATCAGCATTCACTCCAACTACTGGAGTTGCTTATTCTGTTAGTATTCCAGTTACCGCATCTAGTGGAACTTTTATAGGATTAGATGTTAATATTGAAGAATCAGATGATAATGGTAATAACTGGTTTGTTGTATATTCATTTCCTAGAATCACTGCTAATGGTACATACCGTTCTCCAATGCTAACTTTAAGAGGTAATAGAATAAGATATGTACAAACAGTTTCAGGTACTTCTCCTTCATTTACAAGATCAATTAATAGACTTCAGTCAAATGCAATTCCTCAAAATCCAATTACACAATTGATTGATAGAAGTATAAATTTAACAACACTTAATAGCACAACTCCAATTCTAAACGTTCAAAATTCTACAAATCTTCAAGTGGCCGTATATATTAATACAGCTACCACTGCTCCTAGACTTATGTTTGAGGGTAGTAATGATAATGGAGCGACTTGGTTTGACATTACAGGAGTAATTACTATTGCTGGTGTAACTATACTTGAAAATACAGCAAATACTAACGTACAATTAGTAAGGGCAAGAAATACTCAAAATGGTTCAAACGTTGGATCAGGTTATTATGTAATACTGAAAGGATTTTAATAAAAATATATGAGTCTAACTGCTTACGTAAGATATGACAATAGGGGAAGGCTTGTTCCAGGCGGACCAATAGTCACCTCAGTTAAGCCCAAGGTGGGTGACTGGGTAGCTATTAGTGATGTGCTTGTTACAAATACTGCTCCAAACTACAAACTACGTGCGTTTGTTAGATATATAAATAATATAGGTCGTCAAAGCAAAGATAACAAATATGTAGCTGGTAGCTTGATCCTTCAACACAATGAACCCCAAGATGGTAATTGGAAAGAGATTTACTTCATAAAACCTTGTGACTCTTGTAACCCCACTGGTGATTTTATATTAGCAGAGAACGGTGACCCCATCATAACAGAAAACAATAACAATTTAATTGTAGAATAACATGGCAAATATAAAAATTAGTGCATTACCAAACGCTGCTGCATTGACAGGAACTGAACAAGTTCCTGTAGTTCAAGGTGGTGCAACAGTAAAAACAACAGCTCAAGACATTGCTAATTTAGGTGGTGGAGGTGGCGGTGGTGTAATGGCTGCTGGTAGTGGAATTTGTTCAATTGTAGGTAGTGGTTGTTACAATAACGCTTGTGGGGATTATTCTGCTGCATTAAGTGGTCAATGTAACAATATAACTGCAAGCGGAGCTAATGCTAAACATAACGTAATAAGTGGTGGTTTTTGTAACAAAATTAGTGGAACTTATAATAGTTATTCATTCATAGGTGGTGGACAATGTAATACAGCTTGTGGAACACGTTCAGTTGTTGTAGGTGGTAGATGTAACACAATTAGTTTTAGTGGATATTATTCATTTATTGGTAGTGGATTTCAAAACACAGTATCAGCATATTACGGAGTAGTAGTGGGTGGATATTCAAACACAGCTTGTGGAATACGTTCATTTATAGGTGGTGGTTGTGCTAACACAGTCAGTGGATATGCTTCTTTTGTAGGTGGTGGTAGAGATAACACAGCTAGTGGACAAGACTCATTTATAGGTGGTGGTAGATTTAATATAGCAAGTGGATATTATTCATTTATTGGTGGTGGTAGCTGCAATACTGCACAATGTGATTATACTGGAGTATTTGGATGTAACTTATGTAATACACAAGCTTGCACATTCATGGCTAACAACTTTGTTGTTGGTGACTTTGTAGGTTGTGATGGATGTTCTTTAGCTTTAGATGCTAATGGAAAAATGTGTATTGGTTCTGGTGGTGGTGGAAGTTCTCCTATGGTTGTTGGTAGTGGTGGTACTGGTTCAATTCAAGGTAATGGGTCAGACAATAATGCTTGTGGAAATTATTCATTTGTTGGAGGTGGTTTTTATAATACAGCTTGTGGTGAGACTTCATTCATTGGCGGTGGAGGTTTTAACACAGCTAGTGGAACTTATTCAACAATTAGTGGTGGGTATATTAATACAGCTTGTGGACGTAATTCAACAATTAGTGGTGGATGTTGTAACAATATAACTGCAAGTGGAGCTTATATTTGTAATAATGTAATAACTGGTGGTGGTTGTAATACAATTAGTGGAGCTTATGCTACAAGTGCATTTATAGGTGGTGGTAGTGTTAATAATGCTTGTGGTAGTTATTCAGCTATTGTTGGTGGAACTTGTAATACAGCTAGTGGTAATTATTCATTTGTAGGTGGTGGTGAATGTAACACAGCTTGTGGACCTACTTCATTTGTAGGTGGTGGAAATTGTAATACAGCCAGTGGGTATTATTCAGCTATTGGTGGTGGTCAAAATAACATAGCTAGTGGTAATTATTCATTTGTAGGTGGTGGATTTGGTAATACAGCTAGTGGATATTATTCAACAATAAGTGGTGGACAAGGTAACATAGCTTGTGGTACTTGTTCATTTGTAGGTGGTGGTGAAGCTAATAAGGCTTGTGGTGCTTATTCTTTTGTTGGAGCTGGTAAATCTAACACAGCTGTTATTGATTATTCAACAATTGGTGGTGGTGAATGTAATGCTACTTGTGCTAGTCATTCAACAATTAGTGGAGGTTTTACTAACACAGCTTGTGGTATTGCTTCATTTATAGGTGGAGGTTATAGTAATATAGCTAGTGGAGTTAATTCAACTATTTCTGGTGGTTATTGTAATACAGCCAGTGCATATTACTCATCTGTAGGTGGTGGATATTGTAACAAGGCTTGTGGTGTTGGTTCATTTGTAGGAGGGGGATGTGTTAATACAGCTTGTTGTATTGCTTCATCTGTTGGTGGTGGTATCTGTAATAGATCTTGTGGACGTAATTCAACTATCAGTGGTGGTTATGTTAATATTGCTAGCGGATGTTCTTCAACTGTAGGGGGTGGTGGTACCAACACAGCTAGCGGTTGTTATTCAACTATTAGTGGAGGATATCGTAGTACATCTTCAGGATATGTATCATTTGTTGGTGGTGGTAGAAATAATGTTTCAACTGCTGACTTCTCATTTGTTGGAGGAGGACACTTTAACACAGTTTTAGGCTGTGGAGGAGGTGTTGTTGCTGGTGTTACTAACACTGCTTGTGGATGTAATTCTACAATTAGTGGTGGATATGTTAACACAGCTATTGCTGACCAATCATTTATTGGTGGTGGTATTTGTAATACAACTTGTGGGGTTAGTTCATTTATTGGAGGTGGTGGTGGTAACACAGTTTGTGGTCTTGATTCATTTGTAGGTGCTGGTTTTACTAATACAGTGGGTGCAGGTTGCTCATTCATAGGTGGTGGACAATGTAACACTGTAAGTAGTATTTATTCATTTGTGGGTGGTGGTCTATGTAACGCAGTTTCTACACAACAGTCATCTGTACTTGGAGGATGTAATAATAGAATTATTTCTGCTGGTTCTCATTCAACAGTTGTTGGAGGTATAAATAATACTATTTGTGGTTGTTTTTCAACAGTTAGTGGTGATGCTAATACTATTTGTAGTGGTTCTTGTTATTCATCAGCATTTGGTTGTAACTTAACAGCTAGTGCTCCTCGTACATTCTATGTAAACAACATGTGTGTATGTGGTACATTAAGTAAGACATCTGGTTCATTCAAGATTCCTCATCCAGATCCAATCAAAGCAGAAGCAGGTAAGTTTCTAAAGCATTCATTCGTAGAATCACCTACAGCTGGAGATAACATTTACAGATTTAGTGTTACAACATCAAATTGTAGTGCATCTATTGAACTTCCAGACTATTACAGCTTATTAAACACTAATGACCACGTATATGTTAATGCTAAGAAGCATTTAGGATATGGATTTGGTATTGTTAATGACGAACAAACTCGTATTGACATTACAACTAATACTGATGGTGATTATAACATACTTTTAATTGGTACAAGAAAAGATAAACTAGCTTTAGATGCTTGGAATGGCACAGAAGTTAATGACGTAGAGAAGTAATAAAACAAAACCAACAAAAACTACATATGAAGGATCTTAAATTTATCTGTGCTCAGCCAGATGATGTCTACTACACATGGCAAGTGCATCTATGGTTAGAAAGCTTGAAGAAGCTTGGGCACTCAGACAAGGCAATTGTTTTAGTGTACACACCTAGTTTTAGGGAATACAATGGCAAATGGGAGAAGATAATGGAACTATATCCAGAAGCAAAGTTTGCTTTCTACAAGGATACAGGAGACGTTAGTCAGTATTTAGGAGTTTATATTCCTATTTTACGTCCATATTGCTTAATGAGATATTTTCAGGACAATCCTGATATGGTGACCAAAGCAGTGTTTTACTGTGATTGTGATGTAATCTTCACAGAAAAGTTTGATGTAGATAAATTTAAAGATGATGATGTAAACTACTTGTCTGATACAAATAGTTATATCAACGCTTCATATTTTGATAGTAAGTTAAGAGATGTTCTACCAAGTAAGTTGGAAGAATACAAAACTAGAGATGTTTTAGCTGAGCTTACAAGCTTAGTGGGTATAACAAGAGAAATAGCTGAGGCTAACAATGATCATTCAGGAGGGGCTCAATACTTCCTTAAGAACATAGATGCTAATTTCTGGAAGAAGGTGATGAATGATTGTGTACTTATTCGTACCTATCTTCAGAACATAAATAGAGAGTTCTTTAAAGATGAGAACGCAGGGTTCCAAAGCTGGTGTGCAGACATGTGGGCTGTACTATGGAACGTTTGGCTTAGAGAACAAGAAGCAAAGAACATTCCTGAAATGGAATTCTGTTGGTCTTCAGATGCTATAGAGAAGCTGGATAGAACAACAATATTACATAACGCAGGTATTACAGGACAGAACACAATGGGCTATCCTGCTTTCTACAAAGGAGCATACCACACTGGTAAAGATCCTTTTCTAGATACACACGTACTAAAAGTGCTTAGTGATGAGACTTCTAAAAAATATGCTAATCATTACTACACTCAACGACTAATAGAAATAAAAAACAAGTATAATTTAAAATATTAATTATGGCCCAAAACACAAATCGCCCTCTCAAAGCTTATGTACGCTTTGATGGTACTGGAAGAATCGTTCCAAGCAGCCTAATCTTAAGAAGAAAGAAACCAAAAGTGGGTAGATGGGTAGAGATACCAGCTTATGAATGCTGCAATTATGTTCCTACATCTACAACTACTACTACTAGTTCTAGCACAAGTAGTACAACAACAACTACTACAACAGCCGCAAGTTATACAATAGGTCAATCAGCATTAGGTGGTAAAATTGCGTATATTCTACAACCAGGTGATCCAGGATACAATGCTAGTGTACAACATGGATTAGTGGCTACAGTTGCAGATATTTCTACAGGTGCAGCATGGGGATGTGCAGGTACATTAATTACAGGAGCTGATGGTCTGGCAATAGGTACTGGTAATCAAAATACAATAGATATATTGGCTCAGTGTCCAACAGCAGGAATTGCTGCAAGAATTTGTAGTGATTTAATAGAAGGTGGATATAATGACTGGTATTTACCAAGTATTGATGAACTACAACAACTATACAATAATAGAGTGGCTATTGGTGGTTTTACTGGTAACGAATATTGTAGTTCTACAGAGTTTGACATTGACTATAATTGGGGTCTGGATTTCATAACTGACACTAGTGGTGCTTATCAAAAGGACCAATCACTATATGTTCGTGCAATAAGAAGTTTCTAAAATAATTAAATAAAATAGAGCACACATCTTACGGTGTGCTCTTTATAAAAAATATAAAATGGCAAATAGCAATAATAGATTAAAAGCATACGTTCGTTATGATGGTACAGGACGTGTCATAGCAGGTAGTTTGATCTTACAAAGATTCAAACCAAAGGTTGGTAACTGGCAAGAGATTGATGCAAATGAGTGTTGTAACTATGTTCCAACTACCACTACTACCACAACATCTGGAGGAATTTATACAATAGGCCAAGCTGCATTAGGTGGTATCATTGCGTATATTAATGGTGGTGGAACTTCAGGTACTTCAGGTTTAGTGGCTGCAGTTGCAGATTTTCCTAGTGGATATATTCAGTGGGGATGTAGAGGTACTGAAATAGTAACAGGAACTGCAATAGGTACTGGTAATCAAAACACTATTGATATACTTGCTGAGTGTCCAACAGCAGGAATTGCTGCAAGAATTTGTAGTGATTTAGTTGAGGGAGGTTATAATGATTGGTACCTACCGAGTCAAGATGAGTTAAATGCTTTATATATAAATAGAGTGGCTATTGGTGGTTTTGTTGATGACAGCTATTGGAGTTCTTCACAACCCCAAGATATTTTTGGACAAGACGCAGCATTTGTTCAGGATTTCACAGATGGTAGTCAAGGGCAAGGGGGAAAAATTACTGGACGCCTTGTTCGTGCAGTGAGAAGTTTCTAAAATAATCAACTTTAAAAAAATAAAATGGCACTTAAATCATTATTCCCTGATGAGATGATGAAATCAGGAGAATTAAACTTGGAAACAATAGCTGGGAAGCTTACATATTTCCATGAGCAATTACATCTATTACATTGGCAGACAAAGAGTTATGCTGAGCACCAAGCTCTAGGAGGATTGTATGATTATGTACATGATTTCAAAGATGGTGTGATAGAAAAAATCATGGGATATACAGGCAAACGTCCTGCTCCATATAAGATAGAACCATTAAGTGGTGCAGATTCTAATTCAGTTGTCACAGCACTAATGGACTTCGCTAGTAACTTAAAAGCATATGGTGAGACTAATAAATTTCATGATATAGCTAACTTAGCTGATGCTCTATCTGGAGAAGCTGCTAAAGTACGCTACTTATTAACCTTGTCTTAATGCCTGTTATTTATAAAATAACGTCTCCTACAAATAAAATTTATATTGGTCAATCTTGGAATTTTAATTCTAGGATTGGTTTTTATAAAACTTATAAATGTAAAAGACAAGTTAAATTATACAACTCTTTATTAAAACATAGTTACGAGTCTCATAAAGTAGAAGTTATTTGTTCACTACCAGAAGACATTACACAAGACTATTTAGATCTTTATGAGTTAACATATTGGCAATTTTATAAAGACTGTAATTTTGATATGTTAAATATTAGAGAACCTGGTAGAGCTGGTAGACTTTCAGAAGAAACTAAAGTTAAAATTAGAAACAAATTAAAAGGAAGACCTCTTGATATAAAACACAAAGAGAATGTAATTAATGCTTTATATGGTAGAAGGTTTTCTGAAGAATCTAAGAAAAAAATTGGGGATTCTAATAGAGGAATAAACAATGGTATGTTTGGCAGATCTGGTAACTTGAACCCTATGTCAAAACAGGTATTAGATTTATCAAATAATAATATTTTTACATGTGTTAGAGAAGCTGCAGAAAGTTTTGGTATAAGTAAACAGATATTAATAAATAAACTAAATGGACGTACTAAAAACAATACCACTTTAATATATGTGTCAAACAGTTAGAAAAGGATTTTTACGTGTATTAACAGATAATGAAGATACTTACTTTAGGCATTTAAATGGTATAATTGACTCAGTTGATGAACTATCTACGTTGGAGATTACTAAGACTCCTCACTCGTATCACTTTAGATTAGCACCTTCACTGCCTATGTACAATGAAATGTTGCTAGAAGAAATCTTAAAGTTTCATAATATGTTCAAAATTAGACTAAACCTGTCTAAAAGTATCAAAAGTTCTGCAACTATAACGTTCGAAATAAATTTGGCAGATACGCAATAAATGCATATCTTTGTGACTAAACTAAAAATATAAATATATGTCAGAGATTATTGATTTACAACAACAACCACAAGGTCCTAAGTTTGATCCAAACAAGAAGTACACATGGAACACAGACGCTACGTTTGTATTAGATGGTGGTGACTTTGGAATGTTATTGAACGCACTACGTGCAGTTATTAATACAAAGGAAGCACAAACTATTTTATTAGCTAAACAAGCAGGAGATGTTCTTGAAGAGACATTGGCTGCTGCTGTTGAAGCTGGTGTAGTTGTAGAGCTTCCAGAAAACAAAAACAGTTTATAATGGCAACAATTAAAAAAGCTCAAGCTGGTATTAAGAAATCAGCTTCTAAAATGGTTCCAGGTGAAATGACTGGTAAAATGTACAAGAAGTCTGAAATAGATGATATTGGTAGAAAGCAAGCTGCTGAGTTAGACAAGTCTGGTGTATTTGGTAAAGCTGCTATGGCTAAGAAGAAAGCTCCTAAAGCTCAAGATGGTCTTAAAACACGTCAATATAAAAGACTTGGTAGAATTGATGAAAAAAATTCTGCAAGAGCTGAGCGAGTAGCTGATCGTATGAACACAAAAGCAAGTCGTGTTGAACGTGGCAAGGAGATTGCAAATCCTCCTATAAGAGTTGAGAGATTTGCTATGGACATATCAGAAAGAATGAAAAACTCTAAAATGAAAGCAGGTGGTATGCTAAAGCGTGCTGATGGTTCTTATTCTAAAAGAGGATTATGGGATAATTTGAGAGCTGCTAAAGGATCTGGAAAGAAGCCTACAGCTGCTATGTTGAAACAAGAAAAGAAAATAAAAGCTAAAACTAAAAAATAATGGCAACTGTAAAAAAAGACAGAATGGGTAGTCTTTCAGGAATGAAAGCTTCTGATAAGCGTGTAGGTCCTATTGACCCAATGGGTGCTTGGACAAAAGTTCAAGAAGCTACCTTAGCAGGTGCTAAGGGCAAAGCTAAGTTAACTAAAGATAAAGAACTTGGTGCTACTAAGATGGCAAAGAATGGACGTTCTGAAATGCAATTTGGTCTTAACAAAAAGCAAGCAGCTACAAAAGAAGTGAATCCAGCAAGTTTCAGAAAAGCAGCATTAAAGCGTGAATCTGAAATCATAGAAAAGCGTAGTGGTGAAATGGCTCCTAAGTTAAAATCTAAAAAGAAGTAACATCATGGCAAAGGCTATTAAGAAGGCACAAGGTGGTTTTGCAGCTGATCTTTTAAAGAAGAAAGCTGCCTCTGATACAACTAGAATGTATGACAGAGAAGAATTTATTAATAATATTAATAAAGGACTTAAAACTCCAAATGCTAAATCTAGTTCTAGTAAAGGAACTAAGTCTTATAAATACATAAGTCAAAGTGGTGATACTACTGCTATGAGTAAAGGAGACTTTGAAAAAAGATTTACTAAACAAAAAAGTGGTGGTAGTACTGCTAAAGATGGTAAGTGGATGCAGAAAGTATCTAAGTCTATTAAGGCTAGAGGTACAGAAGGCAAATGTACACCTATCACTAAACCTGGTTGTACAGGAAAGGCCAAAGCATTGGCTAAGACATTCAAAAAGATAGCTGCTAAGCGTAAAGCTAAATAACATGGCTAGAATACCTAAGACAAAAGTTTACAACCCACAGAAAGCAGAAGCTTACGTAGGTAAGAGAGTCCTTAAAAATGGGGACACTCTAAGTCCTATCAAAGGATCTATCACTCCTGTTCCTAATGGTCATCTAATTAAAAAAGATGGTACATCATTAAAGAATGGTGGTAAGACACCTGCTTGGCAACGTAAAGCAGGTAAAAATCCTGAAGGTGGATTGAATGCTAAAGGTGTAGCAAGCTATAGAGCTGCTAATCCTGGAAGCAAACTAAAGACAGCTGTTACTACTAAACCATCAAAGCTTAAAGCTGGTTCTAAAACAGCAGGTAGACGTAAGTCTTTCTGTTCTAGAATGTCAGGTATGAAAAAGAAACTTACATCTGCTAAGACAGCTAATGATCCTAATAGCAGAATTAATAAATCACTTCGTAAATGGAATTGTTAAAACATTAAAATTATAAAAAATGGCAAAGATGAAAAAGGCTCAAAATGGTATAGGTGACAAATTAGCTGCTAAAACTGCAGAAAGAAAAGCAAAAGGACCAGAATTCAGAGAAGGTCAAGTAAAACGTATGGATAGAATCTTTGAATCTAATCCTGATAGAGCTATCAAGGTTGGTAAGAGAATGTTAAAAAGAGCTACTGCTAAAGCTGAAAATGGTACAAAGTTTGGTATGTTATCAGTGAAAGCTGGTATTGACAAAAACCCTAAACCTACAGCAGCAGATAGAATTGCAGGTGCTAAAGGTCTTGCTAAGTCTGGTAAGAAAGTAGCTAAGAAGATGATGAAATCTGGTGGCACTGTATCTATGCAACTTGGTAGCTATGACAGACAAATTGGTAAAAACTATACAGGTAAAGCTACAAAAGCTGTAGGTTTAACTAAAGCTAAGTATGGCAAGTCTATGGGTAAGTGTAAAAGTGGTTGCTAATGAAATCAGCTAAAGTAAATAGCCAACAAGCAAAGTCAGTAAAGCCAATGACTGCAGGTAAAGCTAAAGGATCAGGTAAACCAAGACCTGCACCTAAGGTGGCTCCTCCTAAACCAGTTGATGGTAATTATATGAAGGAAGCTGATACAAAGCTTAGACTAAGAAGTAAGAATTGGCCTATGAAACAAAAAAGATTATCAAAATAATAAGAAAGCCCTCAATTAGAGGGCTTTTTTTATTTCTTCACTCCCCAAAAATATAAGTCTTGAGGCCATGTTTCTCTAGCAATAAACTCATGCTGTGAGAAATGGTTTTCCATATCTATCTCTTCACGAATATCTTGTTCTGTGAGATTCATGTAATAATCATTCTCAATTTCTGATGTAAATGGAGAGTCTTGAGGTGTGGTTCTTTTAGTTCCATGTTCAGGTCTTCCTGTCGTAGCACAGCTAAACAAGAATATTCCTCCTGGTTTAGTTAAAGCAATGCAGTTTTTAATTGTATCCTTCCAGAATTCATCATGTTCAAAGCATTCAGCTGATATAACAATATCAAATCCTTCAGGGTCTTTGAACTCATGTCCTCTACATACAACGTCTACATTCTTTCCTGCTCCAATATCTACACCAATGTATTTATAGTTTGTAAATAGATATCTGTTGTTTCCATTAATATCTAATGAACCAATATCTAACACTCTACAATTTGTAAACTTCTCAAGGAATCTATCCTTTACGTACGTCATGAACGTCCTCTGTTCTGGGTGTGCCATTTAAATGTGTTTTTAATAATTCTAAATAATCTTTTTCCCAATAAGGAATAAGATGAACATCTCCTGTAGGAATTCTTCCCATAGTTCTTTCTCTTTCAATATGAGCACTGTGTCTTTGAATAGCATTGAGTTTACCAGGTGTATCATGACCTTGTCCACTCATATGGTATCCTCTTCCTCCCCACATATAGAACCAGCTAGCTTCTTCTTTAGGTGGTTTGGCAAACAGTCTACCTCCATATTTATGTAATGTTTCTATAAACGTCATATCATATCCAGCATTTTCAAGAGGATGTCCTCCTATTGCTTTCCAAGCTGACTTTCTAAACACAATACCAGAGTTACCTATCCAACCAACATTTTCAATACCTGTGATATGACATAAGACTCCTGTCTCCCAATGAAGAATATTTACTTCTTCTGTCATATACTTAGCTACGTTCTGTAAGTGATGTGGTAGAGCTACGTCATCATCATCCCATTGACATATAATATCTCCTTGACATAACTCTGTAGCATAGTTTTCCTTTTCTCCTATAGTATCAAACGTTTTAGGTAGGTTGACTATCTTGATTTGAGGATGCTCAAATATAAGAGTTTGTAAGGGATAATCATTTACTATGATGAGTTCACATCTATCCTTAGGATAGTCTTGCTTGAGGAAAGACTCAATGCTCTCCTCAAGCGTGGCCACCCTTCCATAAGTTATACATTTGCATGATATAAATGGATAGTCCATATTACCAAATTTGAATTACATCAAATGGAGATATTAGAATAACACGTTCTTCACCATCTTCAGAGATAGGAACCAATGTAGCATTGTTTAGAGCTTTTGGATCTACCAATACCCAATCCCCCACCTTGATTTCTGTAACAATGGTGCCTACTTGTACTACCTTTAACTTAGACATCTTGTTAAGCAATTCTCTTTGTAATGCTTCTTTAGTGTTCTCGTCCACTACTAATTTGCTTTCTTCACCTTGTGCAGGTGGCAATTCTACATAAATTCTGTTTCCTAATAACTTTGGCATGTTTATTTGTTTAAATTGTGAAATCTTGTAATGTCCTCACCAGTCAGTGTAATCTCTGTTTGGTAAGTGTTACGTTCTCTCTTTTCACCTTTCACTTTACCTGTCTTTGGATCAATATCAGGTTTAGGTTCTGAACGCTCGTGTAAATCATCTAATACAAGAATGACTTTGTCGTCATCCACTTGCATAGATCTAATTACTTTGTTTAAATTGAAACTGTCTGTGTAGATCTTTCCATCTACTTCTCTTGTGTAAAAGAATAAACTCATTTGATTATGTTTACTTGGTTATAAAAAGAATTTGTTAAATGTTGCACTTCATATGCAAACGCTTCCTCTGTCTCTGAATTAAGCTCCATACCTGTCCAATACATTATGTTTAAGGTGGTATGAAATATTTCATGTGCTACAACACCTTTGTCTTCAGATGTAGCCATCCATATAATTGGAGATTTACCATCTACAGTTGCAAAAGATACAGCTCTAGCATCAAAATCTTTAGATGTCACTGCAGAGTCTAGGTTTTCTTTTACATACTTAGTGGCAAATGCTACATCTTCTGTAATGAGAACTGTTACATCAAGATCAAATGTATCTCCTTTGAGAGTGAACAATTGATATCTTGTAAATGTTCCAGGTGTACATGCTGATAATAATAGCATCAATAGTAGTAATCTATATATCATACTTCTGTTTTAATTGTTCACGTCTTTTGTTTACTTCTTCGTATCTGGTAGGGTCCATCTCTACTTGGTCATGTTCTTCCCATGTCAAAAGTATGATATTTTCTTGATCCAAACAAGCTTCTGGGTATTTACTTTTAGGTAAAATGTGATGAAAGTATGTTGACAATGCTTCAGATCCTAGAGACGCTCCACTAATCTCAGACTTATGTGGTCTTTTCTTCCAGATTTGTAAGAAGAATGTTTGCATTATAACAATATTATGCATCTCTTCTTCATACTTCTTAATAGGAGTTTTAAATCCTTTACTAGAAGCCAATGGTTTTCTAGGCTTGTGCATGAAACAATACTCATTATCACATTTCTTACCACAGGTTTTACATGTAGCCATTACTTAAGACCAGTTGATCCAAAGCCTCCCTCACCTCTTTCTGATTCTTCCAATTCAGGAACAACATCAAAAGATATAGACAAGACTTCTTCAAAGTAAATTTGAGCCACTCTATCTCCTACAGCATAAGGAAAGGCTTCATTCTTACGTGGGAATGTTTCATTCCCAATAGATGTAAAGATGGCCATCCACTCACCTCTGTAGTCTGAGTCAATAACACCAAAGGAGTTGTTTAACACCCAGTTGAACTTGGTTAAGTTGCTGCGTGGAACAATAATACCTTTATACCCTTTAGGTATTTCAGTCTTGAATCCAAGACCCACTGTTACTTTTCCATTGACTTCTGTTATGCTGTGAGCATATACATCATATGCAGCAGCGTGCTCGCTACCCTTGATGGGCATGCGAGCATCTTCTGTAACTTTTTGTAGTTTAATTTTCAACATCTGCTAATTCAATTTTAGGTTCAATATGTTTAATTTTGTTAATGATACTTTGTTTGATTTCAGTATAGAATTCTTCATTGTCTAACAACATGCGTTTGAATTCGTCAAGGTTATACTTGATTTCATTGAAGGTCATTGTTTGACCATACTTTCTACCAAGCTCATACTCATTCAATAAATCCATGATTTCTTTCACCTTGTCAATACCTACACCATAGACAATCTCAAAACTAGTCATTCTAAATGGAGGACTCATTCTGTTCTTAGCACACTTCACTTTAGTAATGTTACCATAAGTTACATCACCATCTTTAGCAGCTGACTTAGAAACTTCTATACGAGCATCAGATGCAAACTTCAATGCATGCCCACCTTGTGTTGTAGTTGGATTACCAAACATCACACCAATCTTCTCTCTGTATTGAGAGATGACAATAACACATGTGTTACTGATAGACATTGCAGACTTTAGTTTTGAATACACACTGCTGTTTAATCTAGCTTTCAAACCAATTGATGAATCACCCACCTCACCATCTAATACCTTCTTAGGAATCAATGATGAATCTGAGTCAATAATCAAAAGATCCACCTCACCAGTTCTAATCATTTCTAGTGCAACGTTAAATCCTTCTTCACCACATGATGGCTGAGCAATTAACATTTCTGATGTATCAACACCAATTGCTTCAAAATAGTTTTTATCAACAGCATGTTCGCCATCAATGTAAACTACTTTACCTCCTGCCTTCTGACATTCAGCAACTGCGTGACCACAAATGGTAGACTTACCTGAGCCTTCCCATCCCATAAGTTCATACAACTTACCTTTTACAAATCCACCAGTACCTAATGTAATCCAATCAAATCCAATTGAACCTGTACTGATTACATCATAATGACCATCTGTTTTGGAATCAAGTGCAAGAACTGTACCTGTACCATATGCTTTGTTTAATTTATCCAAAGCGTCTTGGAGTTTAGAGACACCACTGTCTGTTGGTTGTTTTACTGCTTTCGCCATAATTGTTAATTTTGTGATACAAATTTAAAACTTTTTGTGCATATTTCCATCTTTTTTCATTAAAAAAATTAGCCCCCAATGTAGAAACATCAGGGGCTGACACAATTAACGAAAAACAGAGATGCAAACATACGTATATATACGCATATAAATGCAAACTATTTTATCTTTTATTATCTTCTGCTATCACTTGGTTACCTTTAATAGCTTTTGGCTCGTATGGACAATGTCTACAATTGTTGCCGCAGCAGAAGTTTCTCTCTCTGAGATATTTCTCTGTAAAAATTACATATCCTGCTTCAAGGTAGTAATCTACATCCTTGACAAATTCTTTTTTATTATTGTTTTCCATAATGTTCAGTTACAAGTTTACAAAGCTCAATAAACTCTGTATGTGACAATGTGCCTTTAAATACATTAATAGGTTTATATACCCACTGGATATTACCATTTACATATCCTAATTTACTATCAATTCTGTCTAATGATGCATTTATTGGAGTTCTAGAATCTATATTTTTACAGTCTAAAACTAGTTCTATCCCTGTATATAGGCATTTTTTATCTTGTTTGAGATATGTTTGCCATAGTTCTTCTAAAGTTATTTCAAAAGATATGTCTCTTTTAATAGCATTATCTTTATAGTGACTATAAGTTCTACCAGATATACCTAGGTGTCCTTTCCATTGTCCATTTAAAGCACCTTTGTTTAATTGACACCCACAAGATTTTGTTTTGTTAGACCTAACGTCTTGTAATCTTGCAATGTGTTCATTGTTACATAATAAACATTTAAACTTCCAATATGTAACATTATTTGTTCTATGTGAGTGTTCTATAGCTTCTAAGCTATTGTACACATCACCCTTTTTTGTACTAGTCTTTAGCATATGAGGATCTTGTTTGCACAAATGTACAACAAAATCCTCATATTACCAAATTTATTTTTACATTTCTAAAGAACAAGCTCCTCCAGCACAACTTGCCACCTGACCAAAGTCTACAGTGTCATCTAGTTCCATCACCTTAGTTAAGTCAAGGGAACTTAATGCATTAATACGTGCATTATATTCTTCTTCTGTAATGTCCTCGAAAGGAGCTTGTTTGTAAGTGTGGTCAAATGCTGGTAATACAGAAAGACCATTGTAATATTGTTGTTCAGTCCACATCCAATCTCCTACAGTTTCCCATTCTCCTTCTCTAACAGATATTGTTGCTGAGACGTTATGTGTATTAGCACCATCAATATGTCCTGCTTTGACCCATTCTGTAGAGAACTTCTTAACACGCTCTAGCGTATCAATTGCTGTTTCTTTACGTAGAATAGAGTCTTCTGGAGCTTTAACAGGGATACGTACACACAAAGTGTCTGTAGGACGTAATACATCATCTTCACACAACTCTGGGTGATTGATCATCAAGTATTGTGCAAGGTCTTCATTCTTATTAAATCTCATTGTACGTAGGTAGTAAGGAGCATGCCAAGCATGGATACCACTTGCTGTACCTAACACTAATGATGTTGTTCCTGAAGGCTTGATACATGTAATACGAGCTGCTTCATTTGTACCAATAATCTCAGTGATTAATTGATTTGTCTTCTTAGCCACAGCTGCTGCCACTTCTAGATTGTATTTCAATACTTCACCAGAAGCAATACCAGTCATACCAATGCCTAATAGAGCATCTCTAAAGGTTGTCATCTTCCATACGTCACGTAGGTAGTGGAAATCAGTAAAGCCTGCTTGTAATGTACCAAAGAATGCAGCTGCTGTCACTCTATCATTAAGATCTTCCTGACATGTAATATCAGACACATTCACCTCACATAGGTTACAGAACTGATATGGACGTAATCCAATCTCACAACAAGGATTAGTTCCCCAATCTAAGTCATTAGACCAATAGATACCTGGTTCACCACTTCCTGATGCTTCAATACGTTTCCATAAGCTTCCAAACTCTTCTTGTGATGTCTCACCTCTCTTAAGCACAGCTGAGTTATTAGCTCTACCTCTTTGCTCATTCAACTCCCACCAGTTACCATACTTACATGTAATCATTTCTTCATCATCATGGCTGAATAGAGCAATCATTGCTGATCTTCTAATACCACCAGCTAACACAGAGTTAGCAATGAAACACAAGATGTCGTGAGACTCTAGTGGTGTAAGCTTTGATCCATGTTCTTTACGCTCCATAATAGCATCAATGTGTGCTAAACAGATCTTTAATGGTTCTGGACCAGGTGCTTTACCACCTGCAGTTACTAATCTTGCTCCTTTGTGTCTAATAGCTCTAAAGTCAAACTTAGGCTTAAGACCACCTTCAAAATAAAACTTCATCAAGACCTTCACAGCATCAGCCCAGCCCATGATAGAATCTTCAATAAGCCAGTTTCTGTGCTTAAATTTCTCATTCTTAACAATGGTAGGTAGTTGGTCTACGTGGTGCTTCTGTACAGAATAACCTACACCTGTACCTCCTAACAATAGGAACATAGTCTCACTGAAGCTATGAACACTATCAATTGGTAGGAAACAACAGTTGTAGATTCTTGAGTTGTTCACTTCAGCTGCAGCACCTGCAAACTGTAGAGCTCTCATAGAAGGCAAAACTTTCTTCTTTCTGATAAATGTAGCACTGTCTTTGATTTCTTTCTCTAGATTAGGATATTTCTTGACCATCATTGCCTCATATCTATCTACTATCTCGTCCCATGTCTCTCTTCTCTTTAGCTCAGGGATGTACTTTGCGTACTTGCTAAAAATTGTAATCTTGCTCAAGGCATCTAATCCTAAATCCATGTTTAATTGTGTTTTGTTAGTTAAAAAATAAAGGGGGGTTGCAAATTTAATGCATCCCCCCTTATAAACCAAGAGAATTAGAAAATTCTATCTAACTAAATTTCTTATTTTATGACCAAGTTCAGCATCATTTGAATAATCTCTAACTAGTTTAGTTATTTCCTTATCCAAGCTCATTAATTTCTGTAAATAGAGCGTGGCATCCATTAACTCTTCTTGTAAATGCTTTAGATAGTTATCATGATTATTCTGCTCAAGTGTAGTTCCATACTTATTGATTCCTATCTCACTACGTTGAGCATACTTCTCAATAACCTCTAATACTATTTGGTCACTCATAACTTCTCATTTAAGATTTTAAATGCTTTTTCAATAGCTGCAGTTTCAGCTAGCTTTCTATTGTTTAAATATTCAGATGTCTCATAAACTTCTGCTTCTGAGTGTATTTCCCATCTAAAATAACCATCTGATGCTGCTACAGGAGTAGTAATATAAATACCATTTTCATCAAATATGTCAAACAAAAATCTAGGATTAGTATCTATAAATGTTGCAACGTATTCACTATCAAACTGTTGTGCTTTGATCATGTCTTTGAACTCTTCTGGGATGTCATTTTCTTCTTGTAAAGAATTAATCATCTTTCCATAATAAAACTCCTTAATAGCAACTGCTGCCTTAGGATAGGTTTCTAATAGTTCTGCTCCTTTCATATTCTTTGTTTTAATTGTTTACCACTTTCAGCCCACCAGTCTCTCTCGAATCTCCATTCATTAGGTTCTGGATGGTGCTGTTTGTCTTCATCTACTGAATCTGCTAAGAGAGCATTCTTTTCACGCTCCATGTCACAGAATTTAATTACATCATCTATACCATATTTGGTAATTAGATGGTTTAAGATATCACTGTTATACATACTCTTTAATTTTAGTAAGGTCTAATGTTTCAAATTCTTCAAAGAAACCATGCCAAACTTCTAGATCTTCTGGAAGTTGCATTCCTAGTTTATCTTCCCAAAATTGTACAAGATCTTCTGTCTTATTAAAGACTCTGTATTGCAAAGATATCTCATCTCTACGCATACCATTCTTCTTAATCTGTACAATTTTAGGGAATATTCCCTGAAAAGCAGGAGAAGTTTTAGAATATTTGCCCTGTTTTATCAATTCTATGTCATTTTTCAGTTTAGAATTGATCTCATAAACAACCACTACATAACCATCTTCATAGTCATAATCATCTATGATAGACTTAGTTTTTTCATACTCCTTGTCTAGAAAAGCTTTAAACTTATCTAAGTTAGTTGGCTTAAAGAGAAGATATACAGCATTTTCATACTGTACATCTCTCATTCCATCTTTTATATATCCATTTACAAATCCATTGTCTATCAACTTATCTCTGCCAATGCTGAGAGTTGGGACAATGAAAATGCTAGTGATTGTGTGTTTTCTCTCCATTTAGTCTAGGTTTACAATACCATTATTAATATGATTCTCTCTTGAAATGTTCCACACATCATTATCTAAAGTCCATTTAAGGTCGTTAATGAGTTGTTCAACACCTGGATATTCTCTTCCTTTATATTCAAAACCAGCTATAGCTTTAGCCATAGATTCTTTAGTCATTGAATATACTAATGGATTAGCATAGTTTGTACTGTCACAAACAATAAACTTAGGCAAAAGGATTTCATAATCTCCATAGCCACACTCACTAGCCCAAGAGGCTGCAGCTATCCAATACAAATAACCTTGGATGTATGCTCTTCTATACAAATAATACTCACTATAGAAGTTCTCTACAGACCATGTACATTTAAGGTCATACACCTGAACAGTCTTTGCTTTGTGATCTACAATCACCTTGTCCATCATAGACTTAAACATGTGACCAAACACTTCATATCCTTCCACTTGTAACTGATTGAATACAGAATACTGAGTATCATTAACTAAGTTTACAATCTCTGCTGTGACAGAATTAGTTCTTAATTCTAGAACAACTTTCTCAGCGTTTTCTATTTCTTTAGTAGTCACCACTGTAAGCTTCTTAGATCTCACCTCTCTAATCTCTTTGTAATATATCTCAGCTTCAGATCCTATGAACTTCTTAAGAACAGCATCTAATGTAATCTTGAAGCCTGCGTCTGCATAAGCATCCTTACACATGTCTTCAAAGCTTCTAGTTACCATACCATCTTCAGTTGTAGCGTCCACTGTATATTTGTATAAAGCCTCTACAAAGTCCAACATCATAGCTGTTGGTGTAGACATACATGTAGATATGTGGAACTTCTCATCAAATAAATGGGGCTCCATCAATAATGTTTCTACAAGTCTACCTGTAGTGGCTGCTTTACTTTCTTCATCTTCAACCACTTGGTTAAGTATATATTTCTTATGGTACTTTTTCCTATCCATGGAAAAGTCCTTTAAACTAGAACTGCTGTCTAGATAAATTGCTCTATATTGAGCTTCTGTTTTCGTTTCTCCCTGTATCATGTTTTGCTTCTTTAAAATCATTAATAATCTGTTCACTCATTCTTCTTACTTCCATAGGTACTTGTTTAAACCACCATCTCACTTCCATTTCATACTCACGTCCTTGCTCATCCATTCCTCTTGGATTAATAAGCCAAAACATAAAGGTTCTACCATCATATTCAACAGACCCTTCATGCCATAGTTCAGTGAAAGAAGGCTGTCTATTAATTGATACTTTTACTTGTTTTTCACTCATCTTTTGTAGTTTTAGTAGGTTCCCACGAATAAGTTAATAAATGATATGGCTGTTCACCATACTTTGGCTTCTCAATATACTGTCTGCTGATACATCTTGTCTTGAGATCTTCTGGTGTAAGTATCATTAGCTTACCTCTGTATTCAACTTCAAAGTTTTCATTCTTTTGAATACATTCTTTAACCTTGTGATCAATTAAATCTACATACTTTTTATCATGTAGTTTTTGAATTACTCTTTTCATTCTTATCTGCTTTTGTTTTCTTGTCATGGCATTTCTCACATAAGACCTGTAGATTATCTACTTCACAGAACAACCTTTCTATAAAACTTGGTAGGTCTGCTGAAGAGTTTAAGCTTCCTGCAGGATTGATGTGATCAACATTGATCTTCTTTTCTATGAACCAGTTTTTACATACATTGCATTGATACTCATACTTTTGTCTCTTGTTTACACCTTTGTACAGTCTGCGTGCTGCTAGCTTACATTCTGTAATAGGTTTCCAAAATCTAGACTTTTGTCTAAGAGCACTGCGTATAAAGCTCCAGAATGCTGATTCTGTCATAGTTCCATGACATCTTGGTTTAACAGCCACTTTTCTAGGTATCTTAGAGATTCTTTTTGTTGCGTTTTTTTTCATAATGTTAAATTAAGTCCAGGAGCATTATACCCCTGGACTACAAATTTAATCAATTTTTACAATTCTTTTAGATATTTCTTGCTTTATTTCATCAAGACTCTTAACAATTGTATAAACTTCTACAGCAGATAAAGCAGGTAAGTTGAAGTCATATTTCTTAGCTTCTGCAGTGAATCCTTCCTTAGCTTTCTCAGCTAAGTTTTCTAATTCACGTACAGCATAAGACTCATCCAACTCAAGAGTGTCAAAGTCTAGGTCATGTAAGATTTCTGTTGCTTCCTCACGTGGCACAGTCATAATTGGTAAATACTCATAGCATCTACCCTTAGACTGACCAATACCTACAACCTTCATAGGGTTAATAAGTACAAGCACGCTTGTGTCACCACAGCCCACATAGTGAATCTCATCACTAGTGAAGTGAAGACCTTCAGCACCACAGTCGTCAGTATTCCATCTGCATTGCTCCATAGGCATATCTACTGGTCTACCAATTCTGATGTCAAATGTTCTTGTGTGAGCATCTGTATATCTATTCTCTGCTCTATTAGGCAAATCAAGATATAACTCAGTTAAGTTACCAATATTCTCACCATAGTCAGACTCATGATATTTTGTCTGTGTACCAGTACCATTACATTCCCAACAGTCTTCACTGTCATCATAATCATCATCTTCACAAGGAATAGTTCCAGAACCATCACAGCCAGTACATGTCTCTAGCTCATCAAATATAGACTTAGGAACCATCTTATATTCACCATTCTGTAAGAACACTAAATAATCATCAGGTTTCTTCTTCCATACAGCTTTCACTTTATTATATGCATTGGACACAAAGTCTACAAGTTCTGTACCTCCATGTAATGTCACTACGTTTCTCAAAGCTACAAAGAAGCCCTGCTTAGTGATACTAAAGCTATTCTTCTTCAAGAAGTTAAATAACTTGTCTGCCACTTCAGCTCTTGGGTTCAAACAACACCACATAAAGAATCTATGCAAAGCATTGAATTCATCATTGTCTGTGCCACCATGTCTACCTACCACTTCTAAGAACTCTTCCACTAGTAATGGAGGTAAGCTTCTGTTGATACCTTTTAGATACAAAGCATTGTTCTTCATTTCAAACTGCTCAAGGGTAGCTAAATACTCAGCACCTCTCTTTACAGCAGCTGCTTTTTCATATGCAACTTCAGCTTTTCTTTTCTCGTCTCTAACCTCTTGTGAACTTACAAGATTAATTAGACAAGCTTCTGTTCTACAGTCTCTAGCAGCATTGAAATCATCTGCTGTTGCTGGAGCTTTGGTAATGATGTTACCATCATTCATTACAATAGTCAATGTATCATTAACCATTTTAATGTTTAGATAGGGCTTTTGAGAAGGATTATAAGAAGGGGCTACTTGCCCCTCCTCATTATCCAATTCATTAAAAGCTTGCTCAATTTTGTTTTCTACTACTTTTTCAATTGTGCGTTCAATAGCACTCTTAAACCATTTTAAGCTTAACATGTTTTGCTTTTTTAAATTGTTTGTAATTCTTCAATTGTGTCTTGTGTTAATGTCTCCTCTAAAGGAGCATCTTCTGTTAATTTTAGAGTGTAATGCTCTAAGTTAACTCTATGTTTATAATACTTAAATAAATCAACAATAGCTGATACCATAGGAGCATTACTTGCACTTGAATAATAGGAGTTCATTTTATCTAGTAATACATTTAAGAAAGGCAGCTTTGTAAACACTTCATTCACCTGTCTATAGGTTGTATAGATGGGCTCATCAAATAACTTATTTGCTGTAGCGTGTTCTATTATAGCTTTTGCAACATCTCTGTCAGCATAGCTTCTATAGTTTTTACTATTATAAGTTTTTAGTTCATGTAACTTATCTGCAAAATCTGTAGATATCTCACTAACTATTTCAAGTCTTCTAAATGTAGCATCTTGTTTGTCTACAAGCTCATTGATTAAAATCTCTGTAGCTATTGTCTTAAATGGTTTGTTCTTACCTTCCATAAATTTATCTAATGTTATCCAGTTATGTAAATCAGCTTTCTGTAAGTTGTCATAGGTTGCTTGGGCTACAAGTACAAAGTTTGCCAAATGACCACCACGTGACCATAGTTTGTCCATTTGCTTCTTGTCTGCTTCTTTAGCATACACATGTAACTTAGGTAATTTATGAATATCTTCCATCTTAAATGTCATAGGAACAAACTTACAATATTGATCAGATAGATTAATATCCATTCTTGTACCCACCTTACCAGAGAACTCACCTTTCATTCTAACCTTCTTAGGACCCTTTACAGCTGCAACTGTTATCTTTAGTCTCTTAGCTTTCTGAGCATCCTTAAATGATTGTGGAATCTCAATAGCATCTACATCTATAAAGTCTTTAGCATATAGCCCCACTACATATTGGAACTCTTTAATAACTTCTCTCCATTGAGATTTTGGATACATATTAAGACCTAATACAGAATGATAATACTTAGCATAATCTGATTGACCAGTTTTACTTTTAAGTTTAAATGGTGACTTCTTAACAAAGTATACTTGCTTATTGTCTGGTAAAAGAGTTCTTAAATAGTCTTGTTTACCTTTAGAAAACTCATTCTCATAAATATACACACCACCAAAGTGATAACTTGTAAAGTCTGACATTCTTAAATACTCATGGTAATAGTTTTTCATGTTCTGAAACTTACCACTAGTAAATCTGTATTTAAACTTGTATTCAGCCAAGATATACTCCTTAGATTTTACAGCAAGTCTTTCTAAGTTCAATAACTTTATGTTATCTAGTTTAGGCTGTGCTACAGATACAGTGGAGTGTCGTACAAGATCATCTATACAAACTTCATCGTCTGTACCCTTGTACCAAGACTTAATATACTTGTTGTTTTTGCTATAGAATTGCATAATAGCTTTGATATCACTTTGTGTAGTGATAGCTTCATTAAACTTGTTCATGAATACATCAGCCACTGTAGCTATCTTCTTAAGAATAGTTTCTTTAGCTTCTTGTGTATATCTAATAGCTTCTCTGTTTGGTGTAGGGAATAATCCATCACTAAGACTGAATCTCAAAGCCATTTTGATACCTATTCTGTTTATGCCAAGCTTATCCCAATCAATAGGATAACTAACATTGTCCAAGCAAAGATGCATGTCACTGTTAGTAGCTAAGCTAGAATATTGGAAATGTTCAGCTCTATGTATTGTAAAGTCATTGGTAACAGAATAACTGCCCATTGGTTCTACATCAAAATAGACATTCTCAAAATAAGCTAATTGCTCTTTGATTTTGTTAACAAAGTTATATCTATCAGAGTAGCTCACTGGAACAATCACCTTTACACCATTTGGTTCTGCTGTAGGCTTCTCATACAAAAGGTCAATACTGTTTGTATCTTCTCCTTCGTACATCATGTATTTACGTTCCATACCATCTTTTCTAGCTACAAAGTAGAAGCTAGAACTATATGCTAATGGAGCCTTGAAACCAAGACCCATCATGCCCAATTCTGTGTTGCTATTACGCTTGGTTGACTTACCATACTTACTGATGATATTTACTACATCATCTGCATCTAAACCAATACCAAAGTCTTCAACAGCAAATTCATATGTATCTGCCTGATTGTTTCTTTTGAATGAAACAATAATAGGCTTGTCACTTCCAGCTCTTCTGTGACTATCTAATGCATTGGATGCACATTCTCTGATAGTAGAGCCTATTGAATCTGAATATAGATTCTTACTTAACATCTGCATCAGGACCTGAGCAGAATCTAAGTCTAGTGACATTTTCACAGTTTCCTGTGTGGTTCCTTCTTGAAGGATGTGTGATTCTGTTTGTTTTTCGAGTATCATGTGTCTAGTAGTTTACTGTAATGTTGAATTCTTTTAGTATTTCTTTTGCTTCTAGTAGTGTTTCTATTGTCTTTTGATCTGTAATGTTATCTCTGTTTAATTTCATGATTCTAGTATCTCTTGGTGTATTTAAAAAGTCTTTCCAAAGATGTTTAATTGTAAACTGTCCTGCTGCTTCGCCAAGTTTCTTTACTCTTTCTTCATGATTTCTTTTACAATATGCAGGAGTGGTATGTCTATAATATTGAACTGTACCACCTAAACCTCTACCAAAATAAATACCAACAGTGAAGTCATTACCATTACTTACTGCTATTAAATCTCCTTTGTGGATGTCTCCACCATGTAATACTGTATACATAATTGTGTTTTTAAAATGGTGAATCTAACAACCAATCTATTGATAGGTTATTGTTTTCTTTTAATATTGTATTTACCTTTGTAAATACTCCTTCTGTGTCCCAATCAGTCTGCTTATAAGAAGCACTGGCTGGATGACTTAGTGTAAAGTTCCATGTGAATGGAGCAATATACTTTTGATATTTAGCTGCATCCTTACCTAGGAAGATTACAGGTGCTCCTGTTGTTGCCAACACTTCTTCTAACAGATACTTAGTAAATGGTTCCCAAATATCAATATGGGAGCCTGCTTTATTAATCTCTGTAGTCAAAGCTGCGTTATACATCAACACACCCTGCTTAGCTAGGAATGATACATCTGGTGATCTGTCGCATGTTACACACAAACCATCATAAAACTCTTTCTCTACACCATCGTAAAACTTCTGTAGAGAAGGTTGTAATATGCCTGTCGTAGAACAGCCCATCAGAAGACCATCTGCCACATGTTCTCCATTCTTCATAGAGTGATAAGGGCACATGCCTATCATAATCACCTTCAGCTCATCATAGGGTGTCTCATAAAAGCATCTATAAACATTCTGAGAGAGAGGAGCAATCTTCTTGCCCCTCTGACTTTCAGATTTGAGATATTTATAGATGTTATCACACGCTTCACTTTCAATGAAAGGTTGCATAAACCTATGCCAAGAAGGATGAAAGAATTCTTGAAATTTCTCCCAATTCATATTAAAATATTTCTAATTGACTAAATGTTGCTTCTTGAGCTTCCCATGGTGCTGATTGATTATATGTATAATCATTAAAGAACTTATGTGCTTTGATATGACTATCCATCCATAATCCTGGATGAGATTCTTTCATAGCAAATGTTGTATAGTTGTACAACTCCCATAAGCTATCTTTAGCATTATAATCATGTGTAGGGGCTTTTAATTCTCTACTGATGATGTTTAACTGTGTAGATGTAATGAACTGCTCTTCTAGCATCATTCTACCAACTAACTCAGCTTTGGTACGCTTAGTGATTTCTATTTGCTTCATAGACTCTCTTTGCTGTTGCATAAGTGTAAATGCTTCGCCTGCTTGTGCAATATAGTCTACAATAGCACTTGGTGTAAATGATTGAATCTCACCTACATGCTTCTTTTTGAATGCACCAAAGTCACCTGATACACAACCATTAGAACAAACTAATATACGTGTACCAATAGCAAACTTTAATGTAAGCTGTTTGTTGTAGCTATTCTGCCAGCCAATCTGTAATTGCATCTCACTGTCTGCTACGTTGCTGATAGAGAATCTACCATTAGCAACCTGACCATCCACTGCAGAAGAGTAAGTCTCTTTGTCTAGTGTAAATCCTGCTTTCTCAATACTGTTTAATGTTAGGTCAATCAATTGTGAATGACTCACTGGTTTATATGTACGTGTTTGTACAGGAACTGCTGTATTCATTATCAGTTCCTTTGTTGTGTTAAAATTATCCATTATAACAGATTTTTACTTTTTAAATAATCTTCAATAACTTTCAATCCATGGACTTTTGCAAGGTCAGCCCAATCTTTAATGCCTTCTGCTAGATACTGACGTGGGACGTTAGTATACTCAAAGTCAAACATCTTTGTAATCTGTACAGAATTCTGTACACCTACGTCATCAGCATCAAAGCTAAGGATCTGTCTGTCAGAGTTAGCCTTTAGATATTCTACATTCTCATGTGAGAAACATCCAAGTCCTTCATTCTGGACAGCACAGCTGCATGGAAAGATCTTCTTCATCACCATAAAGTCTTTCTTACTCTTGTTGATGAATGCTACGCTGCAGTTTTTTATATTCTCTTTACCATCCATTGCTGTGATAGGTACGTTGTTAGGCATCCATTTGTGTTTCTTGTCAGCAAGTGGTCTATAAATCTTCCAATACTGTCCTTCATAGAGATAGCCAAACCTGAGTTCATCTTCTCCTAGTGGGAACCTTTGTTTGTTGAGATATAGCTCTTTGATAGAATAGATGTTGTTGTCTCTTAGATCCTGGATATCCTGGTGATACTCTGCCCAATAGTCAAGTTCTCTATTAGTAAACTTTCTAGTCTTCACTTGGATGAGAGAGTATCTCTTCTCTATCTCAGGTTGTTTGTACTCAGATATAATCTTTTTATACTCTCCTGTCATGACACCTGTAGACAGACCAAGACCAAAGTCTCTATCTATCATCTTCATAGCATCACTGACACTAGGAAGACTATGTAATGTCTGAACAAAGTTAAAACAATCACCACGCTTACTAGTATCTGTATAGTCTATAAACATAAGATAGCCCAACTTGTTACCAATCATAAATGATGGATTATTCTCATGTCTGAATGGAGAATAGGTCACCCTATTAATCCTCCAGTCTTGATGAGGCATATAATATCTAAATATATCATACTCTGATATCCTGCTAAGAATAGCATCTATAGATATCTTTATTTTTCTTTCTCCACTAATCATAATATAGGGTTAATGAAAAGGCCCCACAAGTGTGAGGCCAATTCGTATTTAGAGGGGACACACTAAAAATCACTGTCATCATCTTCCATAACCTTGTCAGATGCTACTAAATTGTCTTCAGAACTATATTCTTTCAACTCTTTAAATGTAAAGAAATCTTTACAGCCATACTCACCCACTACGTTTAATACAAAACGCTCGTGAGGTTTTAAGTCTTTAGCAGACTTTTGACGTAAAGCACTAACTGAGTCAGCTCTGTTATAATCTACCAATCTGAAAGCTTTGATGCTATATGGAGGTAAGAATGCTTTGTTGTATACATTCTGGAACTCTTTTACACCATCTTCTTTCTCTTGTGTAGAAACAGTTGCTAAGGCTACAATGTTGTTAGCCCACTCACCATTAATTTGCTCATTAAGTTCTTTAACATTACCCTTAATCAACTTGTTAAACTCCACTTGTAATGTAGATTTCTTACTGCTGAAGTCAATGTTACTTAACCAAGAACGTAAGAAATTATATAAGTCTTCTTCACCAACAAATGCTACACGATTCTCTCTTTCTTTGAACCATGTTGGTAAGTTGTTTGGACTGTCTGCCCAAGTACAACGTCCTACATTATTGATGTATTGTTTCTTTGTACCATCTCTATTTTCTTTCTCTTTGTTCTCAATAAAGAAAGTCAATTTATACTTGTCTTGTGATTTAACTTCTTCTAACCAAAAGTCAATACGCAATCTAGCATTACCATCTTTACTTGTACCTAAGTAGTTAGTAGCTTTACTATCTTCTTTTAACTCTCTACCTAAGATGTCAGCATACTCCTCTGTTGTTGGATTCACTGCAATCACTTTTGCTTCGAATAGACCTACCTTTTTGGCAAATCCTTCTGATTCAAATACTGGGTTTTCTCTTTTTTCTCCTCCAATGTTACTCATTTTTACTGATTTTATTTGTTATTAATTGTAATATTCATCAATTGCATTGACTACTTCTTGTAAGTTATTAGGCATCTTGGTATCTGCAAACATTCCATCTGGACTCTTTGCTGGATACTTTCTAAACCTATTAGTTATGAAATTATATGTGGCTGAGCCATCTTTGCTCTCTTCCACGTGTGTGTATAAGCACACTGTTAGTAAACCTTCAAGAACAATCTGATTGTCAATCAACTTACCTGCTGTCTTAATCTTATATCCTATAATCTCACCACCATCTTCAATAGTCTCAGGGTGTGTAAAATAGAACACTTTTAAGTCATCACGTAAGCGTCTTGCTTCTCTAAACAACTCTACCATATCTCTAGCCATTATGCTAAATTTAGTAAAGCCTGTTTCTGTAGCTTTAGCAATCATATTGAATCCCATAATGTAATTAGAGTCTTCAATAATGATGTTCTTGATGTGTGGTTGACCATCTGAGATTTTCTTCAATTGACGTGTAATCTCATTAGCGTCATCCATTTCCTTGTAATTCTTGTTCTCTGCGTTGTACAACTTCTCTGCTCCTTTGAAAGGTAATTCTTTCTTAGCAACATTGATGATGAATGTTTCTTTGTGATTTAGATGTTTCACTGATGTTGACTTGCCAGTTCCTGTAGAACCAACAATTCCAATTAATTTGCTTGCCATGTTTTTTACTGATTTGTTTCCTCCAAAGATAAATAAACTTCCTGAGATTTCAAAATATTTTTTACAGGTTTTAATATACTTGGGTCAGCTATAAGATCATTATAAAATGTCTCTGCAGATTCTTTTGTAGTAAACCATTTAATAGATGAATCATCTACTCTTACGCAATACATTGTACCAGTTGCAACACTAATTTCTTCTGTTAATTCTATTTTCATAGGTATGCTATTTTGTTTTTATCAAAAAATTCTAATGCTTTCTTAAGCCATTTCTTCTCTACTTCTTCTGTAGAACAGATGATGTAAATGTGTGCCTTCTTATCAGGTGTATCATACTCCATAGCCATGCATCTATTAATCTTTTGTGCAAGATTCTCAGCGTTACTATCAAAGTAATTGATTATCACTCTGTTAAGAGGCTTATATGTAACTCCTGTATTACCTATCTTTACGACAGCCAGGTGATTACCTTTGCCAGATGCAAAGTCTTCAAACACTTCTTTGTCACCTGATTTGCTATGATAGACAGGAATGCCTAATGCATCAGCCACTTTAGTGACACCACAGAATACTAGAATACGCTCGTCTTTATGCTTTGCTAGAAGTTCTTTAGTCTTGTTAAGTTTTGCAAGACTGCCTTGAACAATTCTCATCCTAGCAAGACGTAAGAACATAGTGCTCTTTCTCTGTTTCTCCATCTGATCTATCACCCAACCATAAGCATCAAACTGTTTCTTTTCAGATTTCCATTTGCCTTTATAGTTGTTTTCCACCTTGTTATCTAAAGGTACAGAAATCACTCTGATCTCATAGTCTGTGATAACACCCTCTTTGATAGCTTGTTCTATGGAATATGTAGCTAAAACTGGTAGCTTTAACTCCAGTCCTAATGTTTCTTCTGTATCTGATGCTAAGGTTCCTGTTAAACCAAGCACCTTTGTGCACATAAGTTCCTTTACAGCCTCTATTTGTGCTTCAGAGAGTAAATGTATCTCATCAAGCACAACTAGGTCATAAAAGCCCTCTGTGTGCTTTTTAATAGACAAGTGGGTAGTATAAGTTATATTGCTATTCTTATACTTCCTAGTTAAGAAGTCTTGCTCCCATGCTGATTTAATCTTTAGATCAGGATAGGCTATGAGGATGTTGATGTTCTTATCCAGTTTCTCCAGGATGTTGATAGTTGTATATATCTTACCAAATCTAGGACATAGGTTTAGAATACCATTTTTACCATTGTTTAACCATATATCAGCAAACTCTTGTTGTCTCTTATCTCGTAACGTAAGGGTGTTGACCTTTTTTGCCATAGCTTATAATTGTTGTAATTGACCAGAATAAATACTCAGCATTGACAGCTACGTATGGGTCATATTTTTGTATGTTGTTCATTACACTCACTGTAGGAAACAACACCACTTGCCACCAATGGCTCTTCTTAGTGGGTAATGTATTATACATTTTAACGTTTAATCTCATGTTATTTGTTTAAAAAGAAAGTTTTATTAATAATCTCATTGTATACGTTTTCATTCATATACTTAACCTTTGGTAGCTCTTTGAACATACCAATCTGACCTAGGAAACCTAGTCCTATTCTTACATCATCCTCACCATATGAATTCTTGATAAGTCTCAAGGATCTGAAGTACTTTGCACCAAACTCATCTCTAAGTTTATTCAGGTCATAGCCTGATGGGTCTTGCACCTTATATCTCATAGGATCAAATAATGCTAGGACAACGTCAGCATCATTCTGTGTTTGTGAACTGTCAGCAAAGTCTTCCAACTGTGGTTCTACATCACCATTCTTTAGTCTCATTGGACTAGAAATGTCTCTGTTGAACTGACTGACAATCACAGGACTATAACCATACATATCTCTAGCATATCTAAGCTCATCTGACATCTTATCTATCAGTTGTTTCTTAGTAGGATAGTCTTTTGTTGGTTTTAAAAGACCTATATGATCAATAACAACAATAGTTAGTTCACTCTCATTATTGGGAATGTATCTTTTGTTATACTGATCCACTTCTTCCATTACACCATTCTCTAGTGCATGTTCTTTAAGCTGTTTAGCTATACCTATTGGGTTTTCTGGTCCATCAATGATTGTAATGAC